AAATACTCTTTTGAATTTTCGAAATAATACACGAGTAAAAGGATGTTATTTCTCTGTTCGATTTGTTCCTCCAAGCCCTTTTTATTTTGGGCATAAATCAAGAGAATGTATTGTTGTTCCTGTGCGATACAAAAATAAATTTCAAATAGGAGATATTATTCTTTTTGATCAAACTGCGAAATTAAAATCAAGCTACTTTAGGCGGATTATTAAGAAGAACAAAGCTAAGTGTTATTTTAAAATATTTGAAATTACTGAACAAGAATATTGGGATGGGGTGAAGGGGCCTTATTTTGTTGTTTCCCTTGATATTGAAGTATTAAATAATTTAGAGTTTTTATCCGCTATGGATGAATTAAAGAATAAACTAAAGAAAAAGAGGTAAAAGCAGTGCGTAAAATAGATGCGATTTTAGAAAAATAGCCCTTGACTTTTTATTCAACTTCTGATATACTTATACAAAGAGGGAGGATAAAATGGATTTGAATAATTTGACAGAAGGTCAAAAGAAACCAGTTTTCACAGTAGACGGCAAGCCTTGGTGCCAGAATTGTCTCTATTGTGGTAAGCAGGTTAATTTTTTTAAAACAATTTCTGGTATCGACTATATTCGTATAGGAGATTATATTAGACATAAAAAATGCTATCCAACTGGGATAATAAAATGAAATTTAAATTAGCTTTTCTTAGTCTTATTTTGTTTACTCCTTCTCTTATTATTGGGGAAGATGCATCTATTAGAGTGCGGTCTTATTCTGAAGCGACGGAATTGCATGAAAATCTTACTTATGAAGGACAAGCTATTGTTTTAAGCCAACTTCTTTTGAAAGAAAAAACTAAAGTAAACAAAGAAGTTGTTATACAAATGCTCAAAGCTATTGATTTGAATATGCCAAAGTTTTTCCCCAATGGACCCTTTACTAGAAATGATTTTATCGCCATGGCTTGGCTTGAATCAGAATTTAGACAATTCGAGGAAGGAACTTCTGGAGAAAAAGGTATTTTTCAAATTATGCCAGATGAATTTGAAGCATATGGAGTTAAAAAATACTTTTATGGGGTTAATACTAATACTAAAATGGCTTTTAGAGTTTTGAGTGGGAAATATCAACGATGGAAAGATTATAAGAAAGCTATTATAGCATACAATGGTGTTGTTCGCTTAAAGAATGGTAAATGGAGTGAAAAGTATTGGAAAGCTTTTTTGAAGAGAAAAGAGAAAGTGGATTCAGTGTTGCCTTTAAAATAATGGAGGCTTTAAGTACAGACAAGTGCAGATGTGGGCATTGGAAAGCAGATCATGAAGTTAGAAATAATGTAAGTAAGAATTTTAAATCTATTTGTTGGGCATGTGCTGAGAAATTATCATCTTTTAGTAAGAGTATTAATTTAGATAGTTATCATTATTTTAAGTTTGGAAATTTAGAATACTTGCAAAAACTGTATGAACAGAAGCAAAAGGTAAAATGACAACATTTGAACTTTCAATTATATTTTTTCTTGTTGGGGCTGCGGAATGGCATTTGGATACCTGGGAAAAATTGGTTTCCGTGAGGCTAAAGCTGTGGAGTACAATTTTATATAGTACGCTCAATCAGGTTATTGATTTTTTTATGTACGTATTTCTTTTCGGTGTACTTATTCAATTTTGGGAAACTTGGCATTCTGGAATCCATAATTATTTTAAATTGATACCTTATGTGTTATATACTTTGGGAAAGATTGCAGGAACAGGATTTTCTACTTGGCTTTATGCCAGAAACAAAAAGAAACGAGATAGGGAAAAATCTCTTAAATGGTTGGAAAAGGGTAGACAAAAACAAAAAAAGCTTCGGGCAATCAACAAAGATATTTCATCTACTGTGGAAGTAACTGAAGATGAGCCATTATTTGATACTATTGAAACAGAAGATTTAAAAGCTGAAATTAAAGCACAAGTAATTGAGAATACGGCTCAACAGATCTCGGATAAAATTGATGCTGCTTTAGGCAATGTAAATGGAGAACCAGAAGATGCCAACAAAGAAAATCATAATAATCAAACTTCAAGCTAAAGTATCTGCTTTGCATAAGAGATACCTTCGGGATGCTCTTCATAAAGAGCTTGATAAAATTTTGCGTAAATTGAGAAAAGAGGACACTAATGACTAAATCAATTCGGGCTCAGAAGCTGTTTCTTCGTCTTTCTACGAATCAGCGTAAACGTTGGATGCGTATGCCTGGTTCCAGGCGGCGAAGACGTTCTTGGGGCAAAGTGTTTCCTGTACCTAATCGTGTCAAAGTAGAGATTATCAATGCTGTGACAGGGGAAAAAACAACAGCTTATGCTGCGGAAGATTCAAAACGGGCACTTAAAAAATGGCTGCGTGTTCGAAATATCAGAGCCCAATTTGAGGATATGGTATTGAAGCCTCATGCAAGTTGGTCTAATTTCACAACGGTTGAATGGGAGAATTTCCCCATCATAGTGCGCGTTGGAGATGCCCAATTCCCATATCTCATTTCGCATGTTGGGGAACGCATTGCCACAAAAAATAAGGTTATGTGTTCCATTTTTCTCGTAACTGCTGACAACATCGACTACCTGAGTATTGTCAACCAAAAAAAGAAACTGATGAAAGATTGGATTGAAAAACATCCCATTAAAGCTAAAAAGAAAGCAAAGAGAAAGAAAAGAAGGTTTAATTTTGATGATGAATGATTTGTTTTGTGTATGTGGTCATAGAGATTTAGAGCATCGAAATAAAAAATATCCCCTATTAGAAAGTATAGTAGATAATGATTGCAGATACCCACTTCTGATTAATTTATGTTTATGTTACAAATTTAAATTAGATAATCTTAAATACTTAGAACAATTGTATGAGGCCAAACATAAATGACTCCTGAATCCTATTTTAAGATCAACGAGCTTTGGAATATAGATAAGCTTAAGCAGCATTGTGAGCATAATGCTGTTTGGGTTTCGGAATCTGAACGTTTTCCTGGATTAGTTCTTTTAAAATACAAAGACGAATGCCAATATGATAATTTGTGGACAACATTCTCTCGTTTCAGTCGTGGGCTCGTTGTAGATGTGAAGAATCAAGTTATATTATCACATGGATTTGACAAGTTCTTCAATCTTGGACAGATGCCTGAGACGAATTATGCAATCCTAAAGGATCAGAAGGAATTTGAGATATCTGAGAAACTTGATGGATCTTGTCTGATATCGTTTTTGAATCCAAACGACAACCAGTTTTATCTTACTACTACAGGCTCTTTTGACAGTGAACATGGAAAAGAAGGCACATTTTTATTTAAAAAGTTGACAGTTGGAATGAGCAGAAACCAAGTTCAAGCTGATAAGATACTAGAATATGCAAGCAAAGGCACATTGATATTTGAACTAATTGACTCTAGATTTCGTATTGTTATTGATTACAAGAAAAAAAATTACGCTGAGGGGTTATATTTAATCGGTTATCGAACATGGGAAGGAAAATTGTTAACCTACGCAGAAGTGGCTTCTCTTGCCATGGAACTGGGCCTTCCTTGCGTTAAAACCTATCAGTTTGAGTCCTTGGATCATTTGATAGAAACAAGCAAGAATTTGGGTATTCTAGATGAAGGATTCGTACTGAGATGGGAACCAGAACTGCTTATTAAAATTAAAGGGCCAAAATATTTAGAATTGCATAGGTTTATTTCTAATTTATCGGATAGAAACATTCTTCAAGCAGTAGGTAACAATACTTTTAATGATCTTAAATCTGTTTGCCCAGAAGAATACAAAGATGAAGTTTTGGCTAAAATTGATTATTTTGAAAAGAGGGTTGTAAATTTACAGGAAGAGTGCTATAGTAGATATGCAGACGCTCCAAAGGATTCTAGAAAAGAATTCGCTATGTGGACGAATAAAAATGTGGAAAAGTATTTAAGAGGATTTCTTTTTCAATTGTTTGATAAGAAAGATTTAAATAGAAAACATATTTGTAAAGTGATAGAAGAAATTGAACATGTAACTGGTGTAACAAAAATTTGATTCATCTTGACCCATGTAAATGTAATCATTTGAGATTTAGACATCAAAAATCAGAAAATTTTAGTACAAATAAATTATACTATTGTTTTGACTGTGATTGTATGGTATTTAAATCAGATAATCTTAAATATTTAGAACAATTATATGAATCTCGAACTGGAAGAGCTTAATATTCAAGTAGCAAAAGAATGGGGTTGGACTGAGATTATGTCTTTTAATGGCCAAACAATTGGCATACCTCCTGAGTGTGATTATCAGGAATATTTTAAAACGTCTAATACATCTCAGCCTACAAAGCGGCCAATACCTAATTTTGTTGAAGATATGAATGATGCTTGGAGGATTGTTAGAAAATATGCTCATACCCACATGTCAAATTATATAGGCAGAGATATGGGATTTAGCAATTGGAGTTTGATTGCTTATCCTGAAGGGGGATGGTGTTGCATGATGGGGGATTGTAGTGAATATGGAAAAACAGCTTCAGAGGCCATTTCTAGAGCCTATCTAGAGATGAAAGAAAAGGAGAGAAGTAGACAATGACACAAGATCTCTTAATAAGTACATTAGAAGAACTTAATGAAATTTCTAGAATATTCAAATTGAGTGGCAAGAAAATTGAATGGATATATGATGTACAAAAGGATGTATACTATATAGTAGGGTGGATTAAAGGAAATCAATTAGAAGCAAAACGTTTTGTTGTTACTTCATCATTGGGAGAAGAAGTTCGTAAATTGCATTTGTTATAATAAAATTATGAAATATTTAGTTCATTTTGTCTTTATTTTATTTTTTGTTGTTTTAGTAATTTTTGTTGGAGTTCTTTTGAAAAGGTGTTTTGATACTACTACAGGTAGGCTTGATGAAGATAAAATTGAAAACTTAAAGGGGGCAAAATAACTTGAATAGTAAGTATTCTTATCTAGTATGTGGGGTTAACATTACTTTTGCATTTGTAGGAGCTTTAGCGCATAGTCTTTTGCTTTTAGGCATGGGAGTAGTATTTGCTATTTGGAATTGGTATGCAGCGGAATATAAGCGAAAGACGGAGGAACAAGAAAATGGCAAAGACAACGAAGCAAGTAAATAATAAGCTTTTTGTTCTTGCAATTCAGGATGAGGGGGGAAAGATTCAAAGAATTTTTACTGGGAATAATTATGATCAGGTTTGGCTCCAAGGATCTACCGAAGCTAAGGCTATGCGAGGATACTGGACGCTTCTAGATGCTCATGGTAGATTCATAGATGGAAATTTCAAACAAGTTGCAATTAGATAAAGGAGAATTAAATGGCATATCTTAAACGTTTAGTAAGAAATAAAATTGAATCCTTAGAATATGTTCTATTTGATTTATGTTTTAAAACAGCTTATAAGATTGGAAAGCACTTAAATGTAAGTGATTACACATTTAGATCAAGTATTGAAACTTATATTAAACGACCTTTATATAGAGGGGAAGTGGTTGCTTCTCCTTCCGTATCTAGACTTGGTAATATATCACTAGATGAGGCATTAGCGAGTTCTGATTATACAGTACGACATGATATTGCTAATAAATTAATTGTAGATTATTCTATGAATTTGGGAGAAGTAGAATCACAGCATCTTGTGCGTTGTGCCTCTGTTATGTTAGAAGGCTTTCTATTTACCCCAGATCATATTAAACGTCTTATAGACGTATGGGCAAAACAACGAAATGGGGAAATTGAAATACAAACTGCTGTTGACGGGGCATTTTCGGAAGAAGAAGCTGTTATTTTTAACGAACTAAATAATAAATAAAGGAGAAACAAAATGGCACGAAAAAAGATAGACCCAGAAGTAAAAAGAGCAGTACTAGAAGCGTTACAAAATCCAGATGTAAACAAGGTTGAGTTGGCAAAGCAATATTCCTTGTCACTTCCAACTTTGTATAACTGGCGCAAAGTTGCTAATGTAACTGTTGCACCTGTAGAAACAGCACAGGCATAAAAGTACATAATTGAAACAAATAACATTAACACAAGGTAAAATAGCTTTAGTAGATGATGATATCTACGAAGCTATTGGGCATTTAAAGTGGTATGCCAGAAAAGATAAGAATAGATACTATGCTGTAAGAAATTTTCAAAAAAGTAAAGGTCAAAGAGGAGCAATATATCTTCATCATATTGTTATAGGGTACCCTCTAGATAATCAAGAAGTCGATCATATTGATGGAGATGGATTAAATAATCAGAGAAACAACTTACGAATAGTAACAAATAGAAAAAATCAACAAAATACAAATAATCATCGAAATGGTAGGTTAGTTGGATGTTACTTTCATAAGCGTGTTAATAGATGGCAAGCTAGAATTGTAATTAATGGTAGACAACAAAGCCTAGGTTATTTTGATACAGAAATTGAAGCATCAAAGGTATATGAAAATGCCTGTAATGAGCTAGTTAACAATACAAACTTAAAGGAGAATTAAAATGCCCGAAAATCCAAATCCGTTAAAGCCAGCCCCTTGGTTGCAAGACCTAGTTAGAGATAGACCTGTAGTTGCCCCAGCAGCCCCTGTAGTACCTGAAGTAAAGGTTCCAGTAGCACCAGTAGCACCTCCAGTTGTTCCTGATCTCAAAAAAGAGATCTCGAATATTGATGAGAAGGCTATTGATACGGAGCTTCCCCCGTCATTGGATAAAGCCCCTGTTCCAGTTGAAACACCAGCACTGGCTGCAACTGCTCCTGTAACAACAGAGGCACCAGTGGTTGTAGCTCCAACTGTTCCACTCTCTCCCGCAAAGTAGTAAGGGAGGAGTTTATGCGGGTAGTAAATATTCGCAAAGAACCATACGATGTATATATTGGTAGACCTTCTATTTGGGGTAATAGGTTCATTATTGGGCCAGATGGTACTCGTGAAGAAGTGGTACAGAAGTTTAAAGATTGGGTACAAACACAACCAGACTTAATAGAAAAAGCTAAAATGGAATTAAAAGATAAAACACTGGGTTGCTATTGTTTTCCATTAGCATGTCATGGAAATGTGTGGATAGAAATAGTAGAAGGAAAAGTATAGGAGGTAGATAAGTATGCTAAGAGTATACATGTCTGGGTGTCTAGCTGGACGTTATGCAGCAGAGGTAACTGCTGAACGTGCAGAAGCAAACAGAATATTAGCCAAGCATGGGTTGAGGGGAATTGACCCCGCAGAGGCTCAGTCAGCTTTATGGGGGTCTGGAAAAAAAGCCAAGGTTTCTAAAAGTATGAAACGTAAAGTTATGGAAACGATGGTAAAAAGAGATAAAACATTGGTGAGAAAATCTGATATTTTATTAGTGCTTACCTCTGACATAATTTCTGACGGAACTTACCGCGAGATGGACTTTGCTCAACGATGCGAAATACCTGTGGTTTTAGTTGGTCCAAAACGTTATTCAGAGGAATTAATGGGATGGACAAATATATTATTTCCTAAATCCCATACATTTCCAACAATTGAAAAAGCAGTTTCTTTCATAAAAAGGAAATATGTAAAAGAATATGATGCTCAGAAAAAATATTTTAATCTAGCTGTAAGAAAAGCTCCAAAGGAAAAATAGGTTATGTTGGATTCGGATCTGGTGAGGATAGACTTGCTGAGGCTCAAAAGAAAATTGTATAACAGCTATCCTGAAGGCTCTGTCGAGCGACAAACTTTCTTAATGGCTTCAAAGCTAAGTGAAATTGGATACCTTTCTAACGTGGTTCCTCCTGATGTCGTGAACTTTGTTTTTGATGAATATAAGTTTAAAATTAAACAAGAGATCATTGATATTCTAGTGAATTTTGGTATGGGCGTTTCATTAGGATTACTACTTGCTGGCGTTCATGGCATATACCCAAAGAATTCTTTTATGTGGTTTTTTTGGTTTCTCCCTTCGTTATTATTCTTAGCAAACGGAATAAGACATACTTACCGTTTAATTGCATGTTGGTGGAGTATGCGAGGATTTAGAAAAGAATACAAAGTGATTAATGACCAGATCAAGAAATTGTCAAATGAAGTAAAGAGAATAGGAGACGGAAAATGAGAAAGTTATTATTGTTGTTACCTTTGTTTTTTGTTGGTTGTACTAATGAACAGTCAAGAGTCCAGATTCATATGAAGGCTAGAGGAGTAAAGTCTGGGAATATTTATAACATTACTTTAACGCAGCCTACTACAGATGGCAAAGATCATGATGAAACTGAATTTGTATTATTGCAGGATAATTAGCATCAAATTAACCATTGACAAAGCTGCCTTTTCCTGATACATTTAAATATGCCTACAATACAATCATTCCATGATGCAGTAATCAATATTCAACCTATTGATCTCTTAGAATATCAAGAGGTTATCCCTGAATTACAGCTAATGTCTTCGTGTGATCAAAGTGCCCCCCACCATTTGGAGGGAAATGTGCTTACCCATGCCAATTTAACCATGAAAGAGATATTTCCACTGTTAGATCAAATAGAGAAACAAGAAGATAAAGTAGCTCTTTATATTGCTGCTATGTGCCATGATTTTGGAAAGAAAGCTGCTTATGCCATTCATCCTAAAAAAGGTACAATAACAGCATATGGGCATGAAACTGCTGGACTTCCTGTTATCAATGAATTTCTTAAAAAATACTTCCCAGAATTTCTATATAAGAAAAGAGAACAAATTCTTAGGCTAGTAGAGAACCATATGAAACCAAGAATGTGGGCGAAGGATGGTACTACTGTCAATAAACTTAAACTTCTCTCTTTGGCTACAAATACTAAAATGCTTTATCTCCTATCTCAAGCTGATACATTGGGCCGTAAAGCTGATGATATGTCTTCTGGTATGTCATTACTAGAACAATTTAAACAGAATTGTGAAGATATTGGAATTTGGAATAGATCTTATCGGGTTCCACTTGCAATTTCTTTAAATAATCAAGCTTATTCTCTAGCTAGATGGAATATTCTAATGAATGATGCACCAGAAACTAATGAAACTTTAGAAGATGCCCAAGAACTTATGAATAAAATGCCAATTTTTCAGTTGTTACTTCTTATAGGACCTCCAGCAAGTGGTAAATCAACTTATTGTAAGCAACTGCAAAAACAATTTCCTGATGTAAAAGTTATTTCTATGGATCAACGTCGAAAAGAATTGTGCGGAGATGAGAATGACCAAAGTAAAAATTCAGAAATATTTGGTTGGCAGGAAAGAGAACTTCGTGAAGCAATGAAAAATAGGCAAAGTACAATTGTAGATGCTACTAATCCAACTCGTAAACTTCGTAAAATTCTTTGGCAGCTTGGTAGACAATATGGAGCAGTTGTTGGGGCAGTTTTTTTTGATATTTCCTTGCAAACTCTTCTTGAACGAAATGTTCAAAGAGAAAAGGAAGTACCTGTTACAGTTGTAGAGAGATTTTATAAAGCCTTACAAAATGTTACACCAGAGGAATGTGACGGCTTAAGGATAATTGACAAATGAATGAAAAACTTTTATGCCCAAAGGATGTTAACTTTTATTTCTTGGCAACAAGTGATGGTACTATAACAAGTTTAACTATTGAAGGCCCTGGGAGTGGTAATTGTACCATAAGGCAGGTTAAAAATTACCCCTTGACAATCTTATCTTCTCCTGTTATACTTATAGGGAAAGGGAGGTAGCAAACATGAAAAGACGAGATAGGTTGGATGGAATATATAATCAGTTGTTGGCGATAAAAAATGATAATGACTTTTTAGCTGCGGTCTCTGCAACTCCAGTTAAAACTGCAGCTTTGTTGGGAGATTTTAGATATAAAGATTTGCATTCAAGAGTTTATGAGATCCAAAAGAAGTTAAGAGAAAAAAATGGGAGTGGGCGAGAAAAGAAACGAGTGAAGACTATTAAAAACACATTGAAAGAACTCTTTACTACTGAAGTAACACCCCAAAAAGAACAACAATTACTTAATAAAATTTTTGGTTTGCTTAATCACGATATTGATAAAGATTACAAAGATGAATTTTATAACTAGAAAAGGATCATTAAATGATCAATAAAATTGCAGTGATTTCCAGTAACATTGTCAGTATCGGATTTGAGAATGATACCTGCGAAGTTTCATTTAAATCAGGTGCTACCTATCAAGCGAAGGGTATGACCAAAGCAGCTTATGATGAATTTGTAGCCTCTAAGAGCAAGGGTAGCCACTTTGCCACTAAGCTAAAGAATGCTTATAAATGGGAGAAAGTAAGCTAATGAAAGTATTTGTTCTTCATGAATGTGAGAACCAAGGTTGCTGTCAAGCAGATGGGGGAGATTTCTTCACATCTGAAGTGTATGGTGTATTTAAAACAGAAAAGGCAGCCAAAGAATACCAAAAGAAAAATAAATATTATCGAAGAGCTAAAATTACTGAAACGGAGATGCATTAATGGTTTGGCTTCAATGCAATAAATGTGGCACCTTGAAAGATATTGAATTACCCGTTGAATTACCTATGGATGATTGTGTTGCTTTATATGTTAAGCATATTAAAGAATTGCATCCTTTGGAGAAGCTTGGAACAATGGTGAGTGATAAATATTATGATAAGGCAGCGGAATTATATAATGGGAAATAAATTCATCGGAATTGAGGATGAGGTGGATTTGAGAAGATCTCTTCGTGCGGCCTATAATCATGAAGGTATTATTGGTATATTTACAATTATGGGCGAACTAAGTGCAGCATTAAAAATAACTGGGGAAATGGCACAAGAATTACTAGATGAAGAAGAAAAGAATAAGGGGGATTAAAATGAGAGTGTTAAGTGGAATTGAACTTGCCCAAACAGTTGCAAAGGCTTTAAAAAAACCCGTTCTTTTTGTGAGTTTCTTTGTGCCAGATAATAATTATGCAGAAGTTTTGAAAGCTGCACCTTATCTTACAGTTTGTGATCATTCCCAAGCAATTTTAGATGGGTCTGCTGTTATAGTTTGTGATTCAGTTAAGGAACAAGAAACTTTGTATTGGCAAACTGTTGGGGATGATGGTCCTACAAAGACCAATAAATATGATGGTCCAGCACGAGTTTATGCTTTAACAATTGACCGTACTGGTCAAATACTTAATGAGAATACTTAAAAATATGGTTAATTGGATAGTGGTTGAACCTGGATGGTATTTTAGTCCTCTTGGTGGTATTTGTAAGGAGAGCACTGGTAAATGGCATTGTTATGTATTAAAAGATAAACAAGATCCTGTACCCCCAAAGATTTCATTTAAGACATTAGCTGAAGCGAAGAAATGGTTTGAAAAAGGAATTAAATAATGATAAATCCAAATGAATTTAAAAAAGCTTTCCAAGCGTGGATAGAAAAAACTACTACCAAAAAAGATAATATATTAGCCATTGAAGACCAAAAATTCATTCAAGAACTAATGGGTTATCCAGGAACAATGTTATCAGGTTCTAAACGAGCCCCCGAAACAAAAGGTAAAGGAGAACATTTGTGTGTTTGGAATGCTAATCTTATTGTAGAAGGATATAACAAAATATGGTTTGGAGATATTAACCTTACAAGAGATGAAGAAAAAATAAAGAAGATAGCATTGCATCTTAAAGCCAAATTATATGTTTTAAGAGAAATGGATGCAAGATTTTCAAATGAAAACAATCCCCAAATTCAAAATGCTGTTTATGTAACTGATGGAGTAACATCTACTTTGGGTAAAGAATGTTCGTCTTATTATGAAAGAGATGGCAAAGGGAAATTGTACAGGAAATAATAATGAAAGATAAGATATTTAACTTATTAAGTAAACTTCCAGGTGTGTGGTCATATTATTATAATGATGACAGGATTCTTTATGTCTTTGTTTTTGGTAAAAAATGGGAGGTATGGAAATGACAAGACAACAAGTTCAAAAAGAATTAGATAAGCTTGTTAAAGAAGAAACAAAGTGGAGAAGCAAAGCTTTTCAGGCAGCAAAACCTTTTGTTAAAGTAGCTCATAAGTATCATCTTAAGTGGGAAAAGCTTTATAAGAAATACATTAGGTTGGAAAATAAATAATGAATGTTATCTTTGTCGATTTCGATGGTGTTTTAAATAGTAAACAACATTTTCTTATGGTGAAAGAAAAAGAAGTAAAGGGAAAAGATACCCCTAAAGAAGCTGATTTGGAATTTATGAAATCCAACACCAATCCAAACAATATGTGGTGTCTTAAATATATTTTAGATAATGTACCAAATCTTAAGATTGTTTTATCTACTTCCTGGAGAAACCATTTTGAAATAAATTTATTTAAAGAATTGTTTCAATTCTATGGATTAGATGCAGAAAGAATTATAGGCAAAACCCCAAAGAAATTCTCTTCTGAAAGAGTGCATGAGATTCATATGTGGCTAGATGATCAACTACATAGTCCCGATACTTGGGTAGCACTAGATGACCATCCTATTTTTCAGCTAGAATATAGAGATAAACAGAATGAATACCTTACAGATTCCTGGGTAGGATTAACAATATTAGATTCCTTTAAAATTATAAAACATTTTAATAAAGATTTCAAAGAACCAGTTATACTGATATAAGAAAGAAGTAAAGGCCGCTACAATATAATACTGAATAAGTAACGATTTAACGAAGTATTGTATTAGGACAGGTAAGTAACAGATAGGTAAATAGACAAGGTATTTGACAAAAAGATCATTACAATCATTATTTTTGGGAGATGCTATGAAAGAGCTTGAAGCAATAGTTGAAGCAATTGTTAAAGAGGGGCAATCGTGGTCTGGGGAAACCCCAAATAATCCTTGGTATAGGAATCAAATCAGTCCTCTTGTACAAGCTGCTTTTGAACTTGGACGCAACGAGGAAAAGAAATGAACAATAAACATCTTCATGTAGATAAGTTTAAACAAAAGGGCCAAATAAAGAAGATACATAAGATTTCTTGGGATTATTTAAACAGCTTGAATATCAATGGGTTATTTAATTTTGGAAGTGAGGAAAGGATAGATACCTCTAGTATGAATTCTTATAGAAAGGGAATCTGGCATGGCAAAGAAAAATAAGATTGAGATAGGGCAGTGCTACTCTTACCATGATAGAGTATTTATGATAATGTGGCCTTATAAATTTTATGGCCAGAAACAGTGGGAATGCCAAGATACTCTGACCAAAGAATATGTGTATCTACCAGAAGAATTTTTACGAGAGTGTCGTAAACCCTTTAACAATTTTGGATGAGCAGCTTTGCACCTGTTGAGATTTTAGGTATTTGTGCATTCATTTTGATGCTAATTTATGTAGGGATTTATGCACTGATTGATCATTACTACGGAGGTAAACATTAATGGCTTATGATCCTTGTGGAACAAGAAAGCTCGAAGGGGACGAGATATTAAAGCGTTTAGCTGCTTATTTAGGTGTATCTGAAATAGATCTAAAAACAGCATTAAATAATATAATGCAAGTGAAAAATAGCCCTTGACAAAGGTAGATAAGTATGTCATACTTAAGCATGAGAACAAGATACGCAGTAGCTTTAAATGGTAGGATTTGTCGGATCGTGAAGACGCTTAAAGAAGCTATAGGTTCTATGGCATACCATCCTAATAGGAGTGGAGAAATCTTTGAGATCGAGTATAGTTATTTAACTAATCTACCTGTGAATGCAAGAATAGTTTAAAGGGGAATTTATGAAAACTACTTTTAAGAAGGGGCAAAAGATTGTTTGTACACACTATAAAGATAAACCTATTGTAGTAGTCATTGATGTGCGTGGTGCAACTGAAGTATGGGTTAAATCAATTAAAGATGTTAATGCAGATGAAAATCTCGTGAAATGGTGGGGGCCTGTGAATTGGTTTCAAAAGATGCCTAAATGAGATGGCTAACAGCAGATACTCATTTCTCGCATTTTAATATAATAAAATACTGCACCCGTCCCTTCCTATCTGCTGGGGAGATGGATGCTGTTCTGATACAAAATTGGAATGAGCTGGTTCAACCAACGGATACAGTGTATCATCTTGGGGATTTTGCTTTTGCTTCGCCTGATAGGGCTAAACATATCCTGAGTTGTCTTAATGGCCACAAGATACTAATCCTAGGAAATCATGATCGAAGTGGAGCAAAGATGAAGGAATGGGGATTTGAGGAAGTCCATCAATCTTTGCAGATTGACCTTGAAAATGGGATTAAAGCAAATCTTTCTCACTATCCTTATAAAGGTACTCCAGATCCACATGGAAAAGCTAAATTTGAAACTAAGAACTTGAAAGATGATGGACGATGGTTATTAAATGGGCATGTGCATACGAGTTGGGTATTTCGACCTGCTTTATATAAAAATGGTATGATAAATGTGGGTGTGGACAAATGGAATTTCCGTCCAGTTTCAGAGAATGTTATAATTGATATTATTAATAAACATCCCAGTGGATTTACAAAACAAGAATGAAAAAGGATGAAAGAAAGCAGTTTTGTATTCAAGGGTATGAAATAGCTATTGTAGGCAGATATAAAAATGGTCATTGTAAAGTGTGTAAATACTAATATGAATTTACTTAATATGGAATTGACGGGACTTACTATAGAGGAATACTTTATAATTTATGGTGGTATCCTTATGTTGATAGGAGTTATGTGGTTTGGCATTTCTATTCTGATATGGAGAGATAGATACAAATGAAATATTTAGAGAACTTATTTGATGTCATTGTGGAAAAGGGTATTCTTTTCTTATTTAGGGGATAAATAATGTTTTGTCAATGTAGGCATCATTTTAATTTACATGGGCAATTTGGGCAATGCGCTGTTGATGGGTGCTTTTGTTCTGCATATGTGCAAATGAGTCAGCAGCAATATCTTCATTGGGTGAATAGTAATGATTAATAAATTAACTATCGAACAAGAACAACAAGTAAAAGAATATTATCAGTTTTATTTAAAGAAAGGCTTATCTACCCAACCCGCTAACCGGCTTATTGCAGAAAAAGCTGTCAAAGAAATGTACAAGTTAATTAATGAAAATGAACCTAAGTGTGTTTGGGTTAATAGCCCCATCGAATTAATTAATTTAATTAAAAAGGACAATCTTGAGAACAATCTTTGGAACAATCTTAGGAACAATCTTGAGAACAATCTTAGGAACAATCTTTGGAACAATCTTTGGAACAATCTTGAGAACAATCTTGAGAACAATCTTTGGAACAATCTTTGGCCAGGGCAATTTTATTCTTCTTGGGTTGGGTTTTATGAATATGGAAGGAAAGTATTATATCTTAAGTATTCAGCAGAAGATAATCATAAATTAAATTTGTGGATAGATATGCTTGAATGTTCTTATTTTGTTATCCTTAAAGGATTAGTTATTTTAATAGATCATCCATTAGAATTTCATATAGATAATGAAGGTTATACTCACAATGCTTCAGATTATGCAATCAAATTTAGAGATAGCACAGGTATTTATGTTCTTCACGGACAAGAAGTTACACAGGAAGAATTTAAAGATAAAGAAAAATTAATGAAAGAAAATAAGATTAGTAAACTTGAGTATTTAGAGAAATGTTATAATGAGAGGTATTAATATGATTAATAAATTAACCTCATTATCTTTCGATGAAGGAGACAATATAGAACGTATGGTTGCTTGGGATAAGATTCACGGAATTAAGCCAGATTTTTATATTTGTATTACAAAAGCTGTTGGAACAAAATGTTCTAGGTGTTGGAGATATTACAAAGACACAAATTATTATGAATGGGCTGATGTTTGTAAAAGATGCAATGATGTATTAAATGAGCTTTTTGAAAGGGAACCAGAAAGAATAAGAGCTTTATAAAAAGGAGTTTAACATGATAAAGAAATTCTTACGAGGTATGTTAATTGGAGTAAGCATGGGGAAAGAAACAATAGTGTGCTGCAATAAAGCATCTTCTTTACTTTTATTAATATATAGTATATATTCATATCTATAATACAGTTCAATTTCTTGCAGCACATATAAGGATTTAAGTTGTTAGATAGAAAAGATTACTTTAAAGAGTATAACAAGAAACGTAGAACAAAGCAACTAATCTATTTTCGTGAGAAATATCAAGATAATAAAAAAGAACGGTTGCAATATGCTAAAAAAAGATATATACTATTAAGAGAAATGATCTTGGCTAAAGCTAAAAAGAATTCCACAGAGTTTGTTGGTCATGCCCATGCTATTCATAAGGCAGTAGTGAAGTATGCCAAAGAATGGAAAATTCCTTATTCTGAATGGAATGATTTTAAAGAGTGGACTGTAGATGATCCTACCTATGAAGACCTGTTCAAGCAATGGAAAGAATCTGGATATGATAAATCCCTTTCTCCTGTTGCTATGCGTGGAGTAAAAAAGAATGGCTTTGTTGTAGGTAATCTTACTTGGAGTGTTAAGAGTAAATATAGTTGGTGGTCTGAGGATAGGATTCTTATCCAACAAATAGAAAAGAATCTTAATGAAGAACAAAAAGTTTTAAATAAACGAGATAAAGATTGGCAAGAGAAAACAAAAGAACAGATTAAGAATTTAAGAAAGAAAAGGAGATAACTATGAGCTGGGATCAAAACTATTCTGTACCATCTGTAAATGAGTTGTTAGAGCAACTTACTGGTAAGACTTCTCTTGAGTTGTTAAAAATAGCAGCAGAACAACGAGGTATTTTTATACAACACTCAGAAGAGATTATTCTTGATGATGGTATGTACCAAGATGTTAAAGGCACGAAGATTACTTTAACTGACGGGCGTGTGTTTGTTCCCAAATTGGTTCGAAGCGAAACAGCTAATGGCAATTGGGGTTGTGATACCTATGAGTATTTTTTGGAGGGGGAAACACCTAAAGTAGAATATATTAATAACGATGGAGAAGAAGATATCTATAATTGTTCTGAAGGATGTGGGTGCTAAATGAAATATTTAATTCTTGTAGTGTTACTTGCCCAACCATTATTGGCCATTACGTCAGCTAAAAAAGTTAGAGGCATTGCTGATAAAATTCATAAAGAAGCAGTTAAAAATCAGTTACCTAACCTACTAAATGAAATAGAAGCGGATATTAATCAGCAATCCAGACAGGGGTTTTATCGTATTTATATAAGTATTGATGAATATAATTCTTCAGTTATTAGTAAAGTGGTAGATATTCTTAATGAGGGGGGATATCATGTTTCTTCTGATCGGGGTGCTCACCTTGTTAAATACTTATTTATTGAATGGTAAAATGAATAATGAATTAAAACAAAAGCTCGAAGTAATTATTACTCCCATTCTTTTATTAGAAAAATTGCCTATTACAGATTATGGGGTTGCATTTGTTGCTTGGGGGGTGTATAATAAGATAGGACAAGAAGTTTCAGAAGATATTTTAAGAGTCACTTCTGAAAAATTTGTACAGGATCATAGGTTTTGTATAAAGATTTTAGAGCAGCTTATTGCTTCTGCTGAAATGGGAGATATTAATTCATTTACCATATTTGCAACAGAAATGTCTCAACATCCAGAATGTATGAAAATAGTTAATCAAATGTTTCCTAAAGGAAAATTTTAATGGATAATAGTGGTGCGGCTACTTCAGTAAATATACCACTGCCGGATAACATGAAAGGGCATCCTGGGTATCCTCCAGAAGTTACATATGAAAAAGAATATAGAAAAACTTTTAGTAAATCTATGATAAAAGATAAAATAGAACAATTTAAATTGGGTAAGTATACAGACAAATATATAAGAACTTATCTAGAATTTGTTTTGATGGAAGGAATTATTGACAATCTTACTTATTTGGAACATTTGAAAGAGATAGGATCTGCTAATGCTTAATCTCGTTAAAACAAATATTAGACCCTTGTATGAGCACTTTGAACTTGAAGAAATGGTTGGAGCAGATAATCTTCAAGAGATTAAAGACAAAGTAAATCTTTATGTTAACAATCTTCCCAAAGTAGAAAGAGAAGGCCATAACCTTTATATTTATTCTAAAGAGAATGGAACAGGAAAAACAGCCCTTGGATACTATATTTTAAAGCAAGTAAAAGGACCCAGGCTGACTTATACTAGAGAAGGTAATACTGAACAGGTTAAAATAACTCAAATCGTTTCTACTTCTTTTTTCAATTACCTCAAGTTTTGTGTTGATACCTTTGCTCAGGATGCCAAGAAAGCGAAGGAAATGGTCGAAACAGCCCCATTTCTCCTATTGGATGATGTTTCACCCTGGGCACTCTCTTCTAGCCCTCACAGGGACAAGGCAGAGCTTATTGCCCTTATGATGTATCGCAGAGAGGAAATGTTACCTACTATTTATACAAGTAACCTGACACCAGAAGCGTTTGAGCAAACCTTTGGGGCTACTGCTACCTCTAAGATATTTGAGAATTTTAGTTTTATTGAAGTGAGAGGTGGAGATGTGAGACCTTTGTTATTTAATCAGATGCTTGGGGAAGATAAATGATTTGTCCTGAATGTGGATCAGAAAATGTAATTGAGTGGGTTTCAGATGAAGATCTGATAGAATATAAATGTAAATATTGTGGTATGATTTTTGAGGGATAAATGAAAACTTTTATAGTATTAAAATTTAATTTATTAACTATTATGACTGATTTGGGTACAAAACCTAATAGAATGGGGCATAAAGAAAGATGGGTTCGTTGTAAATGTGATTGTGGTAAACTTAAAGTTCTTAGACTTCAATCTATTAAAACAGATGGAACAAAATCTTGTGGTTGTTTAAATGAGAGTATTTTAACTCTAAAACAAAAACGTCAAGGACATGTTAGAGCAACAGCTAAATATCGAAAGGCTCATCCAGAACAATATAAAGAATATTCAAGAAAATCTCATTTTACAATTGGAGCTAGATATTCTCTATTAAAATATCACTCAAAACTTAGACATTTTGATATGTTATTAACAAAAGAAGAATTTGGATGTATTTTAAAAAATCCATGTTATTATTGTAATAAGTCTTTAGAAAATGAATCTGGTTATGGTTATGGTTTAGATAGAATTGATAATTCAAAAGGTTATGCTGTTGATAATGTCCTTCCTTGTTGTGGCTCTTGTAATAGAACTAGAGGAGACAGACTTACTGTTGAGGAAATGAAATTTGTAATGATAAAATTAATTTCCTACAGAAACGGGGTAAGAGATTAATGCGTTTATATATTGATGATCTTAGAAAATGCCCCGAAGGATGGACTTTAGCTCGTACTATTACTGAAGCTATTCGTTTGCTTGCCAGTGGTTACGTTACTGAAGTGAGTTGTGATCACGATATAATTGCCTGCCCAAAAGTTTGTTGTTCACAACGAATGGGTGAAGAAACTTACCAACCAGTTGCTTACTATCTTGCCTGTATGCCAAAAGAACTTAGACCAACAATTATAAATTTCCACACCGCGAATCCCGCAGGTGCTATGAGGATGCAGGGAATTCTTAAAGATGCTGGAATTGATTCTACTTATAATGAAGGTAGTGGAACTTTTGAATGGGGAGAAGATGTAAAATGAAACCAGATATTGAAAGTCTTAAAGATGTTCTCAGTAAATATGATAGTGAAAGATATAGACTATCTAAGTTAATTAGGGATATAGAAGAGATCCCTAAAATAAAAGCTTGTGTTGGGAAATATTATAAATGCAAAAATTCAAATGCCGCCGCATCTTCTTTACGGTGGATTTATTATTATATAAAAGAATACGAAAAAGAATCTTTGATTGCTGATTCTTTTGAAGAAGAGAATTATTACAATGCAAAAGTACTTATAAATTTTGATAAAAAAGAATATGCCTCGACATTTTGTCATCCAAATTTTATAGAAATTTCTAAAGAAGAATATTTAAAAGCAGTAAAAGCCGTTCTACATAAAATTAAGAAAAAATTTAAATGCTAATTTGTAATCAAACAGGATCACACATAGGGCAAGCGAAACAATTTGATTTAGAACATTTTATATTTATAGTGGCAAGATGTGCCAGATGCTACGAATTACTTGAAACAAAAACTATTGTAAAAGAGGATAAACAAATACAATGAAGAGGGTGCTAAATTCAGGTTATATTAAATTAAATAATATTATTGGGTCAGAGAAAAAGCTTTATGAACAGATTGAAGTATATAAGATGGATGACCCATCAAAACTTGTATTTGAAAGTGGGTTATTATCTAATATTGTATTTGTTTTTGAAATTAAAGCACCAGTTCTTCTTTTACTTCAAACCTTCCAAAAGGCTCATTTGGGCACCTTAGAGACTTTCTTAACCTCAGATGTCTCTGAAGCATACATACCCCCCTTCTTTTACAAATTTGACCCCTCTGGCTTTAAGTCTATGGGGGATAAGGATTGCAATGACCTATTTTCTAAGTATAGTAACTTTTATCGCAGTGTAGTTAATTTCTACCACAAATTACTTGAAAAAGGCGTATGTTCAAGCGAAGCCCAGTTAATTCTTCCACAAGGTTTACTTACTACTTTTTTATTGACAATTAATGCTCAAGATCTAATAGCTTTTATTGAACAAAATAAAGATGACTCACCAGAAACCTATGGTTATTGTGAAGTTCTTCATGTATACTTAAGTGAGCAGCTTCCTGAAATAACAAAATGGATACAACTAAACAAACCGATAATCTAATTGGAAGATTTCCTTGTAAGTGTGGGATATCTTTTGATTTATTACCTTTTGGGTTTCATCCAAAATTTACTGTTCCCGCAAGAATTGTATGATCAAAAGAGACATAGATAATAAGTATTTCAAGCAACCCGTTCAAGGACATGATCCCATTACTCAGGGGCATTTCACAATTGATTGGGCATTTGTTGTAGGTGGTTGGCGGCATAACGGTATAGAAGGGGAGAAAGATATATTGAGCGCAGTAGGGCAAATTACAATTGATGGAAATAATACTAATCCACTTTACGATGCTTTAGTTAAAACACCCTTGCTTATTCAAAATCATCCATTGAGTGTGGATTTTAAAGATGGTATGAGATTTATTAAAATAACAAATATAGGGAAATGGCTTACAACAGAATTACCAGAGATCATATTAACTAATGTTGAATTCGAATTTTTGGACAATCTCAACTACCTTGAGTCCATAACTGATTTCAAGGACCAGAATCTATTATAATGGAAAGACCTTGTAAAAATTGTAACCAATTATTAAAGAAGCACTGTCTAATCGGAGGTCCCAGTTTCAATGCCGCAAACTGGTGTTTTCCAGACACTGGAACAAATTGTGAAAAAGATAGTATGTTTTATATTCCACTATCTAATTTAGAATATCTAGAATATCTATATGATAAAAAGACCGTGTGAATGTGGCTGTAAGTTTGAAGAACATGAAAAGTATGATTCTTTTTCTATGTATTGTACAAGTTGCCCAACAGATGGCATTAGCTGTTGCTATAACTACCGTCCCTGCGGAAATTTAGCTTATTTAGAATATTTATATGCTGAGACCCATTAGGCTCTTTACAGATCCAGTATTGCATAAACCAACAGAACTGGTTACTAATTTTAATAGTGAAGAGCTAAATCAGTTAGTTCAAGACATGTTAGAAACAATGATAATTAATCATGGCGTAGGATTGGCCGCACCACAGATTGGAGTAAATAAGAATCTTTGTATTCTTAGTGTTGAGAATAAAACTAAACAAATGATACTTGCAAATTTAAGGATTATCAGATATAGTAAGAAGGATAAGGATACTCAAGTAGAAGGCTGCTTGAGCAGTCCTGGTATTTCTGTTAGAGTGAAAAGATATAAAATTGTAGAAGTTGAAGGTCAATTACTTAATGGAGAAAAAGTTCAATTTCGATTTGATGGCTTCGATAGTCGTATAGTACAACATGAAATAGATCACTGCCTCGGCAAACTTATAGTAGATAATGTAAAGAATATTGTGAGGAGATAATATGAAAAAGAAAAAGAAAGGCTGGTTATATCTTTGTACCCAGCTTACATGTAAGCACTTCTTTGAAGAATTTGAAATCGAAGCAAGTAAAATGCCTTCAGGGTATCAATCTTGTCCTGAGTGTGAATGTTCAGCAGAATATAATGGATTAAATGGTCGAAGACTTGTTGACTGTATAAAGATACCAAAATGAGGAATGAATTAGAAAAACAATTAGTTAAAGATTTTCCTCTATGTTTTGGGGATGTTAATAAACCATTAACACAATCTCTTATGGGATTTGGTTGCGAATGTAATGATGGTTGGTACCAAATTATCCATGATGCCTGTCAAAAAGCTGAACCTTTGATTAAAAAATGGCTTAAAGACAATCCAAATGCAGATAGAGATTGGATGCCACGATTTTCACAGATAAAGGAAAAATTTGGTGGGCTCCGCTTATATTTTACCACGTATCCCCCAGGGTTTGACAAAATTGAAAGAGACGCAGAAAAGAAATCAATAACAACTTGCGAGACATGTGGAACCCCAGGTAAAATTCGTGGACAGGGTTGGTATTACTGTAGCTGTAATGTATGTGCCAAACCAGAAGATCGTGATAACCTCGAATATTTAGAAAATGAATATGATAAGAAACATAAAAAGAATAAAAGGATAAAATAAAATGCGTGACGAAACTATCATTCGTGAAATGAATCAAATGAAGCAATACATTCAAATGTTAGAGAACTCAGTACGCTTAGCTTTTACTGGGCAAGAAATCCGTGGAGCAGCTATTCAAGCTCTGTTAATTACTAAAGGTACATTTACCCAAGAAGAACTTACAGCGGAGATTGGAGCTACAATCACTAAAATGCAAGCTCAAGCCGAAGATGCCCAAAAGAAAGCCCAAACAGAGATTATTAAACCAACAACAGAGCAGGTACAACAAGTAACTAATACTCCAGTTCAAGTAGAAGTTCTGGTAATACCAGAGGTTATTCCACCGCAGGCTTAGAAATATCTGATATAGTAGTGTAAAGGAGTTATTGTGAATTGGCTAATGTTAATGGGAATGGTTTGTGTAGCAATTGGAATAGTTAAGTATTTTGGATTGCTTCTTGGTGGAGCTATCCTACTTACTGCCGCTATTACAATTGAGTTATTATAGGAGATAAAAATGGAAACTAATGCAGTATTTGTTGTTCCAAATACAAAAGACGGGTTATATGCTGTCAAATATTTAGCTAAAGAAATTATGAAAAATAATCTTCTCATCAAGCTTGTCTCTAAAAAAGAATTTGATTCTCATGTTGAAGCATTGGAGAAAGAAAATGAAAAATAAAAAATCTAAAGAAAAAGTTACTAATGTATATGATTATGTTAATTGGTTAGAAAAGTCTGGAAGGATTACATTAGAAGAAAATATTGAACTTATAAGACTTATTAATAAATTAGAAGAAGATATATTAGATTATGCCTCTAAGAATATTTAATGGGGACCGAATATGATAGTGATAAAAACAGAAAAAGGTGAAATCAAATTAAAGAAAGAACAAGCTACTCAACTCGTTGTTGAATTGAATCTTCTCTTGGAAAATTGGAAACATGAAACGGCAGGAGCTGGTAGTTGGGTAAAGTTTGTAGATTATGTATTGGAGATACAATAATGAATGATATTAATCCGATTATGGTACAAACGTTAGCAAAGATGACAGGTAAAACTGAAGAAGAGGTACTTAAGTTTCTCAATGTAACACAAGTAGAAGTACCCACTTCCGCAGAAGCTGTCCTTAAAAAAGCTCTTCAGGAACCCTTAAATAACCAACCAATAACTGCTCGTCCTGAGCCCCCTAAAGCTGATGCGCCAGCAATGGCCCTAGAACCGAAAGTAGTTCCAGACGAAGTAATTACTGAAGAGGTTCCTTTGGATCAAGTTAGTAAAGAAGAATTAGAAGAAGCTGAATCCCTAAATACTTTTTCAACGTCGATTAGAGTTGGTAGCAAGGTAAGAGTTACGTGGCAACCCAATGCAGGTAAAGGGAAGATCAACTGGGTAGGAAGAGTAGGTACAGTTATTCAGAAACTTAGTGATAGTGGTGTATCTATTTATAATATAGAATTTCCAGCGGGAAAGATTCCATTTAGCCGTTTGAATAAGAAAACAGGTAAATTGGAACGTGGGTACAGCACAAAGAAACTTCAGCAATGGTGTGATGAAGCAAATATTGAACCCGTATTTTAAAAAAGCAAATTATGACAAGATTAGAAAGGTATAATTTTTTGTGTTTGTTTGGTGATAATCGCCCACATAATTGGTATAATATTATCTTTCTCTCTGTACATGCTATGAAGAAGCATCAAAAAATTATTGAAGGATATATAAAGAAATTCCTTGAGGATGGTTTAATTAAAAGAGTAGATAACCCAGAAGTAATTAATGATCGTTTAAAAAAGCAATATGTAATTTCTCCAGATATGTTTTTATATCAAATAACATCTAAAGGAGATGAATGTCTTAGAAATGAACAAGCAATAAGGACTGGAGACAATTTTTATTATAAAGGTTTTGATCGTAACCCAAAAAATAATAAGTATGCTGATAATATTCGATTACCAAAAAAGGAGAAATAATGGAAATTTATACTTCTACCAAGGGAATTAAATTTGAAGTTTTACCAAGCATTCGTTGGAAAGAGGCAACACATTGGTTATTTAATAAATATCCAGATCTTCGAATTATTGGGGATTCTTCTTTTCAAAATAGAAAGCAGACCTACGATGCCATTTTAAAAGAACAAAATGACCTCTAACATTCGTTGTTTAAGTTGTAAAGGCATAGCTATTTATATAGCTCATGGAGAATATCTTTGTATAGATTGTAGCTATAGGTGGTGTGAACTTGATGGGAAATAATGCTCCATGTATTTGTGGGCATGGCTATAACAATCATAATAATTTATATTTATATGTGTATTGTTCTGGCTGTTATCAGTCTAAAGGGGAAGAAGTAGCTTATCATGATTTTAAATTAGATAATCTTCAATATTTAGAACGATTATATGAATCAAGACACGAATAAAGATTTGTATGATTTTGAAAATGTTTGTACTTTATGCGTTTGTGATAAAGGTAATCACATCCTATTTCATCCCTGTCCCATACTAGATAATAACCCTATATGTAAAGATTGCTGCCAAATTAGTTGCCTCAAAGACGATATTGCAGTAAAATTTTCTCAAGCTCTTGGTAAAGAGATAACATTGGATGAAGTTAATAAAGCATGTCAGAACTGTGGTAAGAACTATGGTAAGCAGAATCCAGAACTTGCTAAAAAGCTTGAAAATGAATTTTAATGATAGAGCAAGAGTATGAACCACTATGCCTTTGTAAACATCCACTTTGGGAACATGTTTGTTATTTAACTAAAGATACGTGGGAAAATGAAAATAATATTGGATGTTGGTTAGATGGGCATAAGGAACAGAAACATCCTTGTTCAGTAAGGGGTGGATTCCCTAGAAAATCTTGTGATTGTGAGAATTTTAAATTAGATTCATTGCATTATTTAGAATGGAAATATAATAGGAATAACAATGTTTGATTTAAGAAAAGAAAGAGAAGTCTTCGACCATGATAAAAATAAACCACAAATATTGAATGCTGAAAATTATGTAGAGAATATGCATTTGGCTGTAGGATTCGCATCTAGATGTTGGGAACGTAATGGTAAAGGTACTTTTAATACTGACCAAGCTTTAAGAATAGTTAATGAATTATGTGCATATGTCAGATTACTATCAAAGTACCCAGACAATTTAGAATTCCTTGAATGGAAATATGGGAAATTGGAGAAGAAAAATGAAACCACAAGATAATGATAATGAACAACAACCACAATTTTCTCCGTTCGATCAATTTTGTTTTGAGAGTTATCAAGCTCTTTTAAAAGATCGCACAATTCTTTTAACAGGAGAAATTAAAGACGATGTTATTGAAAGAGTTGTTTTACCTCTTACTACGTTAGCTCAGAAGAATAATAAGCCCATTAAGCTTCTTCTTCATAGCGAGGGAGGTTCTATTGAGGCTGGTCAAGCTGTTGTTGATGCTATTTTAACTTGTCCTGTCCCTGTTATTGGGGTTGTTTTTGGGAAAGCAATGTCAGCAGCATTTGATATTTATCTTTCATGTGACCATAGAATTTTATACCCAAATACAGTTTGTATGGCACATTCGGGGTCAGCTATGTTAGAACGCCAAACACTTCCTCAAATTAACGCCGAAGCAGATTTGCACAAACAGTATTTTCAGAGGTGGAGTTCTTGGTATGCTTCTCGTACTAAAATAAGTCAAGATGAATGGCTATCATTATTAAATACTGGTTTGAATCGTTACTTCTTTCCAGAAGAGTGCTTATCTACTGGCATAGCCCACGAAGTAATTAACATTCCTAAGAAGAATCTTAAAAATCTTTCTAAGTGCAATTTCTAATAAATAACAATGTTTAAAATGCCCTGTAAAACTTGTGGCCATAAACAATACCATATGCTGTATTTCCCTAAAGATCCCAAATATCGTTGTGAAGATAAAAAATGTAAATGTGTTTGGTATGAGAGCATGACTAACCTTGAATATCTTGAATGGCTTTATAATAGTAAAGTAGATAAGATTAAATATTAATGTAAAAATATAACTAAAATGAGTTATATTAGGGATTATTGTTTGTGCAATGCATTTATAAGTAGATAATAATGAAAGAACGAGCTTTAAATTCTAATCTTAGAGAACTTCTTTGTTGGGGCGAAGATGTTTGTAAATGTTTACATTCAGAACAAGCTCACAATGATAAATGTACTGGTTTAACGGGGAATAATTTTGATCGAGATTGTAAGTGCAAAAAATATAGACCGAAAGATAATTTAAAATATTTAGAAAAGAAATATGAGGAAAAGTTAGAAAATGAACGACGAAATAAAAATAAGAAAAAGTTGGCCTAATAAAGGTGACTTCAATCCTGCTACAAAGATCGAAATTCCAAAGAAAAATACTTATAAAAGATCTAGTACAAAGGCTGAGATCCAAAAAGCTCTTGAAGAAGCTGAAGAGGAAAATGGGGATCTTGATTTTGGATACTAACTTCCCTTGTATTTGTGGGCATAAGAAATATTTGCATGTTCACTCCTCTAAGGAATTTAAAAAACATGCGAGACGATTTTTAGACTCTGATGTTTTTTGTAACTTTTGTTTGTGTGTTGAGTTTAAAGGTGATAACTTAGCTTTTTTCAAACAAATATATGAACGAAAACTTTCCTTGTAGATGTGGGCATGACAAAAGAGTACATCAAAATAACCCACATATTTATTGTTGGTATTGTGGTGTAGCAGGAACTTGGGAAAATTGTAATGCTGGATTTGTTCCAGATAATTTGAAGTATCTCGAAGAAAAATACAATAAACAGATTTTAGACAAATATAGAAGTAAAATTTAAGGAGATTACTATGGAATGGCTTAATAAATTTTTGAATAATAAGATTGAGATTGAAGCAGAGCAGACTGATGCTCAGACTGAATTTGATAAAAAGGTTAAAGCCAGTACGTGGCTTCAAGAATCAATGAAAATTGATGCAGATCAAGTTGACAAAGAATACAATGCTAATCTAGAAGCAGAAGCAAAAGCTTTGGGGAAAACGGCTGCATATTCCTCTTTTGATACTGTTGAAGATACTCTTAAGAAAGATTATGAAAAAAGTGTTAAGATCTTGAGTGATTATGCTCTCGCAGAATGGCTAATGAATATTAGGGGAGAGAAAGCTCAAAACCTCCCAGAAATGGCTGTCGAGTTAAAAGAAAAGGCGAAGCGTGATGTGGCCTCTAGTCGTGAGAAGTGCGAGAAGGAAGTTCTCGAACACGTTGGAATGTCTGCCCAGTTAGATTGGCAAAAATCTTTTGATAAGTACACTAAAGAAGCTAAGCCAGAAGAACCTAAAGAAAAGGATATTTTTTCTGGGGCTAAGCCAGAAACAGGTAAGCAGAATTGGGAAGGAAAAGAAGCCAAAGATAAAGATTTCGTTATCTCTGACAAAGAGAAGACAACCCAAGCTGGTGCAGGTAATGGTCGTGAAGCTGAGGAAAGGCAAGACGTGACAAAGCAACCAGGTGAACCACAGGATAAGAAAGCCTCTTTAAAAGTAGATGCTTTTCTAGTGAGAGATCCAGACGAGTTAAAAATAGGAAACAAGATAACTCTCGCCAGGAGTGTGATGTCAAAAGAAGGCACAATTTTAAGTGCTGGTGGAGATTATGAAATTACTGCTACAGAAGGTGAAAGATTTATTATAACCGCAAATGGCAAAAGTTATACAATTTGTCGTTTCGATACACCCAAAATGTTCGTAAATGCTAATTTAAATAAGAAAGCGGATTATCAGGGCTGGAAAAATTCTGAGACATGGCAAGTTGCATTGTGGCTTGATAATGATCAGGGACTTAATGCAGTTTCTGCTGAAATGGCCCAGACAATTCAAGATCCAAATCAATTAGCAGAATCATTAAAGAATTTGGTTGAGGAAGCTAAACCAGATCTCGGTGCATCTTTATGGGATGATATGATTAATTGGGCATTGGCAGAAGTTGATTGGGTTGAGATTGCTGAACATTTTACTTCTAAATTTGCAGAATCTTCTCTAAAAACTGAATCTCATTGTGGTAGTTGCCCCGTATGTGGATCAGAGGGTCGGGATCTTTCTAACGGAGTCAAAGATAATATGTCTTGTGAAGCTTGTGGAATATCTTATGCAAAGGCACAACCAGAAATTCAATCTCATGCTTCTAAAGCAGAAGTAATTGCTAAAGTAGCTGAACTAAATAAGTCTGCGGAAGTGCAGAGCCCCTGGAAAATTGTAACCGATCCAGCTACAGGAATTGAAAGTATCGCCAGAGTAGATAACATTCCCACCAACATGAAAGAGTCCGAAGAAGATTTGGAAAAAGAACTCCAAAAGAAATAATCATATCAAATATATCAAAAGGTAAAATATTATGGGCTCACTTTATTCAGTAAATAGTACAGATGGAAGTATCACCACAGAAGGGTCAATCACTTCAAATTCCACATCTAGTGGATTACTTTTTCCTAGATTAGATACAACTCAAAGAGACGCAATTAGTAGTCCTTTAGCGGGTATGCAGATTTATAATACAACTATAGGTGAGCCAGAAGTATATATTGGTGCTCCAGCAGGACTTCTTAATGGAGATTTTTCTGCCTGGAATCAAGGAACAGATTTTCAAAGTCCAGCACCAAATACACAATTAGCAGATCATTGGTATGCAAGTCCTACTCAGTTTGGTGCTCCAGAATATGCACGTTACCCATCAGCTGGTCCTAATCCAGTTTTTGCTGTTGCTCGTACTGCCTTTGTACTTAATAATTGTGCTTTTTACCAAGATATTCCAGCTACTCAATATAGAGGACAAACCGTTAGTTTTACTGTTAACGTTGCTTATCCAGGTGGGTCTATTCCAACTATTGGTTTAACAATGTTTGATGGGACAAATACTTATTCTGGTGGTGCTTCTAATGGGGGTCCTGTTACTCCTGTTGCTGGAGTAATTTCACTAACAGCAACAAATATTCGAGTTACAATAAATACACAAGGTGGAAATGTTGGTATACCACAAGTTACTTTCTCAAATGCAACATTAACAGGTATATCTACAAATTGGCTTTCAATGACTACTCCAGTAATAAATGCAGCTGGAGCTAATACTCAAGTTCAATTTAATAATTCTGGAGCATTTGGTGCCTCCGCTAATTTTATTTTTGATAGTGCTAATTCAAAATTAGGTGTTGGTGCTATTCCTTCTGGAACATTTAGTTTAATTAATAGTAAAGTACAAGCCTTATCTGCAATTTCTATTATTTCAACTGGTGTAGCTTCAGGAAATACTTTTCTGACCTTTGCTAATAATGATGTTACTATTGAAGGACTTTCTCTTAATTATAATTTTGGCACAAGTATTGGAACTTTGACTTCCATAGTAGATTTACAATTAACTTCAGGAAGTGGCCCAAATGGTTTATTGTATATGAAAGCAGCGGGGAATATCGGTATTAACACAAGTACTCCAAATACCTCAGCTATTCTTGATATAACATCAACTACACAGGGATTTCTCCCGCCTCGTATGACAATGACAGAAAGAAATGCAATAGCTACTCCTGCTGATGGTTTGATGATTTATCAAACAGACAATACCCCTGGAATTTATGCTAGAGTAAGTGGTGCTTGGACACAACTATAAAATAGCAGGTATATTCCCATGCAAGATCATTTGGGCCGTGAAATTCGTATAGGGGAATTGGTCTCTGTATCAGGGCATCCTGAACTTGATATTAAAGTTAATTGGATAGTAATGGGTTGGATAGATAATGGAGTAGCAGTAGAAGCTATTTTACAAAATTTTATAGATGGTAGTACAGCTTTTGTGAATATATTGGATTTGGAGAAAGAGTTTTCTTAATAAGAGGATAAAAATATGCTTGAAAAAATTTCGGGAATCTACACGCAATTACAGGAACTTAAAAAAAGTTTGAAAAAGCTTACTCCTTCTAAAGATCCTAAAGGTTATAAAGAGACTTTAGATGCTATTGAAACTGCCGAAGCCCATTATGAGAAAGCCAAGAAAAAGAAAGAAGATCGTAAAAAATTAAAACAGGAGATTAAAAATGAAACAGCACCTGAAGAAACTAAAGAAACTGTGGAAAGTAGTAAAGAAACTTCTGAAACTGAAGTAAATAAAGAATCTGCCGATTTATTGCCCGAAACAGGAACTAATTGGCCTGAAGTTCTTAAGGATAAAGAATATAAACCAATGGACCACACTAAGAAAAAAGAAGTTGTTAAAAATGTAGAAAAGAAATTAGGTCCAGCTATTATAAGTTTCAAACAAGATGATGTTGTTAAACCAGCAAGAGGATCTGAATCTCTTGGGCGTGTTATTCGTTGTGACGCAAGTGAGGAGAACCCCGCTGGACTTGTGTACGTGTTTTGGGATAGTGGAATGCTCAAAGACAGAGATGTTGCGGGTGGTTATTATCAGGCAGATTTAGTGAAGCATTCTGCTGAAGAATCTAAACCAGAACATTGCCCTTGTTGGGAAGATAAATCTGTTTATTGCCCTGAGTGTAAACCTCAAAAAACATCTGATCTCAAGTCTAATTATATAGATATGTTAAAAGATTTAAAAGACGATCATAAAGCAGCACTTGATAGGCACAACCATGTTGAGGTTGCACGTCTTGAACAAAAGATTAAAGATCTTGAACAATCTATTGCTGAGAAATTTGGTAAAGAAGCAGACATGATAGATCATCCAAGTGGAACTGAAAGGCTTGTGGCGTTGGATTTTACTCCACCAAATGATAGGGCTTCTTATAGTTCAGATGGTAAACCTGGAAATAGTGAATATATGAGTCAATGGAGTGAACCAGATAAGAGGGATTTAAACAAATAATGGCTAAAACAATTGTTCATTCTAAGAAACAATTTTGTCTTCGTGGGCATGATATATCTATAGTAGGTAGGACTAAATCAGGTAATTGTAAACAATGTAAATTAGAAGATCACTTACGAACCTACCTTCCACATCCAATATCTAAAGTCCAATTTTGTCCTAAAGGACATGATAAAGATCTAGTCGGTACATATAGTGATGGTAGTTGCATACTATGTAAAAAAGAAAAAGGAATTGAAAGGCGGAAAGATCCTTCTAAAGATTCTAGATTAAAACAAATTTGTCTTAATGGACATGACACATTTATTTGTGGAAGAAAGGATGGTTGTTGCAATATTTGTAGAGAAGAATATTTAAAAATTTATGTTATTGAACACAAAGAAAAAATGCAAGAAAGAAGTAAAGAACATTATGAAAATAATAGAGATGAGCTTTTAGTTAAACATAGAAAATATAATCAAGAACATAAAGAAGAATCTAAAATTAGAAACAAGAAATGGAGAAAAGATCATCCCGAAATTGAAGCCTTAATTAAATTAAGACAGGATGAACAACGCAAATTAAGAGAAGTATCTTGGGGTCAGGAAGGGATGCAGGAATTTTATAGAAATAAACCTAAAGGTATGACTGGGGACCATGTTATTCCTCTTCAAGCTGCTGGGGTATTTGGTTTACATGTTATTTGGAATTTACAGTATATGACTCATTTAGCCAATAGTACAAAGAAAAATAAATGTACACCAATGGAAGCAACCAAATTTTACGAAAAAATATTGATCGAAGCAGGATTAAAGGAACAATTAAAATGAGTTATAAAAAAGAAGCTTATTTAAAAAATTTAGATTGGATGACCTCAGAACTACTTAAGATTGCATCTAACAAAGATCTTTCTTTAACAGAGGAATTAAAACAAATAACGAATTTAAAACAAGAATATATCAAAAATAAGGCAGAGTTAGAAACAGAAGCAAAAAATACCTGTGCAATTTGCCAACAAGAATTTGATGATTGGAATGAATATAATGCTCATAGAGTTACGCACAAACCGGATGTAGTTAAACAACCTGGTGGTGCTCCTGTAAAAGTATCTGCTTTTAATCGTGAGTGGAATGTAACCCCCATCGTAAAAGATTCCTCAATTGGTTACGATGTGTCAGATAATACAGGTAAGAAAGTAATGCACATTAAGCCAGCCAATGGTAAACAGTGGTCTGAAGCTGAGCTTAAGCTTGCAATTCAGAATGAATTAACGCATGGATTTAAACAGGGGAAATTAACAGAGAAAGTAGCCTTCTTAGAGAAGGGTTCTAAGATTGTTATCTTGTCTACTTCAAAAGATAGGAAACAAGTCAAATTTGCTGAATTAAGCAACGGAGTTCGTGGATGGATTCCAGCTTCAAAAGTGAATATTATAGGGCAGGAAGGCCAATCTGTGCCCCATGAAGGTCATACGGACAAGGTATTGGCAATGCATGAGACTGAAGTTTTGATTGAGTGCCCCATGGCTGGTGTCCACTGGGAAAAAAAGAATGCAATATTACCTACTCATGATAATTCCACTACTCAACCTCCTGCTACACCAGAATCGCTTAATCCAGATGTAACCGCAGAAAAAGATTGCCCAGATTGTCATGGAAATTTTGCAGGAAAAGAAAATGAGAAATGTCCTACATGTGGACGATTTAGTGTAGAAGCTCTTAAACAACAAATTACTCCGCAACTTCCAACTAAGCTTCCTCCAGTTCTTCCCAATCAAAGAATGGATGTTAATGCTGCTACTGAAAAGAACGCTCGTGGCTGTGACCAATGTGAAGCAGCTATGATTAACGGTGTATTCTGCCATGAAACAGGTTGCCCAAATGCTCGTAAAGAACGAGAGCAAGAAGATATGGAGATGGAAAGTTCATTAAATAAAGTAGCTATTATTGTAGAAGAAAATGGCAAATGGTGTGTTCGTTCTCCTAAAAATAAAAATTGGAGTGGAGGATGTTTTTCCAATAGAGCTGCTGCTGAAAAAAGATTGGCAGAAGTGGAGCGAATAAAGCATATGAAAGGGTCATTACGACCTTTCAGTAAGAAAGAAGCCCTTGTAAATCCACATGCTTGTGATGCTGGATTAGGGTTGAAAGCTGAAGTCCTTGTAGATCCTTATCAAGAATTACATACACAAGTTCAAGGACTACGAGATAGAATGACTCAAGTTCAAGAAAGACTTCAATCTAATCCTTTACCTAAAGAAGCTGGTAATGGAGAACAAGATAATTCAGAACTAGATATACCAGAACTGCTTAGTGATCTTACAATGGGCATCGACCTCTTGGAAACAAAACTTCAAGGTAACGATGTTGAACAAGATGTTCATCCCGCAATTGAAGAAATGGAAAATCTTCTTTGGTCTGTAGAAGAAAAGCTTAATATTACCCCTAAACTTTCTGAAGAAGAGAAAGTTGAACCAGAACACTCTTCTTTAGTTAAAGAATTAGAAGAAAAAGAAGTAGAGAAAGAATCAACAAAAGAAGTTAAAGCAGATAGTTTGCAAACCCCCCCTCCTCCCGATCCCGACCCAAATATAGAATCTTTTTGGGATGAAACACAAAAAAGATGGCTAAAGAAAACTAAAACTCCAGGTAGTGGATCTTCCTACGGGATGTAATTCCCATGCATAAATTTTCCAAAAAAGACATCAAAGCTGATTTGAAAGAATATTCAAATCAAGTAACCAAACGAGTTAATGATTACATTGTTTCTCACCCCAATGTAATGCATGAAGTAATTCTTGCTGCCAATTCTCTTAAAAATGAAGATGAGCTTTATTTTTGGATGCAAGAAACATTAGAAAGAAATACTCCAGATATTAGAAGAGTTTGGTTAGATGCTCCTGGGAATGATATTGTTAATTGGAAAGAATTAGCCTATGCTTGGTTTAATACCGTTAAACGAGATGAAGCTCTTCCAGGAGAATTTTCTATAGAACAATTGCCTATTTTAGATAAAAAGAAAAAGCTTGATGAACTTTTAGATCAACTTTCTAAAGAGATAGACCCAACCAAAAAAGAACAAATTAAACAGCATATTACACGAATTAAGAATGCGAAACTTCTTAGAGCAGATGAGCTTGGTGAGCCAATTTCTACTTATGATCCAGGAAGAGGCCAGCAAGAGATTTCTAAATATTCACCTGAATACCAATGGTTAATGAAATTGATAACTACGGTGGTCAAAGCTGGTGTGCCTCCCGTCGAAATTAAGCAATTAGCAGAATCTTTCCCCTTCGTTACCGTCGATGATATTGGAGATTTGGCAGCTAAGATTTGGACTCTTGCCACAGAAAAATATAATATCCCACGAGAATGGCTTATTAAGAAATTACCTGAAAAGAAAGTTCAAGGGGATTTGAGAGATGAAAAATGGCCAGCCCAACGTAATACAACTTATTTTGGTATGCGCCCTTGGAATGAGACAGCCTATGAATCATGGAAAAATACTGAAGCTTCAGAAGAGAAACAAGCTTCACCCGAAACAGATCATGCATTAGCAATATCTATTGGAGAAGATGTTATTCAAGAATACTTTTTCCAAAAAGGTATACGTTGGAGCCAAGTTGTTCAATTTATTAGAGATCAAGCCCCCCAACTTACTGATGAAGATATTGTCAATTTAAAGACAGACACTAAATATAAACTAGAACAATTTAAAATACAAATAGATTCTAAAAAGAAAGGTCTTTCTCTAGATAAAGTATTACAAATTTTAGAGCAAAAAGGTTTTAAACCTGTTCATGTAGATTATAAAAGTAAAATAATAGAGTTTATGGATAAGTCTAAATTATCTTTCGATGAGGCTACAAGAAAGGCTTTAGACTTAAGCAAATACAGTTCTGCTGAATCTGAAGAACAAGAACGGAACTCCGATGCTGGCCACTCGTTTTATGATAGCCCAACTGATTTAGGAAAACAAAGAGATGGCCAGTGGCCTTCTGATACGTGGATGCCTAGTGGCCAAGCTGATAAAGATGCAGAACCTTGGGATAATATTGCTGCATCAAAGAAGATATCTAAAAAAGAATTAAAAAAGAAAGCTGATGTTTCTGGTAAAGTTGTTAACGATATCTTATATTTAATTGAACAAACTGGTGGGGTTACTTATAATTTGCAAAAAGGAAATTTAATTAATACACCTATGTTTGCAGTTAGCACACATAAAGATAAAGAACAAATTGTAGATAGTGTGGATTTTGATGTTATCGAGGGTTATATTATAAATAATCAAGATTTGTTAAATGATCCAAATAATTCATTTGCTGCGTGGAAGCACGGAAATAAAATTTATTTAGATATTGTAAATACTGTTCCAACTAAAGAAGAAGCATTACAGTTGGCCAATGCAAACAATCAAAGTTCAATTTTTAATTTACAAACTATGGAAGAAATTACAGTAGGCTTGCCAGCTTTTAGTAAGAAAGAATTAAATATTGTTAAGAATGCAGAAGAACAATTATTAACACAAGATCAACAAGATCAAATTGCTGCTTCTACAGGATCTCCAACTTATAACATAGCCCTTAATAATTTTGCAAGTGCTGTTAAAAAAGGCCATGATAAAGATAGAAGTTTGGCTTATGCAGTAGATAGTGTGAAGAATCTTGAGAAAATTGATCCTAAAAAGCTTGTAGAATTAGCTAATACCTATTTGAAAGGACTTTTGTAATACCTCTTGACAAGTAACTCATTGTCTGATATACTTAAATTAGATGGTTTAAATTAGGGGAGGATTTATGGTTAAAGTGCAACAGTATCTAAATAGCTGGGAAGTGTATCAGCAAATGTCCTATGGCCAAATTATTTATGATGTTTTTTATGGTGTTAATTCACTTGGAAAAGCTCGTATGAGAGCAATGCAATTAAATAATGGTTGACCTAAATAAGTGGAGATGCAGAAACTGCAAACATTTTCATTTGATTAACAATAGAGCATCTAATATTAAATGTTCTTTTTCTTATGATTTAGAAAATGTAAAAGTAGATTGTCATTGTGATAATTTTGCGTCTGGTGATAATTTATTGTATTTAGAACAATTATATGAATTCAATCAAGAAAAGAAACTTCCCCTGTAAGTGTAGTCATGAAGCCAAACTTCATGAATCAGTTGGTTCCCCGATCTGGGAAAATTGGTGTGGTGGGAAACTTTATCATGATGAGATATGTCGATGTCCCAAATATGTTCCAGATAATTTAAAATATTTAGAGGAAATTTATAAAAAGAATAATGGAAATTAATCGTCTGATAGATCATACGCTTCTTATTCCCTCCGCACCTCTGGGAAATTATACAGATTTGTGCCGTCAAGCAGTTAAATGGAATTTTCACAGTGTCTGTGTTTCAAGTTTCCATGTTCCATTAGTGTCTAATTTGTTACATTCATATGTTCATACAGATATGAGTGTCAATATAAAAATTTGTTCGGTAATAGGATTTCCTCATGGAATCTCTAATATAGATTCCAAAGTAACTGAGATGCAACGAGCATTTAATGATGGGGCTACTGAATTTGATTTTGTTTTAAATATATCGGCTGTAAAAACGGGTGATTGGTTGCGAATAAAGCATGAGTTTGAAACATTACGAAAAACTATTCCAACTGCACCAACGTTTCAACCTATTTTAAAAGTAATACTAGAATGTGGCTTGCTCTCCGACGATGAGATTAAACATTGTTGTGATTTAGCTATAGAGACAGGTCTTTCATATGTGAAAACATCTACTGGCTTCCTAGCAAAATTAGAGCCAAAAGAAACAGCACGATATGTCAAACTAATGGCCGATCAAGTAAAAGGATCAGGCGTATTGGTTAAGGCCAGTGGAGGAATTCGTTCGTTGATTGATCTAGAAATGATGATAGAAGCAGGAGCGTCAAGAGTAGGCACTAGCAACAGTATTAAGATAATGGAAGAATTTCAAAGGAGAGCTAAGATGGATGAAATACCTAAGATGAGTGATGAACAATTTAAAGAAATGGCTAAGATTGAAGAGGAAACTACAAAAGAAGTAGTGGGTCCTTTAGCCATTAGCCCAGAGATTCTTAAAGAAGTTAAAGAGGCTAACGAAGTTAAAGTTCCTGGTAAGAAAGATAAGAAACTAATACCCAAATCTTTTTACTGTAGTACGTGCAGAGAAAATTTCTTAGAGGACAAAGCTGATAAAAGACCAATGGGTTTCGATAGGGCGGAGGATGGATCATTGTTAAATACCTCTAAAAGATTTAGTATCTTTTGTCCTAGCTGTGCTAGATTTATCTTGATTCAAGATCCAGAAACAGACGCTAAAATTAAAGATGCAATTGATAAGGTTGGAAATAAGTAAATATGAAGAAAAGACCTTGTAAATGGTGCAAACATAACATTGAAGAACATATACCTTATTATGATACTGAGTTTTTCTTTTGCCCAGGACAACATGATGAACCACCTGAAATAATGGATTTTTATATCCCCATGACAAATCTTCAGTATTTAGAATGGATTTATAATCAAAAGGTAAGTAAAGAGGTTACATCTAAATGATCTCAACAGAGGTTCCAATGGCCCCAAAACTTACTCCTAATTTTATTATTTGTGATATATGTAAACTCTCTAATCAATTCCTTATTCAAGTGGTTGAACAGAAAGGTACATATTATTACATGGAGAAGTGCCCAAGAGAGCGTTGTAATCATGCCATTGAGTTCAAAGAGATCAATGGAAGAGAAGCCAAAAAGTGGATTGACGTACCTACCGAAGATCCCTTCGCGCAATAAGTAGTACCAAATAAAAACAAACCTATGTTAACTAAGTCTAGTTCAATCCTTGATTTTTCTTATCCATTTCTCGATCCAGCCGTATGGGATCAGGACATGAGGTTTTATGCTTATCAACGAGACTTTATTCTTCGTTTACTTGACAAGATGTACGAAACTTATTCATTAAAAGATTATGAAAAATGGGTAGATGATGTAGTTATTCTAGGTAGTCTCACAACGGCAAAGTGGCTTTTAACATCGGATATGGACGTTCACGTTCGAGTTAATCTTGATGAATTTATAAAAACAAATATGCCGAATGCTTCTAAAGAAGCAGCTTTTGCAAAACTCGATGAAACAAGAAAAGAATTCGATAGAGCAAAGATTCTTGCACCTATGACACAGCACCCAACGGAATTTTACATTGAGAGTATTGAACTTCATCCAAGTAATACTGAAGCTGTTGGAGTATATTCCCTCTATAAAGATGAATGGTTAAAAGATCCTATATTTTTCCCTGCTGAATTAGATATTGAAGAAAGTAAACGTCAAGTAGTTGAAGAGGCAGAAGCTTTAGCCCAAGAACTTGATGGCAGTTTAGGCAAAGTAAAAAGAGATATACAAAGAATAGATGAGTTAGAGAATGTTATTAAAGCGTGGGGCAAGGATAAGCAAAAATTATTTTATACTAAAATTGAGAAGAAGCTTAATGATATTGAAGAAGAGATTAAGAAAGATCTCAAGATTAAACAGGATCTCGTTGACTATCGCCATTCTAATCAAGATCCAACTTCAGAAAACGAGATTCTTTTTAAATATCTCGCCCGTCATGGATTCTTTGCAATTCTCCAAAATTTGAAAGAACTTCTTGAATCTACTGGAGGAGAAGTTACTACAGAAGAACTTCCTTTAATTGAAAAGATTATTAGTGAAGGTAGTGTAAATAAATTAGCTTCCGATAAGAAATATTGGATTTCACCTGATGGGAAGATTTATCCTTTTGAGCCACATGGGGAACATTCGCAGTGGATGACTAAGAAATTTCCAGATGGTCCTCCTGGTGATAGTGATTGGATCAGGGCAAGCACACAAGGAAGCTACATTAATGTGGAAGTTGAAGATTTACATGCTTTACCATCATACATAGATAATTTTATTATTGCTGTTGGTAGTGGACATCCGAAAATTTTGGTTAGTTCCTATAGATTTATGAATGGGGGCGATTCTTCAGTCGTAGTTCAGTATGAAGATGCTATAGAAGAAGGTATTCAAAAGGCAGTTAATAAAGCTCTATCTCATAAAAGACTTCAAACAGCTTCTATTAGTAAAATAGCTGGTGATGTGATTCGTCTTCATACCCCAAAAGGAGAAGAGGTACGAGTATATAAAAATCCTTCTCCAGATTTGGCTGAAGACATATATCGGAAAGCAAAAAATGGGGTAATGAGATATTTTGGTTCGCCTGAAGGCGATTTGTATATTTGGGATGCTTACGATTTAGATCATTATTCTGTTATGGATGCTATCGGTATTCCTACTACATCTGATAATTATGGTGGTGCAGGAGTTATAAATCTCTCATCTATTGGATGGTTACGAGCTAGACAATTAGTAGAAAGATTTAATAAAACCTCTTCTATGTCTAAATTTGCTTCTTTCATGAAGAAAGCCCAAGTAAAACCTACTTCTCAAGATAATCCAGCTTTAGGACAATGTTATATTGATCTTGATGACACCCTTGCTACTGAAAATGAAGATGGAAGTATTGGAAATTTAATGGAAGGAGCTAAAGAAGCTCTTAATACATTAAAACAAAATGGATGGAATATTGTTGTTTATTCATATCGTTCCAATGTAGATGAAGATAATGTTAAAGAATTTTTAGATAAGAATAATCTTACCTATGATTCAATTTTTATAGGAAAACCCTTGTATCAGGTCTTAGTGGATGATAGAGCAATTCAATTTAAAAATAACTGGAAAGAGATTGTAAATGAAATTGGAAAGCCCGAAAAGAAAGCTTCTTTAAGAATTGTAGCAGCATTGGGAATCAAATATTGGATTGACCCTAGTGGCAAAGAGTATGATATTTCTGGGACTGGTGGGCATTACGGATTTATAAAACAAAAATTTCCTCAAATTAAATCATTAGATGAAATTCAATCTATGGCTGATCAACTTATTGCTGATGGCTGGACTCGTATCACTTCTGGTCAAGAAACTTCAGAAGGATCTGATTTCGCTATAGAAGTTCAAGATTTAAAAAGACTTCCAAATTATCTTGATAATTTTATTGCACAGCATTATACAGGTAACGGAATTGAAATTGATGATTTAGAAGGTAATTATATTAAAGTGAATGATCCTTTTCCTTTCATTCAGAAACAAGTAAATAGAGCTTTAAGACAACCAGTAATAGCTAAAGTTTTTTCTAAAAAAGAAATTACAGCACAAACTAAGAAAGTAAAAATGGGGGAATATGGCTGCTTAATGGCCTTAGTTCCACATGAACTTGCTCAAGAGATTGTTGAGTTTGGAGTAAAAAATATTCCAGATGATGCTTTGTATATTGATGAGGATAAATTCGGGAGGGAACTCGAAGTTCATATCACCATCAAGTATGGTCTTGTAGATGATAACCCTAAAACAGCTCGTAGGATTTTTAATGATCACAAACCATTTAAAGGGAAATTGGGTAAAGTAAAACATTTCGAACCTGATGTTGAATACGCAGAATTTGATGTAGTAACGGTTGAAGTGGTCAGTGAAGATTTGGAACATATGAATAAAGAAGTGTGTGAAAAGCTTGAATGTGCTAAAGGGCTTGTGTCAGATGAATACCACCCACATATCACTTTGGCTTATGTGAAGAAAGGTTTAGGTAAAGATTTTATAGGATCTACTGAATTTGAGGGTAGAGAGATAGAACTTGATACAGTTGTATTTTCTCCTGCGGTGGGTAACAAAACATATTTTTCTATTGGCAATGAGAAAGATGGTGGGTTTGTTTTGGAAAAGATAGATAAGAATGCTGCTTTTCTTCCCTCTCTTGTCAATGCACCAGATAACAAATGGACTCCAGACTCAGATCTTGAAATTCCGCTGGAACCCGATTCGGTCTCTGATGAACAAACATATTATGCTCCATGTACGGTTGGAAAACCAAGAAGCAGCGATTTTTGGAAACAAATTTGGAACATGATAAGAAAACCTTTTAGTAAAAAAGAAGTTGAGTCGGCTTCTGATACTGAGCAAGAACAGATCGAGCAAAAGGAACTTGGAGAGAATGAAACTCTTTTAGAATACTCCAAAGGATTTCGTGATCTCAATAAGCTTGATTCTAACAAGCCAAAAACGGATTGGAGCAACCCAAATCCCCAAAGTGGAGAACCTTATTCACCTCTTCCTGTAACTTACGATGCTGTTAGTAATCCAGCTAACGAAAATTGGCGTTGGCCCTACAAGTTCACATCCAGACCTCGTGGGGATCAATCAGACGACGGAAAAACTATAGAGATGCTTCAAGAGCAGGAAAAGAGAAAGGCTTGTATAGTGAGGATTACCAGACCTTTAGAGAAAATAGCGGGTAATTATTCAAGTACTTACACTGACCAACAGGGCGAAAGTTTTTATAATGAGCAGCATATGGATAATGGGGGAGAAACAGCTTATACCAATTGGGATGCAATTGGAAATGGGGTATGGGATTTTAATCAAAATACTAATGATTTCCCTCAACAAAAGGATATGCAACCACAAACCGTGTTCTTGGATATTTTGAATAAACCATTCAATAGAACTTACCCAGGTGGAATGGCATGGTACAGTGTGACACTTTTTGACAGTCTTCCTCAAGATGGGGGAATCGAGTCTGTTAATCCAGACTAAGGTACTTTATGAAAAATGTATTAAAAGATGAAATAGGAAATAAATTTTCTAATCTTATAGTAATTTCTTATTATGGAAAAGATAAGAAAGGAAAAGCTCTTTGGAATTGCCAATGTTTTTGTGGTAATTTTGCAATAGTTGTTGGATCTAACTTACGAAGTGGAAATACAAAATCTTGTGGGTGTTTACAAAAAGAACGAGTTAGAAAAGCCAATAAAACTCATGGATTTGCTGGTGGAACTAGGGAACAGAAAAGATTTTATAGATCTTGGACAAATATGATTACTAGATGTACTAAACCTAGTATAGCAGGATATGAACATTATGGTGGTAGAGGTATTACTGTTTGTGAAAGATGGTTGCAGTTCCTTAATTTCAAAGAAGATATGTATGTTTCTTATTTAAAGCACGTAAAGGAATTTGATGAAAAGAACACAACATTAGATCGTTTTCCAAACGTAATGGGCAACTATGAACCTTCTAATTGTAGATGGGCTACTTTAAATGAGCAAATGCAAAATACAAGGGTAAGTTCTAAATCACAAGATTTTGTATCACATAATTATTGGAAGCATCTATTACATAGTGGTATAAACGCTTATATAAGAGATAACTGTGATACTCCTTTATTCAAAGAAAGATATGGATGTACTCTTTTTGAATTTAAAAAATATATTGAATCTTTGTGGAAAGAAAATATGACTTGGGAAAATCGTGGGAATGATCTTGGCACTTGGTCAATGGATCATATTAAAGAATGTAGAGAATTTGATCTGTCAAAAGGAGAAGATAGATTAAAATGTTTTCATTATTCTAACTTGCAACCTTTGTGGAATAGTGATCATTATCTTAAGTCGTCTTCTTTTTTAAACAAGATTACCAGTAGTAAATAAGATTAAGAACTAATGTAAAAATATAACTAAAAAGTGTCTATATAGGTAATACTGTTTATATACGATTTTATGTAGTAAATAACTATTGAAGCTTTAGGAGCTTACAAATGTATAATCAAAATTTTGAATCTGCAAAAAATAAAATTATTCGTGAGGCTGAACGTCAAGCAATGGGATACTTATCTAGTAAGTATGGAGTAGCTAAGTTAACAAAAGGGTCCCAAGTTGAGTTAACTCACGTAGATGGCCCTATTTCTAACACATTTGACTTTACAGGCAAGATTCGTTGCTTTGCATCTACTCCTGTCCTTGAAGGGTATTCTGATGTAGGCTTGGATTTAACTGTGAATAATAATGATGTTTCAGTTGAAAGTGAATCTACCGTTGGGGATAACATTATAAAGGCCCTAAATTCCTCAGAGGACTATTTGCCCAGTGAGGATGTGGTTACAGCAAATTTAAAAGATTTTCGGCTGATTGATTCTGGAGATAATAAGTATCTTAAAGTGGCTCATCCAGCTCTTGAAGATGCTGAGATTGGAATTGTTGGACGTAATGAGTACGAAACGTCTCCTAATAAAGCCGAATTACTTAAATCTATTGTTTCAGATTCTATTGTTCGTACAGCGTCCTATAATTATTCAATTCAGTTTACTGGGGAATTTAAAAATCCAGTTATTGAAAAATATGCGGATATTAAGCCAACAGAAAAAATTACAAAGACAGCAGAATTTCCTGGTGGCCCATGCAAAGGATGTGGAAAAGATCTTCCACTAGTTTGGGGAGAAACTTACTGTAAAGAATGTGTAGATAAAGGTTTAGCTTCTCCCGCAAAGAAATCTTGGCTTGGTGATTTAGAGGCACCAATGGAAAATGATCATCAGCATAATCTTGGTCGCATTGATGAATTAGGAAAAGCCCATTGTGTAGAATGTGATAAAACTGAAGAAGAAATTGCTAATGAATCTAATCCCGTATCAATCTCTGAAAATATGCCAAGAGCTAGTATGGCAGATACACTACAGCAATCTATGCAAGCAGAGCAACAGAAGCTTGCTGCTGAAAAAGATAAATTATCCAATCAAGCTGTTAATCAGCTTATTCCAACACTTCAATCGTTAGGATTTGGCTCTGCTAGAGTATCAGAAGTGACACCTAACCTTTCTCATTCAGATAGTGGATTTGACGGTGAAATTACAGCAATGACTTTCCTTGAAGATAAAACTAGCACTAAGCTTGTAGCATTTCCAATTAAAATTAAATCTTCCCAAATTGAATTACCCAAGTTTCCATTACTTCGAGAGTTGGTAGAGAAAGCAATAAATATAAATGAAAAACTTACTGAACAATTAACTAAAGAAGCATTGCTATCTCTTGCGAGTGTAGATGAGAAAGTAACCTATGAAGCCAATGAAGTTAAGGCAATTCTTGAAGATAAAATTGAAAAAGTAGCTACAGAGAATGCTTCTAGTGGCACACAATTTATGCCAGAGTCTGAAACTATGACTCTTCAAAAACACTTGCTCCCAGGTGATTTATCAGAGTCGATGGAAATTGGGCAAGAAATTTTTGCTGATGGACAATATTGGAAGCTTGTAAGCAAAGATTCTTCGCAGAACTCCAAGGGATCTAACGACGGAAGTTTATGGAAGTTTATTAAATGTGAAGCTCCAAAAGGCGACAAAGAACCTACCACTGTTATTCCGCAGTAATTTAGTTTAAATTTTAGGAGTCACACATGAATTCATTCTACAATCTTATTGCTAGTCTTATAAAAGAATCTGAAGAATCTACACATTCTTCTTTTAAAGTTGTTGACCCAACCCATATAGGTGATAATCCAGTAAAAGAATTATCGTTAGATGTTGTTCCTTTAAATGATGGAAATTCTATTGTTAGTCTTGCTTGGAAAGATTCTGCTGGTAAGGTTCTAGAAAAGACAACTTCTTCTGATGAAGCAAATCATATGGCCCAACTTATCAGTTCTGATTTAGCCCAAGTTGCAAAATTGACTGGTGAAGATAAATATGATGAAGCTAAAGGTATTATGCAAAATGTTTTAAAGACATATGCAGAAACTTCCGATACCCCTATTGAGACTAATGTCCCAGTGGTAACAACCACGCAGGCTGCTAAAGATGAGATGACTCTTCTCAAGAGGGCCAAAATCACCATGCAAAATTTGTGGTTTAGTAATCCAGATGAACTTTTAGAGTTCCAAACTAAGATGAAGGAACTACAACCTAAAACAGATCAAGACTCCATACCTTTATGGGACATGAACAAAGCAAAACCAGAAGAGAAAACTCCTGAGCTTGCAGCCCCATCGGTTAGTTATGACCAGCTCGAAAAGGAAAAGGCTCAATCCGAGAAAAATATTACAAAACGTATTGAAACAGAAGTTAAAGAACAGATTGAGAGTAGTTTGGAACAAAAACAAGCAACACTTTTTACTGATAAAGATAAACAACTTGTAGAAGCTTTACGTGGAGTTGGTAGGTCGTGGGAGGAAGTTCGTGATTTCATGACCAAATCTCTAAAATATGAAAAAGAGGATGTTGCTGCATATTTGGATCAATTTAGAGGCAATGAACAAGGTGAAGAGATTAATGTTGTAAAGGAAAAGTCTTTACCTACTATGCCAAAACCCCCCAAAGAACTAGTTCCCGATGAAGTTCATGAAAAGCTTCTCAAAGATCTTGATAAAGAACCCACTGAAGAAAAAAAAATTGAACCTCTTGTAAAAGAAGTTAAAGAACCTAAATTTACGCCCAAAGATATTATGGAAATTCCTGAAGAGGAAGAAGTTGAAGAAAAAGAGTCTGCTTTAAATGAGATCAGTAGGGCTGACAATTCGGAAATAAGACGGGTCGCTTCCCAAGATAAAACCGCTTTAAATCCACTTCAAGAACCAATTAAAGTAGAACCAACACAAGAAACTCCCACACAGGATACTGTTCCAATGGGAATGGGAGTCGATCATCCAACACCAAAGCCAGAAGATTGGGTTATTGTTAAATCAGATTTAAATGATGAACTTTCTTCTTTTAGAGCTAAATTTGTTAGTGAGGAAACTCATGGGGATGGTTCTAAGTGGGGTATTGTTGATAGAGATGGAGAGCTATTAACAGTAGAGATGCACCGTGTTTCTAAGGAATCGGAGGGTGCTCAAACTACAGAACCAGTATCAGCCCCTACCCTTGCACAACCAGAAGAGCCTGAAATTGCAGTAACTCCTAAAATGGAAGATTTGCATAGTGCTAGTTTGAAAGAAGCGGCTAAAGATGATGCTTGCTATGCTTGTGGTAAGCCTTCTACACATTCCTTTCAAGGTGGTAATGACCCACGAACTGGAAAATGGTGTGATAAATGTTTTGAAAAACAGACAAAAAAACATGAAAAATATGAGAAATCAGAGAAAGAATCTTCTTTAGAAGATATCAAAGCTAAAATAGTTAAGTGTATTTGTGGTCATGGCACGTTAGATCATAAAGACATGAAAGGTAAATGTGAATCTTGTAAATGTCCAGGATGGGAATTAGATAAAAATCCTGAAGTTAGAACTATTAAACAGGCAGATGAGACTTCTGACGAACTTCGTTTTGAACGAGCAGTAAATATGCTTGATAAGAAACTTATGCGTGGAAATATTCATCAAGAGGAATATGATGCTGCCTATGAAGCATTAAAGAAACAAATGTTCCCTAATGAAGCTCCATATAAAGATCTTTTAGCAATTAAAGCTGAAGTAAAAAAGCTTGAAGCCCAATTAAAAACTGCTGAAGAAGAAAAAGATGTTTGTTCTAAATGTGGTAAAGAAGTAGGTCTTATTGAGATGTCTAAATGGGTTAGAGATGGCCTGTGTAGTGAATGTAGAGGAACTGAAAAACAAGCAGCAGACCCAGTTCCTGCTGAAACTCCTAAGACAGAGTATAAAGAAGTCAAAATTAGCCCCAAATTTGTTGACAAAGAAAAAGCAGTTCCTGTCACTCCAAATATGGAGCAAATTCTAGTAAAAATGGAGTCTTTGCAATCCAAGCTTTCTGTATTAGACCAAGCCAAAGAGAAGATTAAGGCAACAACGTTAGCTGAACTACAAAAAATTGATGTTGGTGGGGAACGTTCTGCACTTGAGAAAGAATTACAAGATTCTTACGATAAATTAGGTATTCTTATTGATGCAACGGAAAGTAAGATTGTGCAATGGTCAGAAAATTTATATACCATGCAACATGAAGAAAAAGAGATCGTGCCTAAGCCCTCAACAAAAGAATTGCTTGAGAAGATCTATCAACGCTTTGCTGGGGCCGAGGAGTACGTAGAACGTGTTCTTAACGGTTTTAAATCCTTAGCTAAGAAAGTTCAAACTCAAACACTTGTTAAATGGCCTAAGAGATCCTCATTAGAACCAGTACAGAAAGAAGCTAGTGTTATGGACGATCTTAATCAGTTAAATGAAGATATGTTGAAGGCACTTCAGGCACTATCATAAAATATTTATGTCTAAATCTAAAAAACCTTTTTGTATACATGGCCATGAGATAGCTGTAGTTGGTAGAGATAAACAAGGTAATTGCATGGGTTGTACTAGACCAGTTTTACTTGGATTAAAATCTCCGCATCCTAAAAAACAAATATGTAGGCATGGGCACGACACGGCTGTTTGTGGTAGAGATAAAAGTGGGGCTTGTAAAGATTGTAAAAATATAGATAGTTGTAAAAGACAAAAAGAAGTCAAAGAGGGGAAAAGAAAAATTAAACATACTAAACAATTTTGTATCCATGGTCATGATACTTTTGTTACTGGCTTTTATAAAGACGGTTCATGTATAGAATGTGTTAAAATTCGTGATAAAGAACGTTATCAAAATAATAAAGATGAAATATTAGCCTACAATAAGATTTATTATCAAAATAATAAAGAGAAAATTTTGACACAAGTAAAAGAATGGTATTTAGATAATTTAGAACAAATTTTGTTGCAAAAGAAAAAATATGTAAAAAATAGAAAAGCCATTGATATTAATTTTAGATTAGCTTGTAATTTAAGGACTAGACTTAATTCTGCTTTAAAAAATAACTCAAAATTGGGTTCAGCCGTTAGAGATCTTGGATGTCCTATAGAGTTCTTTAAAGATTATATTGCTACAAAGTTTCATGATGGTATGACATGGGGTAACTACGGAAGTTATTGGGAATTAGATCACATAAAAGAATTAGCAGATTTTGATCTTACTGATAGAAAACAATTTTTAGAAGCTGTTAATTATAAGAATTATCAGCCTCTAACAATAGAGGAACATAAAAAGAAAACTGCTATAGGAATAACAAAAAGAGCAAAATTAGGATTAAAATAATGGATATATTATTACAACTTTTGACTGATCCTAAAGTACTTGGAATTCTTACATTGCCCGTTGTATGTATGGTTGTTGAAGCATATGTAATTTGGAAACTATTTAAATTGTATAGTGATTTACAGGAAAAACGTCATACTGAAGTTACAAAAATTAATGATGATTATATAAATCTTTCTAACGAAGTAAATAAAACACTTGATTTAGTTGTTCGTCTTGTTGGTAATAAAAGAAATGGAAATGGGGGCTGCTCCGATGGGAAGTAAAAATAAAAAACTTGAAATTGAGATTAATGATATTCATACAAATATGGTCAAATCCAGTCTGGTTCTTCGGGATCGTATCCGTGAGATACAAAACGAACTCAAAGATTGGAAAAGTGGGTTGTTAGATGAAGATAATGGAGAAAATCCTAGTATGCACTAATTGTGCAGAAAATAAATTTAGAGAAGTGTATAATTTTCAATGTGGATCAATGTTCTCTATAGATATGTATTGTAAAATTTTGAAATGCAAAGCCTGTGGAAGTTTTAAGTTAATAACAGACAAGAATTAAAAGGTAAGATAAATGAATCGCTTCGACTCTCTTGTAGAAAATGAACTCTCTATCCGATTTCCTACGCTTAATAAAGCTGCCGTTGACCCCAGTTATTGGGCACTTACTAATCTTAATATTGACTTGTATGACAATCAGATTTCCATTATTAATGATATAACAAATTTAAGTCTCCCCTATTTGGCTATCTTAGCTTCTCGCGGCTCTGGAAAAACTTATGCCGCCGCTATTGCTCTTGTAAAAGTTTGTTTGGATAACCCAGGTTTCCGAATTGGTATTTTTGGTCCTAAAGGTGAAACCTCTAAACGGTTAGTAAAAGAAGATATTATTGGGCGTATTCTTACTCCTTCTTCGTCTGTTTATAATGATATTGATTGGAACAAAACCTCCAATTCTCTAGTCACATTTAAGAATGGTTCAACGATAAAAGCTTTGTCTGCTTCCGAAACGGCAACCCAGGAATCAGAGCATTTTATGCTAATTTTAATCGACGAAGCGCAGAGAGTAAGTGACTGGGTTGTACGTGAGAAACTTGTTCCAATGCTTGGTAGTTTTTCTGTTGCAAAAACAATCAAGGTTGGAATTTCTCTTTATAAGAACAATTTTTTTCAAAGTTGTAACTCCCCAAATACAAAATATAAAGTATTAAAAAAGAATTGGAGAGAATGTGATATTTATTGGCAACAGGGTTCTATATTATACGAAGGTAACGAATACCCCAAACGTATTGTAGATTTGATGCCTCGTACTGTCAAACAGAAATATTTCCCCAACGATCCATTACTGCACTATGACAGCGTAGAAGGTTATTCAGAAGTTGAATGGAATACTCAGTACGAGATGATATGGATGGAAGATATCAATCTTGTACTTTCTGCTGAACAGCAAAAACTTTTAATATCTGGCGATTTTGATGTCCTTGAAGAAGGCCGTCCCCAACTTACTGAAAAATATTATTTCGGATTGGATACGGCTAGTGGTACTCTTCTTCCTGGTAAAAAAGATTTAGACTTCACTGTTCTTTCAATTTGGCGTAAGACACATGATAACATTAAACAATGTGTGGCTCAATTTTCTTGGCAGGGAAATGTGGTAGAACAGATGGAAGAAATAAAACAGATTATTCATCCAGAAACAGGTGTTTTTAAGTGTGTTTTTGGTCTTGCTGATTATAGTAATATTGCAATAAGTATTGTTGAAATGTTCCAGAAAGAAAAGATTCCAATAGCTGGAATAACTTTTAATGCTTCTGAACCTATTACGAAGAAAAATTATAAAAATGCCATGGTAGATCAGTTTATATTTGAGCTTGATAGTGGTAGAGTTCAATATCCGACAATGGATAAAATTGAGAATAATAAACTATTTCGAGAAGGATTTTCTCAATGGTGCTTATTGGAACGGCACAAGAGTAGAGCTGGAATTAATGACCAAATTTTTGTAGATACTTCTATGGGACACGACGATTTCACGATGTCCAACGTGCTAGGAATCTGGGCCGCCGACCAAATGAAAGCACACTCTGATAAGATTTCTAAGTCTATTAGTTCTATGGCTTCCCCTCAAGCGGGGATTTCTAATTTACATGGGCGGCATATTCCAATGCCTGGGCAACAGAACCCTCTCCAGAGCAAGTACCTTAAGGATAGGCCATAAAAATTTGAAATTTTCTGATATAGTAATAGAAGGTAGAATATTGTTAAAAGGAAAGAGTTAACAACGATTAATATGAAACCAACCAAAGTGATAGAAGAATCGAACGATTATTTAGTTTCAGTAGCAGATGAAATTTATCGGCTTAGTAATAAGTATTCTATTGATAAAAAAGATAGAGATATGCTTGGACATTATGCCGATTCACTTATGGATATTCAAAAGAAATTAGAAGGTATGAAGGATAATTGGATTGCAAAACAAGAGTTGGAAAAGAAAGAGTTAGAGAAAGAAGAGTTAGAAGAAGAGATTAAGGAGAAGATCTAATGGCACGAAAAGGAAAAGGCATACCAAAGAAAGGAACTCCACAAGCAAATTTCACAGCACCTCAGAGTTTAACTGGAGTGAAGAAAGAAGCTTCTCTTTTGAAAGAGGGAGAGTATCAAGTCACACAAACAAATAGTTTTTTCTATTCACCTGAGCTGACGAGTGAATCGTGGCTTCTTCCCAAATCACGTCAAGAAATCCTTAAATGGCCCATTCTCGAAGATCAAGAAATTTTGTGTAATGGTGTATACAAGAAAATTTCTGATGTAAAGATAGGAGATTTAGTTTTATCAAGAAAAGGTATTTGGCAAAAAGTTTTAGATATTCAACGTAAGAAAGCAGACTCCAGCGCAGTTAAACTTACAATTAAATATTGTCCTCCTGTAGAAATGGCTTCCTATCATCCTGTACTTGGGATTCAAGCTAAAGGTCAACATAGAACGTTACGAGATGCTATACGCTTTGGTTTTGTTACTCCGAAAGAAAAATTAACTTGGATTGATGCAAATCTTCTTCAAGAGGGGGATTTAGTAGCTTGTCCAAAAATTAAATTTTCTTCTACTGAAGCACCTAAAATTGATTTGTATGTTCCTACTTTAAAAGAACGTTCAATTTATAAGTTACATAAAGGACGAGTTAAAATTGTTACGCCTTCTGAGAATTCTTTAGAAGTTGTAAGTAGAGATGTAGCATATAGTATGCCAAGATTTTTACCACTTACAAATAAGGTATTAGAATTTTTGGGTTGGTATATTGCAGAAGGTCATGTTGCTGATAGCGAAGGACATAAAAATGCTATTACTTTAACTCTATCTCATGACGAGGAAAATATAGCAAAAGCTTTAAAAGAAACTTTAATTACAGAATTTCATATACCAGAACATAAAATTCATATTGGCCCACACAATGGAAGTATTCGTTTATTTGTTAATAGTTCTGTGTTAGCTGAATTTGTTGTGCAGTATTTTAATACCGGATCAAATATTAAAGATATTCCTATGTGGTTGTTTGAGTTAGAAAACAATTTAGTTCTTTCTTTTTTACGAGGATGGGTAAGGGGAGATGGAACAGTTAAAAATATTACTCCTTCACGACCTGCTATGTCCGTATGTACTGTTTCTCAATCTTTAGCCTATAAAGGTCATCTTCTTTTTAATCAAGTTGGAGTACCTGTCTGGTTTAGACAAAGAGAACAAGATTTAGCTTATATAAATAAGAAATCTAAAATCCAGATGAAATCTGTGGCACCTTTTGCATATACATTAGGTATTTCTGGGGAAAATGTTAATAAAATTTATCCTGGGAGTTATTCAAATGAAAATACAGAAGTTATGTATTTTGAAGATGACCAATACTTCTATTTTCCTGTTACTGGGGTAGAAGTATTTGATACGGATAAAGATTTTTGTTGTGTAACTACAGAAGATCATACAATTAATGTTCCATTTACCACTCATAACTGTCGTATATTCTATAATTTGGAACCGTATGTAAAACGTATTACAAATTTACATGCAGCCTATCCATTTTCCAAATTTGATTTAGTTGTCCAAGATGTTTCTGTAAAGAAATTTTATGAAGAGATGTGTTCAAATCAGCATTTCAATCTTCTCTCCTATATTTTAAGAGCTAGTATCTCTTATAACAAATTTGGTGAAGCTATTTGTTTTGGAAATATGACTCAGGATGTTGAAAATCCAAAAGGTGAAGAGAAACTGTATCGCTGGGCAAATTTTGTGTTATTGGAACCAGAACTTGTTGAAATTAAAACAGATATGCTTACGGGTACTCAAACTTTTGAATTAATTCCAACGGAAGAACTTAAAGCATTAGTATCTTCCACTCGTCCCGAAGATCAGGAGAGAGTAGAAAAATTAAAAGAGTCTTCTCCAGAACTTGTTAATGCAATTAATGATCATCGAAATATTAAGCTAGATGAGAATTGTACGTCGATGATTGCCGATCTTACAGACCCCTCTGCTACGAGGGGGACAAGTCCCATACAGTGTTTAACGGGAGATACAAAGATTCGTTTGTTGGATGGGACTTCCCCAACTTTGAAAGAACTTTTTGACCTAAAAAGAAAGAATTTTTGGGTTTATAGTATTGATAAAAATAATAGTATTGTTCCAGGACGTGCAGACGAAGTTGTTTTCACCAAAAAAGATATAGTTTATAAGATAACTTTAGATAGTGGGAATTATATTAAATGTTCTAAGGAACACCCTATTGTGCTTAGAGATGGATCTTATAAAAATGCTGAATTTCTTTCTGTGGGTGAAAGTTTGATGCCTTTATATTCCAAAATTAGTAAACTTGGGGAAGAAAGCAGAACTATTACTGGCTATGAACTTATCTATAATCCAGCCGATGATGCTTGGAAATATACTCATCGTGTGGTAGCCGATTTTATTAATGGGGCAGTTAGTAAAAAGGATATTGTTCATCATCAAAATTTTCATAAAACAGATAATACACCTGAAAATTTATTGGTCTTATCCAGAAAGGATCATATAAAATTACACAAAGCATTAGTTGAAAAAGCTAGACAGAATCCAGATTTTATAAAAAATCTAACTGCTGGGGTAATTAGGTCGTGGGAAAAAGAAGAACGGCATGAAATTCAATCAGAAAGATTAAAAGAACTTTGGGAAACTGAAGAATATAGGAATAATGCTGTTACTGCCATGCGTATAAGCAAAGCAGATCCTGAATATAGAAAGAAAACTTCTGAAACTCAAAAAATTGTGCAGCAACGTCCTGAAGTAAAAGCTAAAATAGCACAAACAAAGAATGAGAATGGCTCTTTTCTTGTACAAGGTGAGTCAATGAAACGTCGTTGGCAAGATCCAGAATATGTTGCAAAAATATTAGCTATTCGTCGTTCTCCTGAATTTAGAAAAAATGCTGCTGAAAAACAAAAACAAGTAGCAGAGAAAAAAAGACTTAACCATAAGGTTTTATCCATAGAAATTTTACCAGCAGAAGAATTATATGATATTAAATCTGTTGGAAATTTTCACAACTTTGCTTTGGATTGTGGTGTGTTCGTTCACAACTGTTTATTTAAGGCCCTCATACTTCAGGACTGGATACGTCTCGCTCAATCCGCTTACGCACAAAATTATGTGTTCCCAAAAGAGTTGTGGACTATTGGAGATTTAGCTTCCAATACTATGCCAAGTGAGCAGGATATTAGTAACTGGAAAAATTTAATTAATCAATCTATTCAGAATCCCCCATTTAGTATTTTTGCTCCCCCCATTGTTAAATATGAACCATTAAGTGTTATGGGAAAACAATTTCCTCTTAATGCTGAATATGATTACATTCAAGATCAATTGCTTGTTGGTATGGGTGTGAACAAGAACGTTATCTTAGGAGAAGGCCCCAATTTTGGTAATAGCAAAACAATGGCATTACATGCCCTTGTTATGCAATATAAAACCGTAAGAGATAAATTTGAAGATTGGATGATAAACCATTTCTTTAGACCTATTGCAGAAAAGAATAATTTTTATACTGTTGATCCTGCTACTGGTAAAAAAGAATTAATTCTCCCACAGATCTCTTGGTATAAATCTTTGGATATTGAAGATGAAGATGCGGAAAAAGACAGAATGATGGATCTTCATGATAAGGGCCTTATTTCTACAAAGACTCTTTTCGCTAAATTTCCTGAGCTTGATTTTGAAACTGAAAGACAAAATCTTGAACAAGAAAGAGGTACTATTTTTGATAAGGGTGGTGGGAAAGATCGTATACCCGCAAAAATTAGTAAACCTTCTGGCGGTGGAGAAGTAGGTGCCGGTGGGGGTGGAATGGGTGGGGAAATGCCCGAACCAGTAGAACCTATAGAACCAATTGAACCTGGAGAAGAAGGTGCAGAAGGAGTAGGTGAAGAAGTACCAGGAGAAGTTGGAGCAACACCAGAAATGGTAGAAGCTCCCGAAGGCGGAGCTGTTGAGTTGGCCGCACCTGAAAGATAATGTTTTTAAGTACATGTAGAAATTGTAATTGTTTACATTATTATGGAAATTCTGAGAGTGAGTATGTTCCAATACATTGTTATTGCCCAAAACTTTTAAATGGTGCTTCTGAGTGTTTAGGTTATGAACCTAGAAATAACTTAGAATACCTAGAATACTTATATGATAAGAAACGAAAAGGAGAGATAAATGTTTAATAGTGTTACAACGGCTAATGTGTTAGCAACAAATAATCCTATTTGGAATTATAATACAACTACTGGAATAGATCCTTCGTATTCTCCCAATACAAATCCTTATCCTTATACTTATACGACTACTACAACTAGCCCTAGCACAATTATACCTACTACCAAAAGATGTAGAGATTGTAATCATGCCCACCTTAATGATCAGTGTGTTGAATTTTCCGATTGGGGGGCAGTTACGTTTGTAAATTGCCAATGCAAAGAATATACACCAAAAGATAACCTAGAATATTTAGAACATTTATATGATAAAAAAGAAAGAAGTAAAGATCCATCAGCGTTTTAATAGTGTTTGCAAGACGTGCAAATGTTCTCCTAGTTGGCATACTTCTAAAAATACTTCTTGTCTAAATTATCAACATAGAGATAGTGAATATTTGGGGAGAATTTGTCGAACTAATAGATGTATTTGTTTGAGATATATCCCATCAGATAATTTAGAGTATTTGGAATGGTGTTATGAAAGAAAAGAAAGTACATCTTCTTTGTAATTGTTATCATTCTTATGAAGACCATAAAGATTTAGGTAGTATTGAAACTTACCAACAAGGAATTCTTATAGAAGATAAACCTGCTATATCTTGGTGTATCTGGTCACAAACGGGGAAATGCCCTTGTGATTTCTATACTCCAATGTCCAATCTTGAGTATTTCGAATATTTGTATAATAAAAATTTATAAGGAATTTTATGAGAAAATTACTAGCTATGTTGCTAACTAGCACGATAGTTTTAAGTTCTTCTAGTTGTGCCAATGCAAAAATGAATTACGAAAGAGCCACTAATCGAGCACTTAAAGCTTCTGTACTTATTCATATAAAAGCTAAAATTAAAAATAAAGAAGGTAAAGAACAAATTTTACGTGGCGGATGTTCTGGCACATTTATTTCTAAGGATGAAATACTGTCTGCTGGGCATTGTTTTCAACCCACTGTTCCCTCACAAATTTGGATTAGGGATATAAATGGAAAATCATATACAGCAGAAGTAATTAAGTTAGATGCCCTCCACGATTTAAGTCTTCTTCGTGTAAAAGGATTACGTCATAAATATGTCAAATTAGGTAAACATTTAAAAGTTGGAGAAGAGATTATAAATGTTGGAAGCCCATTTAATATGGAATTTTTAGTTTCTCATGGTATTGTATCTGCTTTAAATGTTGAAATAGAATTATATAAAAGTTTATACATAGTAACAGATGCTGCCATTAATTCAGGTTCTTCTGGTGGAGGTGTTTTTAATTATAGAGGAGAATTAGTGGGAGTTAATGCAATGACTGAAGGCAGTTCTTTTAGTTGGTCAGGAATAACTTTAGCGGTTTCTATTCAAGATGTCCGACATTTTCTAGGTAAATAATATGGCATTAAATAAGATTGGAAGTTCCTATAAATTGAAAGTAATTAAATATGGTGGTTTCACTATAGACCCTAATTATATTTCAGAGATTTTATTGAAACAATGGCCCAAAAAACAACTGACAATTGACGATCTTCATACTGCTATCAAGCAAATTGGGGTCGTGGATTACGGGCCAGATGATTTGTCTGTATTAATTGGAAGGTTGGAAGCAGTAGGTTTTTCAGTTACAAAGTAACGTAGTAGGTAATATTGTTTTTGATGTAAAAATATAACTAAAAGTGGTGTATATAGGGAATATTGTTTATATACGATTTTTTAGTCATTTAACTTAATTAAAAGGATAAGATAAGGTGGGTATTATGCAAGAGAAACCAAAAAAAGAAGATGAATATTTAATCGTAGGATCTGATGGGCAAGAAGAGCTTAATATCCCGATATTAATGGGTTCTTTGCTTACACAGCTTATGGGATTTTCTATAGATTGTGCTCGTATGGCTGTTCAAAATGAACAAGCATTTAAACAATTTGAACGTAGTGTTAAAGATAAAAATTATAATTTAATTAAAATGGCTTCTAAGATTTTGGCTGAACATGGGTACAATGAGCCTGGAAGATAATGCCAATTAGACGAATTAAGAATATTTTTAATTTCGAATTGTGCAGGAATTGTGAACATTATTTTTTAAGTCATACTGATGTGGATAAAAAACCAGGTAAATGTATTTATATGGCTTTTAAGAATTTTACTCTAGCTTGTAAATGTGCAGAATTTTTACCTAAAGAGAACTTGAAGTATTTAGAGTACCTTTATGATAAGCAAAACATATAATTTTTCAGGGTACATGCAAATAGTAGAAGAAACAAATAGAGATAGGTGCCGAACATGCAAGCATTCACGTTTTGATCACGCTACCTGTTCACGAAAAGGGAAGAAGCCCTGCTTGTGGATAAAAATTCTAAGTAATCCAAGACCAAATTTTGATTGTAAATGCCCTAATTTTTTAACAAGTGATAATCTCGAATATTTGGAACTAAAATATGACCAATTGGGAAGAAAAACTAGCCGAAAAAGCTCAAAAAATAAACAGGCTAAATAAACAGGCTGTAGGAAATACTCGTCAGGATATGTCCTTACCAGTATTGGAAGATTTAGCTTCCCAGGGGTATCAGATTGTAGAATGGGACTCAGGCGCGTCTAGGCACTCACGTTGCGTCGATCTAAATCGTCAAAAGTGGAATATAGAAGATTTTGTAGGGGGTTTAAATTTTTCGGCCCCCTTATTCGAAAAATCGCATCCAGGCGATATTAATTGTACATTGATTGTCTCTGGCCCAAACTTGTCTGATGTTCGTGTTGATTCATATGGAAACACCGACACAAGTATTTCAACACCACAATATGCACCAAAAACAAAGACTCCTGTTGCTCCTAAACGAGTTAGGCAAGCACCTGTTCAAAAACCAAAACAAGTTAATGTTCCTTTAGAACCAAAGAAAAAATATCAATATGTTCCTAAAAAAGAATGGGAACAAATCCCAGAGCAGCCTTCTTTACACGATGTTACTGAGGAAGCAATACCTCCTAAGAAAGAATTGACAGATGAAGAATGGGATGAAATCAAGAATTTTAATGTTGAAACAAGTTTGAATAAGGCTCGAAATTTGCTTAAGGGAATTGTTGAGGAATAATTATGTCATTACAAAAAATTGGTTCTTCATGGAAGATTTTAAAAACTGCCGCAGCAGTGGAAGAATTATTGATTGATCGTCCTATGGAAGAAAAGGTTCCAGGATCTTCACATATCATTGAACCTAAAAACGAACAGTTTTTGTATCTGAGGGCTCGTGCAATTTCAAGTTATGAAACAAATGGAGCTAACGGCAATTGGGATGCGTTTGGTTGGGATGATCTTTTAAAAAGTTATGCTTCTTTTCAAGGAAAGGGATTGTACATAGACCATTCGGCTGATTCGGTTTTGAAAGCCGTGGGCAGACTCATCGACTCATATCCTGTTGAAGATCCAGAGACTGGTGAGAAATATATTGAAGTATTAGCGAAGCTCGATAAATATTTATTTCCTGAACTAGCGAGGCAAGTTCAAACTGGTATTTTGAACACGGTGAGTATGGGTTGTTTTAAAGAAGGGACCCAAATTTTACTATCCGATCATACCTTTAAAAATATCGAAGATATCAAAGTAGGGGATAAAGTTTTAAATCATTTAGGTCTTTCTGATGAAGTAATTGAAACAATGATTAGACCTTATGACGGGTTAATGTATACTTTAAAACTTTTAGGATTTACAAAACTTCCTATTACTGCCACAAATGAACATCCTTTTTGGAGCATAAAAAAAGAGAACATAATTAATATTTTAAATTCTGTCTCTTTAGTTGAGGCAGGGCATAGTATTACTGGGCAATCCCTAGAAAAAATAGCCAGTAATGCTAAATATTTTGAGTGGATATCTGCTGAGAATCTTCGTCCAGGGGATTATGTATCTTTTCCCTTTTCTAAAGAAGAAAAAACCCCCGATAATATAACTAAAGAGTTTGCACGTCTTTTAGGTTGGTATCTTGCAGAGGGCAATATTATTTATTATAAATGTTACCCATGTAGAAAAGTAAATAAGATTTGTCGTTGCAATTTAGTTGGTGGAGCAATGTTTACTTTGCATATAAAAGAAGCCAAATATGCTAAAGAGATTAAAACCCTTATTAGCTCTATTACTAAAAAGAAAGTAACTATAAAGAAATATCCAAAATTAAATGCTTGCCGTATTTTTATATATGATAAAGAACTGGCAGAAAAATTAATGCAATTAGGTGGAGAAAAAGCTAAAACTAAAAAGCTTGATCCCTCTGTTCTTTTATGGAATATTGAATTCCAAAAAGAACTTCTAGGAGCATTTCTTTGCGGGGATGGCTGCTATAGCGATTATGAAGAGATAAATAGAAAAGATGCTCATCCCCATATTAGACGTGCCTATTTGGAAACTGCTTCCCAAGCTTTTATTTATCAGATGGCATGGTTATTTTGTCGTGCTTCTCTTCTTTTTGCATTAGAAGAAAAGCATTATAAAGAAAAAATAGCTAATTTTAAAAGTGGCACTAAAACAATTGCTGCCTCTAGAACATATAGAATTTGTATTTCAGGGGAATCATTACATGAAATGGCAAAATATTGTGATAAGATTCCTACTGGTTTGCCTGTAGGTGGTAATAAACAACAGAAACTTTTAGTAAATAATTATTTAATGATCCCAATTAGTGGTATTGAAGTAGAAGATCAAAAATTACTTGTCTATAATTTTAGTGTTAAAGAGAAAAATTCTTATCTTGTTAATGGTGTTGCTGTTCACAATTGTTCCGTTGATGAAAGTGCGTGTAGCGTGTGTGGTTTGGTTCTTCATTCAGATGCTGATCCACGTTGTAAACATCTTGAAGCATTTTCTTTGGGACATGAGTTTGATGCTGAAGTTGATAATCTTAAGTATAACATTTCTAAAGGTCAAAAAGTTAAAGCCATGTCTTTAAATAGTGGGATTGCATTCAATGAATTGTCTTTGGTTGGAATTCCCGCAGACCCTAAAGCGATTGTGAAAACAATTTTAAGCAATATGAGAAGCAGACTTTCGAAAACCGCCGCTCTTTCTAAAGATGAGCAACAAGATTTTGTAAAACAATTTGAAGGTCTTTTAACTAAAGTAGATTCAGAGACAGCAAAAAATTTGAAGGCTGAGTTCTGCGGAATTTGCCCAACTACTGATAAAGAAGCACAAGAATCATCCAAGGAGTCATCCATGTCAGATAAGAATATTGTATCCGAAGATCAAAAAAAGATTTTATCAAAAATTTCCGCCCTAGAAATGGAGCAACTTGAGAGCTATATTCAGCATAAAACCAAGAAAGCTAACGAAGTAGTTAATAAAGAAGTGGTTGCTGATGCCACTAAGAAAGAAGAAACATTTCTATCTAGAATTGTGGCTAAAGTAAAAGATAGCTTTGCTGCTCAATTATTGGAAAAGAAAGTTGAAGCAGTGGCTAAAGAGGAATTGGGAAAAGAAACAGCTAAAACAGAATTTGTCAAATGTCCAAACTGTGATAGTGTTGCTGCCCGTAAAGTGGGGGATGAAGTTACGTGTGTAACATGTGATTATGGGAAGAAAAAAGATAAGAAATCTTCCATCTCAGCCAAATTTAATGAAGATAAAAATAATGTACTTGCTTCTACTTGGTCAGTGTATGAAGATGCTAAGTGCCTATTAGATGCTTCTCTTAAAGATATTTGGGGTAGTACATTTGAAACACTTTCTTTTGATGATCAGAAATGGGCAACCAGTGAAGCATATGGTAAAGAGGTTGTTGCTCGTTATACTAAAGAAGGAATTGAGAAATTGGCTGATTTATGGGATGTAACACATAAATTAAATAAAACCGCAAAAGGTCCAGAACTAGGACCTGATGGTAGTTATGCAAAACCTTCTACTGGCACAAATAATAAAGAACACAATGTTAAAAATTCCCCAGTAACAAAACCAGGACAGGAACAAGCTCAAAAAGGTCCAGCAGCACCAGCAGGTACAGATGCTAAGACTGATCCACAATTTAAAATGCCAGGGCAGGAAAAGGGTCAAACAGGACCTGCCGCCCCTAAAGCAAAAGAAGTAAAAACAGATTATTCAGAACCTAAGCCTGAAGCTGAAGGTAAAGAAGTTACCACTACTCCTAAGAATCCAGAAGAGAAGAAACTGGAGAAATCAGAGAAAGAGGTTGAAACTTCTTATGTAGCTAAGGGAACTGAGGAAATGGAAGCTGAAGAGAAGGGTTCTAAAAAAGAAGCAGCAACAAAATGTCCCGAATGTGGTGAGATGCTGGAATATGGACGACATAGTATGAATGGTAAACCTTGCAAATTAGTTGATGAAAAGAAAGCCTCTGTTAATTATAAAGAAGCTAATGCACAAATTAAGTGGTCTTCAATGACACCCGAAGCACAAGAATTTATTAAGAAGCATGTAGAAAAACATATTAAAGAAGATGGAATGGAACGAGCCCAAGCGGTAGCAGCAGCCTATTCTGAAGCTAGAGAAAAGGGTATGGATGTTCCAAAGAAATCATCTCAGGAGACTATTATGGAAAAGAAAGCAGCTGATAAACCAACAGAAGCAGTTGATGGATCTACTTTACCAGAAGGTACGAAAAAATTTGATGCAAAACCAGATGAATCTGTTAAGGGTACAACTTTACCAGAAGAAGGCAAATCTGCTACTCCTGAAACAAGTGTTGATGGGGATAAAGTAAATAAGACACCTAATTTAACTAAGGAACCAGATCAAGCAGTAAAGGATAAAAAGGAACCTTCTTCTAATCCCTCTAGCAAGCCTGATGAAGCTGTTAAAGGTAAAACAGAACATACTACTCCTAATCTTACAAAAGAGCCAGATGTGGCTGTTAATAAATCTGCTGCAACTGAAATGCCTCCTACACCTGAACACGCAGATCCTTTAGTTGATGATGTTAAGGTTGAAGAGAAACCTGCTGGAGTTCCTGAGCACGAAACTGAGAATTTAGCTCTCCCTGGTGATACTCCTAAAGAAGAAGTTTCTGCATTTGATAAAGCAGATAAACTTGATATTGGTGAAGGATACTCTGCTCATAAGGACAAAGAATCTAAAGAAGTTATTATTGAGAAAGATGGCAAGGAAGTTAAAAGATTGCCAGATGGTTTTGGTAAAGAAGTTGGTGAAGTGCTTAAGCTTATGAAAGCTGTTCTTGGTCTTCCTCCAGTTGAGGAAAAAAAGCCTGAGATGGCTCCCGCTATGCCAGAAGCTCCTAAGATGGAAGAGGCTCCTAAAGTTGAAGAGCATCCCGCACTTGAAGAAGCTCATGAAGATGAAATGGGTATGAAAGAATCTGCTCTTAAAACTCGTGAGGAAGCTATTTCTAAGAAAGAGGCCGAACTAAAAGCTATTGAAGTTAAGGCTCAAGAGGAAGAGAAAGCAAAGAAATTTGCTGCTATTCTTTCTGCACGTTCTGAACGATGCCAGAAAATTGTTGCTAATATGGTTGACAAAAATGTTCTTCAATTGAGCCCAGATGTACTAGATAGTGAACTTAAATCTGGTACTTATCTATTAGATGCTCGTCATAAAGCTATGACTCATGCAATTAAGGCCAAGCATAAAGAATTACTTGCCTTCGATGATATGGCGTTAAAGGCCATGGAAAAAGCTATTGAAGAACTTCCAATGCCCTCTTCTACAGTTAATGAGAAGAAAGCCACTCGTGTCCCTTATTTGACTTATGATCCTAGTGATCATGACGAAGTTGGAAATATTTTTAGAAGTATGGGCACATTAAAACATAAGACAATTAATGATGTACCTAAAAAATAAACATGGCTAGACCTAAATCTCAATTTTGTAAACATGGTCATGACACAAATATTTATGGAAGAGATTCCAGAAATGCTTGTAATGATTGTAAAAGGCAATGGAGTTTAGAAAACTCTAATTATTATAAAGAATATTTTCAAGAACATAGAGATATTCTTTTGGCTAAAATGAAAGATTATCGTACTGAAAATGGCCCTATTTTAGCACTCAAACAAAAAGAATGGTGGGATAATCATAGAGAACAAAAGGCCGAAATTGATAGGCAATATTTTATAAATAATCGAGAAAAATGTTTAGCATACAATATCAAAAATCAGACAAATAGAAATCTTAGAGAGGTAGCTTGGACAGACTGGGATAATATAATTGAATTTTATAAAAATAAACCAGATGATATGGTTGGGGATCATTATATTCCATTGCAAGGTAAAAAAGTATCTGGATTACATGTTTCTTGGAATTTACAATGTCTTACACAAACCCAGAATGCCCGAAAGCATAATAAATGCAATTTACTTGAAGTGTCAGAATGGTATGGTAAGTTGTTAGAAGAAGCAGGATTAAAATAGATTTGAATAAAACCTAGGTTCAAAATTTGTTATATTGGAAAATTTATAACATCTTATTCGTTTCATGTTTAGCCTCGTTTAAAAGTATAAAAGATAAACAATTTTCCACACATGTTGTGTGGCCTTTAAATAAGTACCCCTCAACTAAGAAAAGACTAGACTCGCCTGTTACAAAACACAAAATAAAAAACAAGGAGTCTATTATGGCAATACGTCAGATTAAGGAAGTTAACCGCAGCGGCGGTGCCAAAATTCTCTCTGGGAATATTGTTGGTGGAATGGCATTACAGATTAATGCAGATGGAACAGTTCAGCCTTGGGTCAAAACCAATACAACTGGTAAGCCCTATGGTCTTGCAATTGAATCAAATGTATTTTTCCCACTCCAACCCTCAAATGGTGAAGTAGCTGGTCAAGGTTTTGATTACACGAATTTTAATAGGGGAGGTCTCGAATCCGTTTATTTAAACGGTGGAGATTTCGTCCTGTTTGATGATGGTCGTGGATCACCTTACGCAGCCACAACGTATGCAGTTAATGCTCCAGTATACACGTCTAGTGCAACAGATGGTATTATCACATCTGCTACCACAACGGGCGTTATTGTTGGATATGTTGTTGGTTACGATACTGCTACCAATCCTACCCAGTTGGAAATTAAGTCAATTCTCTAATTTTAATTAGAGTTTAGTTGTAAACAAGATTGGCCGTGAGGCTGACTTGTAATTTAAAGGAGATTTATATGAATGACAAGCTGAATGTTACAGCTTCATCCGAGGTACTTTCAAGTGCCCAAGTTGAAGAAAAACTAACTCGGCTGATGAATTCGCCTGGGGGTCTTCAAAAGATCGCCCAACAGATTTTGAAAGAATCTCCTATCCATACACAACCATAAACGTCTGTCTTCTCAGTAATGAGAATGGGAAAAAATCAACTATATCGGTGGAAACCTGATGGTGAACTTGCACGTTCGTTATCAAGACAATACCGAGGAAAGACTTGAAGATGTTTTCAAGAATCCGTAGAGACTACACGTTGATCTCCTAATAAAATAGGATGAAGATATAGTCCGATCTATATAGAAATATATAGTTAACATAATGGTTATCGCCCCTAAAGCGAGACCTTCTGTATGAAGGCCGTATTCGTCAGCTATTCCAAACCTACAAGTTGGCATTGGGTGAGGAAGCTGTTTTCGATGCTGATCTCGATGTTCCTGCTGCATCTATTAGTGTAGAAGGACTTCCCCAACAGCTCGAAGTTCTAGCTGATCGTATTCGTGTTGAAACGTCGCCTATTTCGACTCGACCTATGATTAGATGGAATGAAAGTAATTTTAGGAAATATGATGTTCTTAACAGAACTTAACACAATGGGTTCCTAATCTCGAAAGAGATTTAGTAAAACTCTACCATATGCAAGGACATCCTTTTATGATATAATTAATAAGAGGACAATTTGCAGGAAAGGTTGAAAATGATTAATTGCGAAGTTTGCCAGAATTCTTTTTTAAAGATTACTAAAACACATTTGCTTACACATGGTATGGCTTTTGATATCTATAGGCAGAAATTTCCACTTGCTATTTTAGAAGATTCTTCTCTTAATGTTAAGAGAATAAGTTCAGCTAAAAAGACTTGTATGGAAAAGTATGGTGTTTCTAATCCCAGTCAAGTTAAAGAATTTCAAGACAAACGACGTGTTAAAGTTTCAGAAAAATGGCAAGATCCAGATAGTAAATATAATTCAGAAGAATACCAAAATTCTTGGAAAGAGATGATTTCAGATTTCCAAGATAAAGCAGTAGAAAATAGAAAAGAATCTAATTTAAATAAGTATGGTGTTGAATCTACTTTGTCTGTTCCAGAAATTCAATTAAAAACTAGAGATGGTGTTTTTAATAAATATGGAGTAGATAACGTAATGAAGGTTAGAGAGATTGCTCATGAATGTCTTTCTAATGGTTGTGAAAGACCAAACTATGCTGAGAAACAGATTCTTAATTTAGGTTTTTCTGAAATTGAATATACTGGAGATGCTACTTTTCAAGTAATTTTAAATGATGGGCATGTAAAATATCCTGACTTTGTTGTAAAAAATTCTAATAAATTGATTGAGTTATTTGGAGAACATTTTCATTCTAAAGATGAAGAAGTTAAAGTAATTCAACAATACAAAGAAGTCGGGCATGAATGTCTTGTTATTTGGAGTTATGAGTTAAAAGATGTCTTGAAACTTAAAAATAAAATTATTAATTATCTTCAAAATCCTCAGAGACTAAACGTAGAGCCCCTTAAACAGGGTGAAGTCATAGTCCATCCTCATTAGTAATAATGAGAGATAATTAGAAATAATTATCCGCCTACCTCAGTAGGTCATAAAGTAATAGACAGCAAGAACGTGCAAAAGCCTCAATCATGCTACAGGAAGATACTCGTGGTTATCAGTTGATTCTGTTCGCCTCCGGCTTAACGAATCAGACCCCAGTAGCTTCACTCGCAGGTACGAGTGCTGCAACAAACAACCCTACGGTATTTTCCGCAGGTGGAACAAAACTTACGATGGAAGCCCTAGCAACTGGTATTGTTACTCTAAGCTCAAAGCTTTTGGTTCCTTCCAAACTATGGATCAATCCATTCACACGTAAGGATCTAATTCTATTCAATACGACTACTTCTGGTACAGGCGGGGCAGGAATCTTCGCTCCTAATTTCCAGGACATGGCCCTCAAAGCTGGTCGCGTAGGTGGAATTATGGGTGTTGACGTTCTAGAGTCCGTCGTTGTTCCTTCTTCAGAGTGTTACGTTCTCGCTCCCGCTGATTATCTTGGCGTGTTGGCTGTTCGTACTGACCTCTTAGTTGAAACGATGAAGGATAAACTTCTAAAAATAGTTTCTAATATTTTTAATGTCCTTCTAAAATTCTGCTAATTCGAAGAAAACCTGACTGCCGAAAGGCAAAAGGCAACTTCGAGCTAACCCTTAGAAATAAGGAAATGTGTAGAGATCATACACAGAATATCGAAAGATAATGACATGATCCGAACTTCATAGAAATATGAAGAGTTAATCAGAAATGATTAACCGCTTTCTTTGCAAAGAGAGTCGTAACATAATGGTTAATAAGATGGCAGATGTCTTCGCTAAAATAAAACAAGTGTGCAAGAAATTGTACCTCCAAATGGTGAAGTAAAATTAGGCCGTATCGGTGGAACTCTTACCAAGTAATGTTGAAGACAATACCGAGGAAAGACTGAAGAAGTTTTCAGAATCCGTAGAGACTAAACGCCTGACTCCGAAAGGATGAAGTTATAGTCCGAACTTCATAGAAATATGAAGAAGTAATTAGAAATAATTACTCGCCTTGATAAAAGGTTTAAGTAACAGGAAGATTTGGGAAGATATTGGGTTTCTTGTTCGATATGCAAAGGGAATTGTTCGTATTACACTTCCGTAAGCTATTGAAAAACATCTTTAAAAGATGTTGATATATAGGAGGGATTATTGCTAATCCCTCCTAGTATATCAATAAAAAGGCTTGAAATGTAGACTAATTTGTGATATACTTAATATATGAAATATTTAAGATGTAAATATTGCGTAAAAGCTCCAAAAAATAGTTTCTTCTTAGAGAAATTTTGTGATGAAATTTGTCATAATAAATCTATTGGGAATGTTCCTGATTGTAAAGGCCATAAAAATATAATTTGTTTATTTTGTGGTAAACAGTTTGGTAAAATTGCAAGTTCTAAAAGTGAATATTGCAGTAAAGAATGTTGGCTTACTTATCAAACAATTAATCGCTTAAATGTTCCCGAAAAACTTAGAAATGGTTCTGCTGTCGTTGGGGTAGTTAAATATAATTCCCCAGATAAAGATATTTCTAAAGTAGCAATTTCTTTAATTGGAAAAGCTATATCAGGTATTTATGCCATTATTCATAAAATCAGTAAGAAAGCTTATATTGGTTCTGCTATTAATGTAGAGAAACGTTGGTCAGAACATAAGCATGATTTATATTTAAATGATCATGATAATGACTATTTACAAAAGTCTTGGAATAAGTATGGAGAAAAAGCTTTCGAATGTGTTATTTTAGAAGAAGTTTTAGAGCATTCTAAGCTTTTAGAAAGAGAGCAATATTATATTGATGAATTTAAAACCTATGAAGATTGGAATGGGTATAATATTCGCAAAGTAGCTGAAAGCAATTTTGGTCTAAAACACAAACCAGAAACTCTTATTAAAATGTGTAAAGCTCAAGCAGTTAGAAGGGAATTAGAGAAAGCCCTTGACAAATAGATAAAGATCTGATACAATAAATATATGGATTTTCCATCTGATTTGAAAATTGATAATTCTTTAATTCGCCATGTTAAATGTACTGGTTGTGGTCATTATGATCATTATTTGTGTAAAAATGGGGAAAGAATTTGTTATAAATTAGAAACTGTGGATTGGATAATTTGTAAATGCCCAAGAAATATGGGTAATTTAGAATACCTAGAATATCTTTATAAAATAACTAAGTTTGTTTAGTGGGCTAGTAGCTCAATTAGGAGAGCGCGACACCTGCAATGTCGAGGCAGCAGGGGCAGAACCTGTCTGGTCCACCAAACAAATTAAGTTTATTTCGTTCAAGAGTAGCACAATGGCAGTGCTCTCGGCTGTTAACCGAAGGGTTGTAATTTTATATTTAATATGTTATAATAAATATATGCCTTATAAAGATCCTAATCAACAAAGAGAATTTAATCGAGTTTGGATAGCTAAAAGACGTATTGAGTGGCTTTTGGCTAATGGTCCGTGTACTAAATGTGGTTCTTGGGACGATTTAAATATAGATCATATAGATCCCAAATTAAAAATTAGTCATAAAGTTTGGTCTTGGTCTAAAGAAAGAAGAGAAATTGAATTGGCTAAGTGTCAGGTATTATGTAATCCTTGCCATAAATTAAAAACATTTAAAGATATGGGGTATGGAAAACATAATGCGAGTGGTTATAATCGTGGGTGTCGTTGTAGAATTTGCACCGATGATGTGGTAGCTAAAAATGCTGCATGGAGAAAACGTACAGGTAGACGATAGTTTCTTTAGCTGCGAGGTAACTCAATGGTAGAGTGTCTGTCTGTTAAACAGAAGGTTACAAGTTCGAATCTTGTCCTCGCAGCCAAATAAATTTATTCCCCCAATGCTTCGGCATTGGGCTCAGAGCCTATAAAGCTCTTGATAAAGCCCTATAGGGTCATCCCCTGTAGGCACAATTTAATCTCGACCGTCCTAAATTCTGTATCTTTTGGAACAGCCTTAAATCTATAAGGATTTAATAGGGTTAGGTTGAGAACAATTTCGCTCCCAAGTGATCAAGTGATCATTCTAGTCTCATAAGCTAGAGGGCTACGTGCGATTCGTAGGGGTGCAACCATTTGTTAGGATGTTCTAACATTAGCAAGTAAGACCTATGCAGTAAATATGTATGTGCAAGATAGCCTGTATAGGCGTTGCACAGATTTCTCACCTAAACGCCTCGATTAGAATAATAAACCGAGTTGTCCTTAGATAAGAGTTCAAAAATATTAAAATTCAAGGAGATACAAAAAATGTCAACACTTATTCGTTCTATTAAAAATGAAGGCACTGTAAATGTGACGCTTCGCGTTCCTGGATTTGATCCAACAAATCTAATAACCGTTGTTTCTGGAGCTACAGTTGACCTTCTTCCATTGTTAACTGCTGATGAATTTACCTCTATGCAAGCAGAATTAGCTGACTTGGTTGCTTCTGGTAAATTTTCAACACAAGACACTGTAGATAGTAGTTCACTTATTGGAACTGTTTCAAACTCACAAGATTATTCTGGAGCGCATTCCTATCAGGCCGCTTCCGCAGATCTTACATTGTCTGCTGGTGCTGGTAGTAGCACTGACCCAAAATACCTAGCAGCTTCGATGTGGAATTTGTTTGGAGGCAGTCTTACCAAAACAAAACCATATCTTGGTGGGGTTATTGGGGCTTATAGTATTACAGGAACACTTTCTACTACGTATCCTGCTGGTGCAGTTCTTGCTCAAATTACTGATGGTGTAACAGAAGCAGATGGTGCAGTAGTTGCTTACATTGATGGCGATTCCGCATTAACAACTGCTAATGCTGCATTTAAAGTAATGAACAACAATTCAACTCCCGGATCGGGTTTCCATTGGGGTTTGGATTTAAGTGGTGCAACACATGATGGATATCCTGCTGTAGCTTTTCTTGATGGAGAAGTTCGTTTCTCTAATGGTACAAAAGTTACTGTTTCAGGTGATACGATTGTGTTTACTAATGCAGGTGGAACAAAGCACGTTACGTTAACAATGATTCCATAAGTTAAAAGAATAGTTTTTAAAATGGTAATGGCAGGGGATTAAGTAGTTAAAAATAATTCGGTATGAAACAGGTGGGAGAACTTAGAAGCTCCCGCCTGTGGAGTGCCACTTCTAAGGAGTTAATTTTATGGCTAAAGGATGGAAAAAGCAATTTTGTATTTATGGCCACGACACATTTATATGTGGTAAAACTAAAAATAGTCAATGCAACCAATGTATAGATGAAAGGCATCCAGGGTCTATTGGTCGTCCTAAACAGCAATTTTGTTCAAGAGGGCATGATACTTTTATATGTGGTAGAGATGAATGGAGCGAATGCCATTTATGTAAAATAAAATATAGACTTGAACATAAAGAAGAAAAAAGATCATATAATGAAAAATATAGGCAGGAACATTTAGAAGAACTTAAAGAATATGCAAAAATTTATTTTCAAATTAATAAGCAAGAAATTAAAATTAGAAGAAGAGAATATCATAGTCAATATTATCTAGATAATTTAGCAAAAGCTAAAGAATATTATCTAACTCATCTTGAGGAAATCTTAGAGTATCATAGAAAATATTTCCAAGATCACAAAGATGAAATTTATATTAAATCAAAAGAATATAGGGATGCTCATCCAGAAGTACATAGATTATCAAATACAAAACAAGAAATAAAAAGAAAATCTAGAATTCCTAAATTTGGTCAAAGAGGAATTAAAACATTCTATACCAATAAACCCAATGGTATGGAAATAGATCATTATATTCCTTTGCAAGGTGATTTTGTATCTGGGTTACATGTTATTTGGAATCTACAATATTTGACTCCACATGCTAATAGGGTTAAAAATAATAATATAGATTTATTAGAAGCTTCTGAGTGGTATGGTAAATTGTTAGAACAAGCAGGACTAAAAGATAAAAAGCCAAAGAAAAGAGGACGAAAAAGATAATGGAAAAGCAAAAAAGATATCGTGTCTGTATTAAAAATGCTAAAGAGTGTAGTACTACTTTGAAATTTTTAGATTTGAATGTTACCTATTCAAATGGCTTTTCCCAACCATTAGAGGTCAAAGAGGGTCAGGAAATACCTTTTGATGTCTTGGATGATGAGGACGTAAGAAAGAGTTTTAAAGTAGGAAGTCTTAAGGGCTATCTTAATGGAAAATGGATAGAAGAAATTCCAGAAGAAAAACTCGTTTTACATGTAGAATCTATTGAACAAAATACACAAATTTTACCAACACAAACAGAAGTTCCTCCACAACAAATTTTACCTGAAGTAAAGATAGTGAATCAAGTTTCTGTATCCCAAAGTGAACCTATTACAGATTTGACAAAAGTATTTTCTTACGAAGATTTCTGCAAATTGTCACATTTCTTAAAGTTGCGTTTCATCAAGGAGAACGGGAATATAGATCTACTAAAAGAAATCTCAAGTAAAACACCCTCAAGTCAGTTTAAGAACAACCTCACGTTACGTCTTTCAAATTTACAGGTGAAATAGTATGGTTACTAAAAGTGGAATTTATAAAATTCTAAATAAAGTAAATGGTAAACCATATATTGGATCTGCTATTGATTTCTCTAAAAGATGGTGTGAACATAAACGTTTATTGAGAAAAGATCTGCATCATAATCCTCATTTGCAAGCTGCCTGGAACAAATATGGTGAAGAAGCATTTGAATTTTCTGTAATAGAAAGAATTGAAAATCCAACAAAAGAATTGCTAGAAATAAGAGAGCAATATTGGATGGACTATTATAATAGTGTTAATCCAGAAATTGGCTATAATATAGCACCAAAAGCTGGTACAAGTTTGGGCCTTAAACGTTCTAAAGAATCTCGTGAAAAGATGAGTGTGAAGAAAAAAATTCAATTTTTAGGGGCGGGAAACCCATTTTTTGGGAAACACCATACAGAAGAAGCCAAAGAGAAAAATCGTCTGGCACATTTAGGTAAATCTAGCTCAACAGGTCATACCCTATCTCAAGAACATAAAGATATTTTAAAAAAAGCTGCTATTGAAAGATGGAAAGATCCTATTTATAGAGCACATATGATTGAAGTAAGATTAGGTAAACCTTCTCCAAATAAAGGAAAAAAGTATAATCAAGTGCCTTGGAATAAAGGGCTACCAGATGCTATTAAATCTTGGAATACTGGTTTAACAAAAGAGACAGATCCTCGATTACAAAAACAATCTGATAGTATTAAAAAAACATTGAAATTGAAGTTTGGGGGAAACTAAGATGGGAAATGTAATACCTCCCGAATATAATACCCCGCTTGACGCTGATCAGCTTAACAGCTCAATACCAATTTCTGTATTATATTCTGTTACCCCCGATAATCGTTTTATTCCCGTCAGAGCAGATGCACAGGGTGCTCTTTCTATTTCGGGAACTATTTCTGTTGGAACTGTTACTATAGAGGGTGTTGATCCTGTAGATAGTTCTTCCCATCCATTAGCAATAGTTAATTTTGGTCCTGATGGATATGCTCTTCGTTCTGCTATATTTGATGGCGGAAATCAATTAATTGTTAACCCAGATGGGAGTATAAATGTAGCAGGATCTTCCACTCCTACAGTTCTTGATAATGGGTCAATTACGGCTGGACAAACAGTAGGTTTAAATTCTGCTCTTTTATATGGATTTAATGGAGTAACTTGGGAAAGAATAGATTCAACATCTAATCGTCTTGTTGTTGATGGGTCACAAGTAACACAACCAGTATCTGGAATTGTAATTGCTAAAATAGAAGATACATCTGGTAATAGTTTAACATCCACAAGTGGATCACTTAATGTAAATATTACTGGTGGAGTTTCTTCTGGGGAGCAACATACTTTAGATTCTTCTGGAGATACTTATACTCCAGGAACAACAAAAGGTACTGCTGTTGCAGCAAGAGTTGTTTCAAGTTCCCCTTCTTTAACAGCAACTCAATTTTCTGATTTAACTCTTACTACAGCAGGAAGATTAATTGTAGATGGTAGTCAGGTAACGCAACCAGTAAGTGGAATTGTTACAGCTAATCAGGGTACACCTAATACAGCGTCTAACAAATGGCCAATAGAAATTGTAGATTCGGCGGGTGTAAATATAGCTACAGTTGATGCAACTGGAGATTTACAAGTTGATGTTAATAATTTTCCTGCAACTATAGCTATAACTCAATCAACTTCACCTTGGGTTGTTTCTCTTTCTTCTACAACTATTACTGGGACTGTAGCTGTTACACAGAGCACAAGTCCCTGGGTTATATCTGGTACAGTAACAGCAAATGCAGGAACTAATTTAAATACTTCAGCTTTAGCTTTGGATACTACAGTAGCAGCTTTAGAAGTTTCTCAAGGATCAACAACATCTGGTGAAAAGGGAATCCTTATTCAAGCTGCTGCAACAACAAGTCCACCAACATATATAAATGGGCAAACAAGTCCTTTAACATTAACCCTTGCTGGAAGATTGCGTTCTGATATTGGTGGATTTGGTGGAACTGATGTAACACTTGGTCAGAAAACAATGGCATCTTCGATGCCAGTTGTTATAGCTTCTGATCAATCTGATGTAGGAATTAATATAGATAAGTATGGTGGTACATCTACTACATTAGGACAGAAGGTAATGGCTAGTTCTATTCCTGTTACATTAGCAATTGATCAACCAACTTTAAGTGTTTCTGTTACAGGATCAACCGATTTAGCTTCTGGAAAAGTTTTTTATGCTGCAATTGATAATTATAATTTAGCTACTGCTGGTTCTAATAATCCCATATTCTTATTTAAAAATCCAATAGGTAGTGGAAAGACTATGAACGTTTTTTCTGTAACTGGAAATTGCAAGGTAACTAATGTACAAGTAACTTTTCTTATGTTTAAAAATCCAACAATTACAACTGATGGAACACCTTTTACTCCCGCTAATGCTAATTTTGGAAGTAGTAATATTTCAGTTGCGAATATTTTTAAAAGTTCCACAGTTTCGTCCAGTGGTACTTTGGTTGTAATAGACCAAGTAGGACAAAATTCTAATTCTTCAAACATGGTTATTATTGAACAAATAGCTGTATCTCCAGGTCAAACTATGCTCATTGCAGGTAATCCCTTTTCAAACAATAGGGCAGTAATTCTGAGTGTCGGTTGGACAGAGAATTAATATGCAGACAATGTTGATTAATTCATGGGTGGATTTTAAAATATTAGTAAGTACAAAAGCACTTTTAATGCAATATATGGAAAAGGTAGATACTTATGAGATATTTGCTCCAGAAGCACAAACATTTTTATGGAATATCTCTTTATTAAAAAATAGTGATGATGCTGTAGATTTTGAGACAAATTACAAAGCTTCTTGTAATCAACCTTTAGAATATAGAAGTACAGATGGCCTCCCCAAAGTAGCAAATGCTTTATTTACAGATATTGCTAGTTATTGGGTAGATGGAGAAAATGGAGTTTTATCTATCCCAGCAGGTCAAACAGGATATGTAAAAACACATTTTCCAGCTCCTTTTAAATTAAATGGCGTGGATGTTCATTGGTCTGGTTCAAATATTGGTGACAGTATACTATTTGAGGTTGGTTTGTATACGGGTGATATTTCTGATGAATCCACATTTGTTCCTTTAGCTCAATTTTCTAATAAATATCGTATTATGGGGGAAGGAACTAAGATGTTTGAAGTTCCCACAGTTAAAACAGTTTCTCCTACTTATAATGGATTAGATGTTTATATTCGAACTACTTATGTTAATGCGGGGTCAAGTAATGCTACCTTGTTAGTTAATCTTCTTGGGTATAAATAATGTTTAGTAAAGATTTAATAAAGCCAGGGGATATATTGTTATTCCGTGTGATTCTTAGTTCTTCTTGGTCTTCAAAATTTATTGGTTGGGCGCAAAGATTATTTGGTGGTGTACCAAAAGGATTTGGGTATTGCCATGTTGCTCTGGTTGATCAAGATACTGATTTAATGTTAGAAGCAAGATGGCCAAAAACTAGAGTTTCTAAAATAGATTTAAATAAATTAAATAAAGAATATGGTATTGAATTATATAGGGTAAGAAAAATTACAGATGAACAAATAGAACAAGTAATTATGTGGTTGCACAATCATCTTGACGAATGGTATGACATTCCTCTTTTTTTGACGGGATTTTTAGATTCTAAACATTCTGAGATATGTAGCACTTTTATATCTCATGCCTTTCAAGATGCGGGGTTAGAAATTCCAGTTAATAATTGGCATAAGAAATTAGTTGTTCCAAATGATTTCTATGAAGATACTATTACATTAGATCGAATTGCTTAAGAGGTTATATGGCATGTCCTACTTGTTCACGCAAAAGATACAAAGAAAAGGTAGTCAAAAAAGGCAAACGAGCCTTTTTGGTGCGTGTCTGCTTAGGCTGCGATACTGAGTATGGATTAATTTCTGTTAGGAAATCGAAGGCTACGAATTTGTGGGTTGAAAAAGAAAATGATGACGATGAAGATAAATAATTTATTTAGGAGAACATAAATGTATCCCAACATAGAGTCAGACTACAGTTCATGGCTAGAAGTACGTGCCGATCTATCTACGACTACTTATTATATAATGTATGATTACCAGTACCTTCCGTTTGTAATTGATACTACAGGTAAAATTGTTTATCGAACTGGCGTTCAGCGATTTAAACCAGCTTCTGATAATGTTCTTTTATCTGGGGTAAAAGCTTCTAAAGCCATTCAAGATATTACATATACGGCAAATAGATATGGAACATCCGAAAATTCTATTACCGTTGCTTATGTAAATACTATTGCTACTGCAACAGGAACAGCTACTGTGGTTGATTATACAAAATTAACTGGAGCAGTCTTAACAGTTAACGAAGTTCGTTTAACAGAGGGGGTAGATTGGACCACTTCAGTAGATAATTCTACAACAGCTACATCTCTAGCGTTAGCTATTTCATCCGCAACTGCTGCAACATTTTCTACAGCTTCTGCTGTTAGTAATGTAATTACAATTACAGCTAATACAGCAGGTACACTTGGCAATTTCATTTCTTTAAATACCTCGGATACAATAAATCTTACTGTTTCTGGTAATTCATTATCTGGTGGAACAGGTGGAGCTGGATTTGAAACTGTTTCTGTTACGGGGCTTGCAATTACTGTTAATATGACAGGTGGAGTATCTTCCGCAGCTCAAATTCTTAAAGCACTTACACTTTCTTCTGCTGCTTCTGAATTGGTATCTTTTGTAATTTCTGGAGATGGTGGGAATGCACAATCTGCTGTTGGAGCGACTAATTTAGCTAATGGTACAAATGCAGTTACAACTTTGTCTGATTTTGAAACCAATGTTAAAAGTGGTGCCACTCTAGTAGCAAGTATTGATCAAGCAATTACAATATCAATCTAAGAGGATAAATTATGTCGCTCAGTGTGCCTCAGCCCCCGTTTATATCCAACGTCACAACTAATTCATTTTTAGTGACAGTGACCCCAGACAACAACCCCCCAGGCACGTTCTATGCTATTCAGGTAATTTTTAGTGGAACTGGCGGGTTCGTTGAAAGTACTGGAATAATTCAACCTGTTCAATTGTGGCTTAATACCACAATGATAAAAGTTATTAATACAACTCCAGGAACGAATTATTCTGTTCGCCTAGCTGCTGCTATCGATAGTATTGGAACAAATGCAACGGCATTTGGTACTGTTACAAGTTTGACTACGTTAACAGGAGTCAATGGTCCAAATCCAAGTCAATTTTCTACTTCTGAACAGCAAGTAATTTCTCAGAGTAGAAAACTCATGCCAGAAATTTTTAGTAGAAATACACAAGATTACCAGATTTTGGCATTTTCAAATTTGATTTTGGCTGATATTAATTTCATGCCACCTTTAACAAATTTGACATTTGATAGTGTGGCTAATGATCCTAATTTGGCTAATCTTTTATATTTTGGAATTTCTTTATTTGCAGATTTGTTTTATCAACAAAGGGCTGGTTTGGAGGACTTCGCGTACAATGATAACGGAATTTCCTTGAATATAAATCAGGTGGAAAAAATAAATCAATCATACGTGAATATGTTGCAATTCTACGATAAGATGAAAATGAATTACAAAAAGACTGTTGTGTTTAAAGTGGGTGCAGCCGGTTTGGGCCACAGCCGCTTCCAGTCACAAATCGGTCAATTTTTAAAAATCAGCCTTGGTTGTTTCTTGGATACTACTCGAATACTCACTTCTCTTGGCTATATGCCATTGACAAAGGTGAAAGTTGGTATGAAAGTTTTATCTTCCGATGGGAAATTTCATAAAGTTTATGACAAAATTTCAAAATACATTTCAGAGCCTATGTATGATATTAGAGTTGGGAAACGAATTTTGAAAATGACAGGCAATCATGAGGTTCTTCTTTTTGATCAAAGATGGGTTCCTGCTAGTGACTTAAAAGTTGGGGATTCTTGTTTAGTAGGTATCAATTTAGTTACCCAGCAAATTACAAATATTACTACCTTTGATTACACAGGAAAGGTTTATGATTTGAGTGTTGAGGGGCAGCATTCCTATAATGCAGACGGTGTGATTGTCCATAATTCAGCATTTTCATGGAATTCTCCGTAGTAGATAACAATGATTAAAGGCATTGCAAAATAATGCTTTTTATGATATATTTATAATGATAGGTATGTATACTACATTTCAACGAATTTTAGATGAGTACCCAAATAAAGAACTTCTAAAAGAAGAACTTACTGTTGAATCTTATTCTATTTTATTGAAAAAGTGGAAATGCGGGTCTGTTATTATTAAGCGATTAAAAGAACATTTCAATATTCAACAAGATTACGCAACTATTCGATTAAAAGCTGATGCAAAACGAGTTGAAAATGGGAGTGCTCGTAGATTGCAAAAGAGATTTCGTTGGATTGAATCTTTAAATGTGCAAGAGTTAATTGATAAAGTTAAAAATAGTAATATGACAGATGTTGCCGCTGAATTAAATATTTCTCGCCATATTTTAGAAGGGCATTTAAGACGAAATGGTTTTGAACAAGAAGGTTCTTATAATCGTAGTAATTTGAATTGGAACGAAGGCCATACAAAAGAGACAGATCCTCGTATAAAAATTAATGCTGAAAATCTATCAGAATCCCGTAAGAAACTATTTGCAGAAGGCAAATTAAAACGTCCTGATTATTTTATGACTCCTGAGCAAATTCAAGCTAGACAGGAGAAAAGTCAACAAACACACATTGAAAAATTTGGTAATGCATTTGGTCCAGGAGCAGGATGGAATTCTGGATTAACAAAAGAAGATAGTCCTATTATTGCAAAAGCAGCTAAGAAACAATCTAAAACTAGAAAAAGACTTATTGCTTCTGGTGAAATTGATAAATGGGCTTGGATTGGTGCTTCTAAATTTGATCATACAAAAATTGAAGTGGCTATTGAAGAAGAATTAACAAAACGAAATATTCCTTTTGAAACCCAAAAAGTTTTATTTAATAAATTTTTAGTTGACGCAGTTATTGAAGAATATAAAATTATTATTTTTTCAGATGGCTGTTACTGGCATGGTTGTTTAGAGCATAAGGTAAATGAATTTGCAGGTATTGCCAAACGTCGGGCTATAGATAAATCTCAGAATGCTTATTTAACAAAATGTGGTTACAAAGTCTTCCGTTTTTGGGAGCATGAAATTAAAAAAGACGTTAAAGCCTGTGTAAATCAGATTGAAGCCCATATCAATGAGCAGAAAAATGTTCAATAGTTCCTGTAGAGTTTGTGGGCATGATGATTGTCATGGATTAAGTCAAATGCTACCATGTGAACGTGAACGAGTTGCTGTAGCTGCAAGGATTTTAGGTGGTGTTTATAAACCATGGTGTATGCAGTATGTTCCATCTGACAATCTTGAGTATTTAGAATTTCTGTATGAAAAGAAAAAAGAAGTTAAAATTTAGAACTAATAACCCACGGTGTCGTATATGTGGATTTTACCATGATCTACATAGCACTTATATTGAAAATGCTTGTAACGATTGGGTCCCCAGTGACAATCTAGAATACCTCGAATATCTATATGTTAAGAAAAGTACCATATAGTTTTGTTGGTTTAGATGAAAGATGTTGCCGTACCTGCGGCCATGAACATTGGCGTAAAATAGATATTAAAGATATTACTCCTGAAGATTTAGAAGAAATAACAGAATCTAGAATGCCTTGGGCACATTGTAAGAATTGGAATGAAGGATGTAGATGTAGAAAATGGCTTCCTTTAGATAATTTAGAATACTTAGAGAGGAAATATGAAACGAAGCAAAAATCAAAGTCCTAGATTTGACAAAATTCTTTATGAGTGCCACTATAATACTATTTTAAAAGCAATTGACACTATGTTCTTCCATGACGAATCGAAATCGAAATTCTGGATGATATGCACAAACCCACTACTTGGGAATATGTCGCCTATTTCCATGTTGAAACTCGGCAGATATCAGAAGTTGCTTGATTTTATCTATACACAAATGAATGAGAATATGGCTCCAAGATAAAGATAAGTAAAGGAGAAGATAACGATGGCAATTAAAGGATCTAAAAAGCAATTTTGTACCCATGGCCATGATACCTTTGTTTGTGGTCGAACCAAAAATAGTATGTGTAATGATTGCAGAAAGGCTTATCGTACAAAATATGGTAATGAATATCATAAAAAATGGGAAAAAGAAAATCCTGATAAAATAAGAGGCTATAGATTAAAACATACGTTTAATATATCATTAGAAGATTATAATAAGCTATTTCAAGATCAAAAAGGTCTTTGTAGAATATGTAAAAAACATCAAAGTCAATTAAATGAAATTTTAGTAATTGATCATAATCATGATACTGATGAGATTAGAGGGTTACTTTGTCGATCTTGTAATATGGCACTTGGGTTACTTAAAGATAATAAAATATTTTTACAAAATGCGTTAGATTATTTATCATAAAATAAGAATTTTGATTGGATAAGATTAAAAGGGGATAAGAATGGAATTTTTACAGAAAATAAAACAATTAACTTTATCAAAAATTAAGCATATTTTAGTTTTAAGTGGGGTAATTTTGTTAGCCCTCTTAGGCTACAGATTTTGGGTACATCACGCAAGGAAGGTAGACCAGAACATCACCAACACGATCCTACAGCCCAATGAACAGCGCAAAGCCATAATCGACCCCATTAAACATAAAATTACTACCGTGACAAAAGATAAGAATGGCAAAGAAATAACACATAGTACTTATCTACCTGATCGTCCAATTGCAATTGTTGAGACAAATGATGGTAAAGTAAAGATCGAATCGAGGAAATTTGGACCTGAGATGCGCCCCTATCTCGGAATTGGGGTTGATAACAAATTTAGAGCTGGTTTGGGATTGGATGTTTTTTATTGGAATAAATTTGATCTAGGATTTGGATTAGGGATTTACCCATCCTCTTCTCTTGCCTTAAATGATGTTACGGCTAATATGAATATTTCATATAACATTTATAGTCATACAAGTTTGGGAGTTAGCATTAATTCTCAAAAATATCCTGGACTTGTACTTAAAGTACGATTTTAATGAAAAAGAAACAACCTCGATATCGTTGGGTTTTATTTGGTATGAGTGGATCATGGAGTGAATATTGGCTTCGTACTAATAGTAAAAAAGATGCTTTATCTGAAGCGGTTAAACATTTAAAATTTGGACATAACGCAATTTTGGAAGATACTAAAACAAATAAAGTTTTTGAAGTAAAACTTAAGAAATAACAAATAAATTTTAAGGAATTCCGCGACCCTAGGCCGTTATAGTATCCTTGTCAAATACTTATAATGTTTTTCTTCAAAGGTTATTTGGGGAAGAAGATTAGATAATTTTTAAAGATTGTTGTTCATTTAAAAGAATAGTGTTGCAAAAGACATCTGTAAAGTCCTGAATTAAAAACCCAATACATCTCTGTAAACTGAGGTCCAAAAATGGAACAACCATTGCGTGGTCAGTATAAAGTTAGTTTTAATATTGATATTGAATCTGATGATGCCCTTAATCTATCAGACCTATCGTTCCTATTAACAGAAGGGGTAGGTGAGGGGTTAGCAGCTAAGCTTTCTCATTTGTCAGTTGAAAAAATCGAGAAAACTGGAAAAACAAATGCAAAATTATTCAAGATTGGGGATAAAATTCAGATTAATCAAGATATTAAAATACAAGCTTCTATTTATGAGGATGACGGGTATATGTTTATTGGTGAACCAACTGAAAGTGCAAATATGATTGGTGAGCAAGAAGTGACAATTTCAGCAGGAAGTATTGGATATGTGAATAAAGATCGAGGAGAAAATATTCAAATTGTAGATTTGGATCTTCCTGTAGTTGCATCACTTATTGATGTGGACACAGATGAAGTAATAGAAGCAAAAGTTAATGTTGATTTTATTACTTTAAGTTCAGATATGCTTGAGAAAGTTGATTCAGAAGGTGGAAAATAATATGAGTTTGAATACACCCGTTTCACCTACTCTTCTTGGAATTACCGCTAGTTCTGCAATGGTAGTAAAAAATGCTGATGGAAATCCAGGAGGCACTTTTTATTCTTGGCAGGTTAGCTATACCGTAGGATTAAATGCTGTTGTACAGTACCTTATGTCGGATGGATCTTTTTCTCCAATTCCTGTGTGGCTTGGTCTCTCATCAATTACAGCAGAAGAACTTGTCCCAAATACTGCATTCTTTGTTGCTTTGGCTGCTGCGTCAGATGTCTTAGGAACTGGCGCAACTTCTTATGGACCTGTTGCATCCGCTACTACATTAGCTTCTATACCTTTATTTCTTCCATTTTCAGGTGTATATTCAACTCAGGTTACAGCAAATTGGCAAGTTAATTCAAATCCACAAGACACTGAGTTCTTTGTTCAGATTTCTCCTGATCCTTCTTTTATTTTTAATGTAACAAATAGTGGTTGGATTACAGATACCTCTTTCCTTTTTACAAATCTTTTGCCTAGTACAGTTTATTATGCTCGTGTAAAAGCTCGAAATAGTGTATTGGTAGAAACAGCTTATACAAGTTTGGGATCTGTGACTACTCATGTAGGTCCATCTACGGTTATGGGAACCCGTTCAACAAATCTCTTGGCCAATCGTGGATTTTTAATTGAATGGTCTGCAAATGTTGAACCAAATATTGTTTTATATAGAGTATATAGAAGCAGTTCTCCTACGGATGATTCATCATTTCAAGTTATTGCAACAACGCCAGCTAATGTAACTTCTTATGTGGATAATGTAAGTTTCACTTTTGGAATTACTTGGTATTATAAAGTAACTGCTGTTGATACGGGGAATAATTCAAGTTCATTGGAATTGACGAATCCCGTTCAGGATATGTCGTTTTCCCAATTTTCTGAGCAGCCTTTTCCGACGACAATTCTTTCAAATAGTATAGTAAATCAAGAAACTCCAAGTGGGGCAGTAGATGGAGCAAATACTTTATTTACAACTAGCTTCCCATATAGAACTGGAAGTTTGCAGATTTATCTAAACGGGGCACAAATGATATTAGGAGTTGACTATACGGTTAGTATTCCGCAACAATTTATTTTTATTGTGGCTCCAGTAAGTGGCGATTTTATTCGCGTAAGCTATTTAAAGTTCTAGGTTGGGTTTTCCGCCGATAAATTGATGTAAAAATATAATTAAATTGCGTATATATACATAGGGACGATAAGACATGGCACCAAATTTCCAGCACATTTTAGGCTATGAACAAATACGACCGCTTTCAATTACTACGTCACTTATAGATATTGATGCTGATCTCACTTTTAATGAACATCAAGCTTTGTCACTTCGGCTTGAGAATTTAGTTTCTGATCCTGTTGCTGGGAATCCAGGTCGTTTAATTTGGAGAAGCGATGTAAATGAAGTGTTTGTTGATAATGGAACCTCGTTTGTTCCTGTTGCTACAGGTGCAGATGTTTCATCTATTAATGGTTTAACAGGCGATATAACTTTATCAGCGGGTACAAATATAAGTATATCTTCACTTGGAAATACTATAACGATTTCTTCTCCAAATACATTATTAGCTTCTAATTTTGTAATAGGAGAAACTCCAAGTGGAACATTAAATGGAATTAATAAGATATTTACATTAGCGAATACCCCCCTATCAGATAAAGAATCTGTTTTTTCGAATGGTGTTAAACTTAAAAGAGGCCCTTTAAATGTAAAAGATTATTTTATTTTGGGTGGCACAATTACATTTTCATCTGCCCCCCAATCTATGGATATTTTACTAGTTGATTACATTATGTAAAAAGGAAAGAATATTAAATGGCTGCGCCAATTAAACAGTTTTGCCCACAGGGACATGATACTTTCATTTTTGGAAGAGCTAAAAATGGCCAATGTAATGGTTGTAAAAGACCAGTTTCTTTGGGATTAAAAACTCCAATTTCAAGAAAAACCCAATTTTGTCCTAAAGGCCATGATAAAGACATTGTAGGAAGAACTAAAGATGGATATTGTAGAGAATGTAGTAAATTAAAGCAACGTAAAGATCCTACAAAAGATTCTCGTATTAAACAATTTTGTCCGAAAGGTCACGATACATTTGCAGTAGGAAGAGATAAATATAATGGATGTTGTATTGAATGCCAAAGATTAGCTGAAAAAGAATTTGGGAAAAAATTTTATGAAGAAAATAAAGATGCTATTTCAGCTAGGAATAAAGAATATAGAGGGGAACATAAGGAAGAACTTAAATTAAAATCTAAGGAATGGAGAGATAAGAATAAAGAGATACTTAAACTTAGAAACAGAAAAAGGTATGAAAAGAATAAAAAACAAATTTTAGAACGTAATAAACAATGGGCTAAAGAAAATCCAGAAAAAGTTATAACCATGAGAAAAAGATGGGAAAAGGCACATCGTAATGTAATTAAAGCTTCAAAAATAAAAACCAAAATAAATCGTAAATTACGTGTTCCTTTATGGGCCGATTGGAATAAAATTATAGAGTTTTATGATAAAATGCCAGATGATATGGTAGGAGATCATTACATTCCTTTACAAGGTGATGAAGTAAGTGGATTACATGTATCATGGAACTTACAGTATTTAACTCCACATGATAATACTATTAAATATAATAAAGCAAATTTAGTAGAAATTTCAAAATGGTATGGTAAAATTTTAGAACAAGCAGGTTTAAAATAGATTTAGTTGTATTCTTATGATGAGAATATGATTTAGATTTTTTAAAGAAATGATGAATTTTAGGTATGTATAGATAAGTAATAAAAATATAATGAGGTAATTAAATATGAGTGTTACGGCGATTAGGGGCGATTCTCAGCTCCAAAATGATACATTAACAAATGATAGTTTAAAAAATAGAACAACTGACCTTACTATTAGTACAGTTGCAGCAGATAAAAATATTCTATTGCAACCAAATGGCACAGGTATTGTTCATAGTACAAAAGATGTTAAAACGGATGAAAATTTTGTTTTAACAGATACTAAGAAAGTTATTTTAGGTAATAGTAATGATGCTTGGGTTCGATATAATACTGATGTGCCTGGTATTATGTTGGAGAGTGATAGTGCTCAAACAACATATTTAATGTCCCCAAGACGATTTTCATTATTTGCAAACGCTGAACTTGATGGTTCAGGTGATTATTATCCAACTATTGAGATGATTGAAACCTCTGGTACAGAGGCTTTAAACTTCCTTGTTAATACTGGAAAAGAGTTCCATTTCAAGGAAGTAGCAACTGATCTGTTGACTTTAAATAGTACTGCGGCCACATTTGGAGTAAATGTTGTAGTTCCAGCACATTCAATTACACAAGCTGAAACTTATTCATTGGCACCTTCTAATCAAGGTATTGCCTCTGATGAAACATTGTCTGCTGGTGCAGGGAAAGACTTTGCTTCTGGTACTGCATATCTAGCCTCTATAATGGGTAATGTTCACGGAGATAGCCTTACCAAAAATGCCAATTATATTGGTGGTGTTATTGGTGCAGACAGTGTTACAGGAGCCAAAGCTACTACCTATCCTAAAGGTGCTGTTTTAGCTCAGATTACAGATGGTGTAACTGAGTCTGATGGTGCAGTAGTTGCTTATATTGATGGAGATAGTTCTCTAACACTTGCAAATGCTGCTTTTAAAGCAATGCAGAATAACTCTACTCCAGGATCTGGATTTACTTATGGATTGGATTTATTTGGTGCAGCCCATAATGGGTATCTTGAACTTTCAATTAAAAATGCAGCTATTCGTATGGACCATGAAGTTTGTATTTTGAATGGTTCTGGAGCACCAGTTGATGCTGTAACTGGGGCAGGATTTACTGAAAAGGGTTCATTGTATATTGATAATTCTACTGGAAAGATGTATGCAAATACAGGAAGTAAAGCAGTTCCTGCTTGGACGGCATTTGAATCTGGTGCAGGTTCTGTAGCATTTGCTGATACTACTGAAGTAGTTTTGGAAAAAGTTAACGAAACTCCTAATGATGTTCTTACAGTATTCACTGTTGATAATACACTTGTATCTGGATCAGAAATGGTCTATTTAAATGGTAGTGTTCAGCAAAAAGGTTCTGGAAATGATTATACTGTTACGGGTACTAACCCAGGTCAGATTACATTTGAAGCTGGAAATGCCCCTAAAACAGGAAGTGTTGTACTAGTTACTTATTGGAAATCATAATAGATAGTTATCTATTAGATAAAAATAAGTAGAATAAAAATTCGAAAAGTATGATATACTAATGAAGAGCAGTAGAGGTTTACCCCCTTTATTGCTCTTCGGTATATTATTAAAATAGGAGATCAGAGATGACAAAGAAAAGCAATGAAGCAGTTGAAGCTACAGTTGTAGAAAATAATTCTACTCCAGTTGTAACAAAGACACCTGTTGAAGTGCTTACAGCCCAACAGGATAACTTTCGTAAGCAGCTTGAAGTAGCCAAAAGTAATATGGCAAAATTGCAACAGCAATTTGAAGCACAGAAAATTTTGGCGACGAAATTGGAAGGTGCCTTAGAAGGACTCCAGCTTCTAGCTGATAGTTTAAAGAAGTAATCCGCAGTAAATAATTCTTCCATTTTTAACATTACATTGTAATAATGTAGTGTTATTTCTGTTTATTTAAAAATATATTTAGGAGTACTATGCCGATTCTACGAGTTAATCAAAAGATTCCATTTACTCTTAATTTACAAGTAGTAAAAGCATTTTCATTCGAGCACGATATCTTCTATATTGTTGTCCTTTTAAAAAAGGATACTCCGTTAAGTCATGCAAGGGAGATAACTTGGGGCACACTTTCAACTGACGGAACTCACATAAAAGTTCCAGAAGGAGCTTTTCAAAAAGCAGCACGATTAATTACACAAATAGATTTTAAGGATTTTAATTAGATGCCACGAACACAGATTAACGCAGACCAAATACTTGATGGCAGTATTGTAGATGATGACATAGCTACTACGGCAGCTATTCAGCTTTCTAAACTTGGTACAGGAAATCTTACTCTTATAAATCAGGGTTCTGTTATTTTTAAAGAACAAACTGGAAATGGAACAGATTCAGTTACAATAGAAGCTCCTGATGATGTAACAACTTCGTATATATTAAAATTGCCTGTTGCCCAATCTACAGGGGTGCAATTTCTTCAAAATGACGGCAGTGGTAATCTTTCTTGGAACTCAAGTAGCGGAGGGGCAACAACAGCATTAGATAACTTAGCATCCGTTGCTATAAATACTACTCTAGTAAGTGATACTCATGATACTGATGATTTAGGAACATCTAGTATCAATTGGCGAACACTTTATCTTGGAACCAGCCTTATTATCCAAGAGGCAGGAGCAGGAACTGATACAATTACAATTGGTGCCCCTGCAATATTAGATGCTTCATGGGCATTAACTTTGCCCGTCAATGACGGGGATAGTGGACAGGTTCTCACTACTAATGGTTCAGGTGTTACCTCATGGTCAACTCCTGCAAGTTCTGGGGCAACTGTTGCTTTAGATAATCTATCTGGAGTAGCCATAAATACGGCCTTGTTACCAGGAACAGATAATTCAATTGCATTAGGTTCTAGTTCGAAAAGATGGACAACAGTATTTGCAAAAGATATTAAAGCAGGTGCTTCTGGTACAGCAGGAACTGTGGATGTTTTTCCCTCATCCGCTACTACAGGTAAAATTGAAATTACTGCTACATCAAGTTCGGGGGACACCACTACAACTATTACAAATGCTTCTCAAGCAGGAGCTAGAACTTATACAATTTTAGATGCGGGGACTAGTGCTAATTTTGTAATGTCTGAAGGTACCGCTACAATAAATGGGGCCAAAACATTTTCAAGTGCTGTTACAATTAATCCTACAACAAATCAATTAGTATTAGGGGTTACTAATACAACTACAATTTCTTCAACAGCACCTGCTGCTTCAAGAACTTATACTATTCCAGATGCAGGTAGTGCCGCAAATATGGTATTGGATAAAGGTAATTATACTATTGGTGGGACTTGGAGTTTTTCTAATAGTATTACTCTTGCAAGTACAAAAGCTTTAGTCCTTACAGACAATTCAACAAATACTGTTACACTAAAAGCTACAAATAGTACAACTTCTTATACATTACAATTACCAACAACAGCAGGAACTTCTGCTTATTTCTTGCAAACAGACGGGTCGGGAAATACAACTTGGCAACAAGGTGGTGGAGTCGGCTATCGAGAAGATTATGTTGTAGGAACTGCTTTAAGTAACTACACTGGGTCAACAACTGTTTTTAATTTAGTTAATTCTTATAATGTAGGGGGGCATACATTAATTGTTACTCTTGATGGAGATGTTCAAACGATTGGGGCCACAGTAGATTATTTAGAAACAAATAGTACAACAGTAACCTTTAATAATGCCTTGATATCTGGTGAGAAAGTAAGTTTTATTTTTTCTCAACCAGCAACATCTACTTCTGGAAATGTTAATAGTGGAACGGCTAATCAATTAGCCTATTATGCTACTAGTGGTACTACAGTAAGTGGGGATAGTAGTATTACTACCAATTCAAGTAATCAATTATTAGTTACAGATGGGACTGTCTCTCTTCCAGGTTATTCTTTTTCAGGAGATGTTAATACTGGTTTATATAGAATTGGCGCAGATGATATTGCTCTCGCTACAAATGGTATTAAACAATTAGAAGTAAGTACCACGGCTATTACAGCAGCACTTCCACTTGTAATAGATACTGGGGCTACTCCATCAGCAGAGCAATTTCATATTAAAGCAAATGGACTAGGAAATCTAGGATTTCTTACTTATTCAGCAGATAATGTGCAACTCGAATTTGATTCTGAATGGACAGGTAATGCTGATATCGCTCGTAGTACATCGGCATATGCACTCACTAAAGTTGGTGGAGTATTAAATATAACAGGAGATAGTGGACTTACTTCTGGGAACTCTTTCAGTAAAACCATCCGTTTTACAATTAGTACTACAGCTATTACCACATTTTTACCTACTACTATTAAAGGTACAACCACAAATGATAGTGCTGCTGCTGGGTATGTTGGGGAATATGTTGAAAGTGTCGTCTCGGCAGTTAATTCTCCGTCCAGCGGTGCGTATGGAGATTTGACATCTATTTCTTTAACTGCTGGGGATTGGGACGTTACATTGAATGCCCATGTGTCAAGAAATGGTGCAACAGTTAATAATAACTCAGCCTACCAGATTGGCGTTTCCCAAACTACGGGGAATAGCAGTACTGGGCTAGTCATAGGAAGTAATTTACATTATTTACGGTCACCCACTACGGCTGATAATGAATCTGATGGTACGGTTGCAGTTTATCATCAATCCTTAAATGGAACAACAACCATCTATGCAAAATTTCGTGCTGAGTATGCTTCTGGTGGTCCCCCTCAATGGGATGGGCGTTTATCCGCGAGGAGAGTGCGTTAATGAGATTTTATACATCTGATGGTAATGCTTGAAAATAGTAAAAGATTTACCATTTAATTTTAGAATTACAAACCTAATTAGTTATTTTAACTTAACAGGAGATATAATTTTATGTCTCGAACACGAATAGATCCAGCTTTATTTAATAATTTAAGCTCGAATCTTATCTTTAGTCCTACTACAGCAGGAATTAAAGGTACTACAACAAATGATAATGCATCTTCTGGAGTTGTAGGGGAATATATTGAATCAATTACTGCTGGTACAGCCGTAGCTGCTTCTGGAACTTATGGTGATGTTACATCTATAAGTCTTACTGCTGGGGATTGGGATGTTACAGCGATAAATTACTTTAATAGTGGTACAGCGATTACTATAGCTATTACGGGAATTTCAACTACATCTGGGAATTCTAGCACAGGACTAGTTGCTGGAAGTAATCAAGCAATAGATGTTATTGGTGCAACAACACATGACTTTACCCAAGTGGTTTCAAGTTATCGAATGTCATTAAGTGGAACTACAACAGTTTATCTAAAAGAGAGTGCTACCTATACAGGCTCCTTTTTCTGTACCGCTCGATTATCAGCAAGGAGAATGCGTTAATGAAACTTTATATAAGTTCCTCAAGAGGATATCAATCAACAGAAGGAATGGATCAGGAAACAGTAATTAGGCTTCTTACTGAATTAGGTGGCGCAGATATTCAGTTTATTACTGAAGAAGAATATAATTCTGCGATTATATTATTGCAGCCAAATTAAATTTTAACTAGAGAGGTATACTACAATCGGACATTCATTTATATTGGCTGTAAAATAAATATAAATATGATATAATTAAAGATATGAAACAATCAGGTATTTACAGGATAGTAAATAAGATTAATGGGAAAGGATATGTAGGTAGTTCTGGAGATTTATCTCATAGAAATACTATGCATTTCCATGATCTTTTTTTTAATAAACATGAAAATCCGTATCTTCAAAATGCTTGGAATAAATATGGAGAAGATAACTTTGTATTTAAAATACTTGAAATTATAAAGAATCCAACTAAAAAGAAATTAGAAAAAAGAGAGCAATATTGGATGGATAAGCTGCAAAGTTATGATGATAAATTTGGGTACAATATTCGTAAGATTGCAGAAAGTAATTTTGGAATAAAATTTGGTCCAGAGCCACAAACAATTAAAAATAAAAAGAATATTTTAAAATTTATTAAAAAATTTGGGTATAGGCCCTCTAGTGGAACTGGAACTAAAAGAGAAAGATTTTTAGGTAATGCTTTACGTATGTATATGGGAAAAACAACTTTTTCGTATGACCCAGAATTTGCAAAAATAATTTCTAAATATCCTGATAAAGCTATTAAAGGAGCAGAAGATAGAAAGAACGAAATATTAGAATTTTGTAAAAAGTATGGATATAGGCCAGTATATCAAACAGATAATAAATATGAATCTATATTGGGTAATGCCCTAAGCGTATATTTAAACCATAATGGTTCTGCATATGATCTAAATTTTGAGAAAAAGATAAATAGATTTCCAACTTTCACTGTATATAAATTAAAAAAAGTAGAAAATGAAATTTTTAAGTTTATTAATAAACATGGGTATCGTCCCACTAGAAAATCTAATAATAAAAAAGAACGACAGTTAAAAATGAAATTGGCTTATTATATAAGTCCAAATTCTAAAGGGTACAATCCTATATTGGCTAAGAAAATTAAAAAAATTCCTTACAAAATAAAAAGAGGTAATTTTTAACATGGGACATTCTTTTGGCATACTCCCTGATTTGTCTTTACGTGGCCCATCTGGTTGGGAGTGGTACTTTTTGAGTATAAGAGAACGCGATAAATGGGTGTTGACCGCAGGGGGCGAGCGGGTATTACTTTATAAGCGGAGATATTCTGGCCGACGCTGTAGCCAATATGACGCTGTTCGACATTCATCTGTTCAACATTCTGATACCGAATGTTTTGGAACTGGATTTGTTGCAGAAAATTCTACAACAACAGGTTCCGATATTGGAGGGCCTTATCATGGGTATTTTGCTCCAATTGAAATTGTAATAAGTTTGCTTTCTAGTGGCCCAGAGGAATTTACTAAAACAGATTTTGGTGTACAGAGAGTTTACAAACCACATTCGTGGACGCTATGGGAACCTCTTTTGGCATCTGGTGATATGATTGTACGTCGTAATAATCAAAGATTTTTTGTTACCCAGGTTTTTCCTCGAAGAATGAAGCATTTTATCACTCATCAAGATTTCGATCTAGTAGAAGTAGAACGTGGAAATATAGTTTATACTTTGCCTTCGGGACTTTAACAATGGCTAATTCGAACCCTTTTTTGGTACTTCGTCGGGTGCGGGATTCTGTTATCCGTAACCTAAGAGATTTATTTCGTCCCGAAAATAATACGGCTGTTCCAAATTTTAAATATCCTTATCTTGAATCTTCGTCTACAGGTACAATTAGATTTGTTGGAAATCCTGCTAATACAAATACTGTTATTATAAATGGTGTAACAATTACATTTGTCACTGGTGCCCCAGTTGGCAATCAAGTTCAAATTGGTGTTACCCAGGTAATAACACAAGCTAATTTTATTGCTTTTGTAAATGCTCATTCGTCCACTTTAAATGTCACTGCTACTCAAAGTCCAGTTAATAATGTAGTAAATTTAACTGCTACTATTTCAGGTACTGCTGGTAATTCAATAACATTAGTGACAAATATTTCTACTGTTGTTCAAATTTCAGGCCCTACTTTAACTCAAGGTGGAGAATGGGATTTTGATAATTCTCAGATTTTTATTGGAGATGTTATCCCGCAGGACTACAACGACTGGCCCATGGTCGTGGTTGATTCCACCTCTGCAAATGAAACTCGTTATATTGGCCCAGATGATTTAGGTTGGACAAAAAATGAATTTGGGGTAGTTACTCAAGATAAAATATTTTCAAGTTTAGTAGTTACAGTAAATATCAATCTCTATACAATTGATGATACGATTGCTAGAGATGAAATTTTAGATCTAATATACAACAATATTTCAACCATAAGAGATGATTTAGCCACACATGGCATTGAGATGATCGATCGTACTTTTCCTGCTGAAAGCAGAGCTTATCAAGATGGTCGTTGGTATATAACAAATCATTTTGTACTAAATGTTTATTGTGAATGGTCGGATGACCTAGAAATTACTAATGTTACTGGGGTTAATACTTCTTTAGCTTTAGATACAGCCCCAGTACCTAAAATTACTAGCCCAATTAGTGCTTCTGGACCTGAGAAGATTTTATTTAATATTGTATCCGTTGATAATGCAACCGATTTAACAGTAGATACTACAGATGGTATCGTTGCTGGATATAAAATTGTTCAGGATATTAATACAACTTTAGTTACTTCGGTAACAGATGCTACTCATTTAGTTGTTTCTGATACAACTGGATTTATTGCTGGAAATGTAACCGCCCTAATTTTACCTTTTACATACTTAATTACTGCTATTAATAGCCCTCTAAGCTACGGTGCTCTAGACCTTCCTTTTGGATTAACTGTAGATAGCGGAAATGGGCTAGTTAGCGGTGAACCTACAGTTTCTGGAACTTTCTATGTAACATTGCAAGCAACAAACGCGACAGGAACAGGAACTTCACCTCTCACTTTAACTATAGATTTATCTCAGTAGGTAATATTGTTTTTGATGTAAAAATATAATTAAAATGCGTGTATATAGGGAATACTGTTTAAGTAGTATTTTAATAGTTATTTACTCAAATTTTTGTCATACAGATAGTTTTGATTTTTAGTTTATTTTAAGGAGAAATTACCAATGCCTATCGTAAATGGAGCCTTCGTTCTTCCTGGCGTTTTTTCACAAATACAAGCAAATCTTTTACCCACGGCACCTGGGGGAATTCGCATTCCCGCATTGGTGGGAACTGGGCGTACTACAAATTTAGCAAGTAACGAAGAAGTTACTCGTGGTGGAACAGCTTATGATGCTTTAGCACATACTGCCACTTCTCTTGCTTCAACTATTCAAGATGAAAATTTTGTACTTTATGATAATGGTATCGACTATCAATTAGGTACGGGTGGGAATGCTGGAAAAGTAGAATGGCTTACATTAGCCGCTTCACTTACTGGTACAGAAGCCGATACATATGATCTTTCTGGAAATGATAAGACATTTGAATTGGCCGTCGCTAATGGTTCAGTTCAAACTTATACATTTGTTGATGGAAATTTTTCTGTTCCATCTGCTGCCACTGCTGCTGAAGTAAAAACCGCAATTTTGGCGAATTTTACTGGAGTTACGAATACAACTAATATTGCTGCTACTGCTGCTACTGGTTTTTATACAGTTGTAGATTATACAGCTCTTGCTGGTGATACTGTTACAGTAGCAGGTCATGTATTGACAAATGGTGCTGAATGGACAGCCGCAGTATCGAATCCCGCCACCGCTACTTCTTTAGCTAGTGCTATTAATGCTTTATCTGAAGTGAGTGCAGTTGCTGTTGGGGCAGTTGTAAATATTACTGCTACTCCATCAGGTCGTTCAGGAAATGCTGTAACCTTAGCCACTAGTGATGCAACTAATCTTCCTAAATCAGGTGTGACATTAACTGGTGGGTCAGATTATGTAAAAATTGCTACTACAGATACTGTTAATTCCAGCCTTTATATTGGTGCTGGTACAGCGAATTCCCTTCTTGGGTTTACTTCGGGGTCATTTGTTGAAACCCCCGATGCTCCTGCTACTGGAGTTAATTATTTCGTTACTTATGAATATGCAAAAGTAACGGCAGATTATACGCCCAAATTCTATTTTACACTTCAATCAGTTGTGAATGATTATGGTCCAGTAAGTAATAGCACCTCCATTTCTCTTGGTGCAAGTTTAGCATTTCAAAATGGAGCTAGTATTGTTTGTGTGATTCAGCAAGATCCAGATGATGGGAGTGTTTTTGCCCAAGTTCAAAATTCTTTAAATAAACTTCTTTCTACAGCAAATATTAGTATTGTAGTTTCATTAGCGGGTACAGCAAATGCTCAGCTTTTAGCCGTTATAAAAAATCATGTTGATACAGCTAGTTCTACTATTAATAAATTAGAACGTACTACTATTGTTGGTCTTGAGGGAACTTATACAGATCAAGATATGCTGGGATTTGCTTCGTCAGTATCTGATAAGCGTGTAGTGTTACTTAACAATTCCACAGTGACTAACAAACTATTTATCGGAACAGATACAACTGAAACAGTTGTTGGTAGTCAATTTGTTGCAGCAGCACTTGCTGGTGTTCGATGTAATCCTTCTTTTGATGTAGCTCAACCAATGACTCGTGAAGTTATTTCTGGATTTACTTCAATTACAAATACTTTGACTCAGGCAGAAAAATCTCTGCTTATTAATCAAGGAGTTTGTGTTGTTGATACAATTCAGGCAGTTCCCAAGGTATTGTTTGGAACTACTACAGCTTTTGATACGATTGCTAATCAGCTTTATCAAGTTACACAAATTATGGATTTTGTAGCTCAGAGCTTACGTGGACTTCTTGATCCAATTTTCATAGGTCAGAAACTTTTGAAAGATACACCATTTCAGATTCAAACAGTAACGAGTGCTATTCTTCAAACTATACAAAATGACACAATTATTATTGCGTTTACTACACCTTCTGCAACAGTGGATTCAGTAGTTCCTACCCAAGTGAACCTTAGTGTAGGTGTACAACCCACATTGGAAACTGACACAATAATTATAACGTTGGGATTAAATCTTGTTTAATAGGACTTGACAAATAGACAAATATCTGATATAATTATAGTGAAGATTTAGGAATAAATAATTTGGTACTCTATGGATGGGAGTGTGAACTCGAAGGCACATTCCTATCTATGGACTACCACCTTCGAGGAAATTAAAATGGCTATAAATAAAATATTAAAAGAAGATTTTTTGAATTTGAAGTTTGGTAAGTTACAATTAATAGATGAAAATTTACCAAATTTATTGACTAAGGGTTCTCATAAAGAATATAACTTTAAATGTGATTGCGGTAATATACCAAAATTAGTTTTAAGAGAAGTATTATCTGGGCATAGAACTTCATGTGGTAAGTGTACAGCAAAGCCAAAGCAATATTTTTTATTGAAGAAATTTGGGAAATTAGAACTTGTAGATAAAGAATTGCCAGAATTAATTAGTCCTGGTTCTTATAAAATTTTTACATTTAAATGTGATTGTGGTAATTTATGTAAAAAAGTATTCGGATTAGTAATTCGTGGGCACCTTATTTCTTGTGGTGGTTGTAATAAGAAATCTAAGGATTATTGGCTTTCACAAAAATTTGGTAAATTGATTTTAGTTAATAATAACCTTCCTGAGAATATTTCTCCTTATACAAATTCGAAATTTTTATTCAAATGTGACTGTGGAAAAGTAAACAATATACGATTTTATGATGTAACATTTGGGAAATCAACTTCTTGTGGTTGTGGAATGGATTTTCCTGGTAGGGTTTCTAAGATCTCTAAAGTTATTTTTGAAAAATTAAAAAGTTACATTCCTACGTTGTTGTTTAGTGTTCAAAACGTGCTAAAAAGGAAAGAAATAGATTTCTACTTTCCACAAAATAAAATAGCTATTGAATATAATGGATTACGATGGCATTCGGGAAAAACTAAAATAAAATCAAGATTATTCACAGATTATGAAAAATATCTTGAATTAAAAAATTTGGGTATTAGGTATATTGGTATATTTTCTGATGAATGGCAAAATCATAAAGATCTCTTTTTAAATCTTATTTTAAATGCTTGTAATGTTACTAAGAATGCTAAACGGATTTACAGTTTTGAAATAAAAGAAGTATCTCAGAATGAGTTTCAAACTTATCATGATAAATGGCACTATCTTTCTGGTAGAAAAGTAACTGCTTCCATTTATCTTCTAGCTTATTATAAAGATACTCCTATTGGTGGATGGTCTTTTAAGAAAATAAATGAAACTACTTTAGATTGGAACAGAGCTTTTTGGAATCATAACTTTAAAGCTTGGAATCCCCATGAAAAAGCTTTGCAGTACGCAATAAATAAGTTTGATTGTAATTCTGTAATTACTTTTTCTGATAATCGTTTATTTGATGGTAGTATGTATTCTAAATTAGGATTTGAAAATGTTAAAGAATTACAGCCTGATTATGAGTATACAGATGGAAATGTAAGAAAACATAAATTTAATTTTCGAGTAAAAGCTGGAGTTGACGAAGAAGTAGAGGCGAAAAAAAAGGGTTTTTACAGAGTATATGATTGTGGTAAAATTAAATGGAAATTAAATACTTTAGATAGCATTAAGGAGAATTAAAATGGCTGATCTAGGCGCAACTAATGCAAGGCTTGCTACAAGCGTATCCTTGTTCGTTTTACCAAAATCGCTTGACCAACAGACGCTAAATAATCCTGCTGCCCTTCTTGCCTTGGCTCAGGGCTCGACGAAGATTGGTGCTGTTCAGACCTTCACCGAGACTCAAAGACGTAATACAGATTTTCGATTTGAGCTTGATGCAGATAATCCAGGGGGCCTTCCTGTGGAGCGTCTTCCTAGAACGGTTGACGAGTATTCCATTAGAATTGATAGGGCCGTTTTGTATAGTTCTACAATTCTAGATATTCTTGGAATTTCTGCTGATGAAATTACAAACAACACAGCCCCCTTAGCTATGGTTAAAGTTGAACGAGCACCTGCTGGATCTGGGATAAGTACCCGAACCACTGTGTACATTGGTTTGTGGGTCCATTCAGTCGCAAAAAGTTATAATATCGCTGGTGGTGATCTCCGCGTCATTGAAAATGTTGATCTTGGATACACGAGTAAAACAGTAGTGTAATAATTTTTTTAAAAATTAAAACTAGTTTTAAAAGATAAGAGCTAAAAGATAAGAGCTAAAAGGAGATAAGATATGGATTTAAAAAGCTTTGGGAGTCTCGGAAAAGTAGAAAAGCAAGTAGAGGTAACAAAGGATTTGAATGTAACATTACATTCACTTTCAACACTTGAAACTCAGAAAGCACTTGCAGAAATTCCTAGTGCATTAAATAGTGATGCCTCGTATCGCGGTTTAATTATGCAGATGGCTTTCTTGATGTATGCCACTTCTCATATTAATAATGAAGCTGTTACCTTAGAACAGTCCAAAGAATTTTATTCAAACCTTCAAACGCCTTTGTTTAATGAAATTTATACAGCCTTTGATGAATTATCACAGCCACAACAAGAAGCATTAGACATTTTAAAAAAAAAGATTTAAATGACCCCCCCTTTCGGGAAATGTGGTTAGTAGCAAAAGCTTTACACCTTTCTCCGTTCTCTCCTGAAGTGGCCACACTCTCTCCTTCTGAATTCTATTGGACTCTCCTCAATTATCATAAAGATCAACAAGAAGATTTTGATAAAGTAAAACTCCTCGCCCGATTTATCAATCCAGAAGCAGCCAAAAAAGTGTTTGATGAAAGTGTTGTAGAAAGAACTGAAAGTACAGATTCGTTCATGTTCGAAGAAATGCCAAAAGAACTCAAAGATAAATATAGTCCAGAAGAGCTTGAATCTATGTTAGAATCCCCAGAACATTATCAAGAGTTAGATCGTATTGAAAAAGTTTAACCTACCTTAACATCAAAAATAACCTTTGACATCCTTATCTTTTCCTGTTATACTTAAAATAGATAAGAGAATTAAACAGGAGGTAACTAATATGGATAGCACTTTAGTTTTTTTTCTTTTTTCTTTGGTGTGTATTGTTGGAGGTATAATAAGTGTTATACTTGATTCAAAAATACCATTTACAAATGGTCCTGTGTAATAGATATCTTTAACCTGTAATTTTTAAATATAGTAAATATAGTAAATATAGTAAATATAGTAAATAGTTTGTTAATTTTTGTAGTTCCAACCTAACGTAGTACAATCCGAGGTAATTCCATTGCCAGATCCAATAGGCCCTACGGGGCAACCTAATCCTTTTCAAAGTAGTGGGCCCATCCCCCCAGATATGAGTTCATCTCAAAGGGCTGCTGCGGATCTTGCTGGTCAATTAGAAAAAGTTATTGCCTTACAAAAAAATCAATTTAAAATGCTTGGGCAGGAAGCAGATAGTTATTGGAAAAGAACAACAAATTTTGCCCAAAGTTATTATGGAGTTTTAGATAGACAACATGAAAAGAGCATGAACAATCTTCGGCAAGAACAAAAAATAAAAGAAGAAAATATTCAAAAAGAAGTTAAAGATGCAGCTTTAGCCAACCAAAAAATTGAAGCTTCAAGAAGGGAATATAAAGAAAAAGAAAGAAATCTTATAGAAATACAAGCAGGTAGAGAGCGTAGATTAAGTAATGTATCCACAATGTTTGGTGGTGTACAACAAGCAGCAGGAATTGCATTACCGTCTGTTGGCACAGCTCTTAGTGGTTTTGGTGATTTAATTGCTTCTACCGCTTCAGGAGTTACTCTTTTTTCAACTGCCATAGTCTTGGCTGCTAGAGCAACAGTGGCATATCAGGAACGACAAACAGAATTGGCCCGTAGTGCTGCTGGACTCGTATCTGCTGGTGCAATAATTGGGACAACAGGTATGGGGGTAGAAAATCTTCGTACCAAATTATTTAGTGGGGTGTTTGAGAAATTATTATCCCCAACAGAACAACGTGCTGGAGTTGGAGCTTTAGCACAATCCCCTGCTTTATTAGGTGAGGCCACAGATAATACCGAAAAGTTTCAAAAAGCCTTATTTATGTTTGGTAATATCATGCCAAATTCTACTGAATTACTAGAAATGTTTTCTAAAAATTCTAAGGATTTAGGTCTTAATTTAGATGAATTAACTAATGTGTTTACTGTCAGCCGATTAGCTGCCATGAAAATGAGCCACAGTCAAAAAGAGTTTAATATTAATCAAAAAGATACTCTTGAGGCATACCTTAGTTTGACAAAAACTTTTCGTACCTTTACTACAGATGGCCACGCCGCCGCTGCTACTTTGTTAGGATTATCCTCATATTTAAAGGATGTAACAAAAGGACCAAGAGAGAAACGAGAATTTGCTGAAGCTATTGGTGGTGGAATTGCAAACCTTAAATTCTCTCAATTAGCCGGAATGTTTGCATTTACTCATGGTGGAGAACTACCCAATGAGAAGCAAATGCAAAATGTCTTTAGAAATCCTGGAGCATTGATGGGGGGTTTCTTACAAGGCATTACGTCACAATTTGGTAAGGGCTCTACTGAATCCATGATGGTAAAAGGTCAGTTACAAGAGCAATTCTTTCCCAATCTTCCCATGCGTCTTATACCCAAATTTGATGAGTTGATAGAATCTTTGTCTGCTCCTGGAATTACTGATAAAGAGGCTCAAGCTAAGATGGCACAATTTGATAATGAAGCAGCTAAAGCAGAAGAAGCTGGTCGAAAATCATTAACAGATGCTACAACAGGATTGGCTACTATTGAGAACAAACTTTTGAATCTTTGGAGTGGAATTCTTAATGATCCTCTTAAAAGTATGGCAGCAGCAGATATTGCATCAAATCTTTTAACAGGTAATGTTATTGGTACAGCTACTTCTGTAGCTCGTAGTATGCAAGGGGCTCGTCATAAATAAAGGTAAATAACATGGCTTCTATATACCCATTAACTCTTAATAATCTTCGGTTCTTTGTAAATCCTCGTAACATGAAGATTACAAAGAATGTAAGTTTTGCCCCTTTACCAACTCAGAGCGGTGTACAATATCAAGTTTGGTATAATGCCCCTGAAATGCTTGTCTTATCAGGTGCTTCCGCTGGCCAAACAGCTTATCAAGAACTTTTATTCCTTAAGCAACAGTATGAAAAAAATAATAAGTCGAGTACTCTTTTTTATAAAACTCGTCTTTATCAAGGTTTTATCACTCTGTTAGATGTTGAAGCTTCTACGGGGCATTTAAATGAATTTACATACACACTAAATTTTCAACTCTTAACGGGTCAAGAGTTTGCTATCGAAGATTTTTCTATTTCTACTACAAATAATGGTCTTGTATTAGGAGCCATTGGTCGATTACAGACTATTTTAAATATTCCTTTAAATCAGGCTAATGCAAAAATTACTAGCCTATTGCAGAAATTCTAATTATGGCTGATAATAACCAAACTAACATAGAATATCTTATTACAAAGGTATTTCTTTATAAATATACACCCCCATTTGATCCTGTTATTATATCAAATCCTAATCCCTCAGTTCCTGGATTAGTCTCATTTGATGCTTATGCGACAGTATTAAATGATACTCTGTATTTTACTAAATATGATATTTCTCCTTTTGTAGTTTCTTATAGTGTTTCTCAAAATATAGATGAGACTACATATTCTTGGAATTTAGAGTTACAGGATTTAGCATTAAGCTTTTCAACAATTGATAATAAATTAAAAGTTCCAGCCCCCGAAGGTGGTAAAACAACAGGGCTTGCTTTTTCTACGTCAACAGATTCAATTACTAGATTGGCAGTATATGAAGCAAATTCTGATACTTTAAGGGATCTTACATTACCTATTGATAATATTATTTCTGCAAAAAAGAATAGGGGTAAAGGTTATGCAGGACTTACAGTTCAGAATCCAGCCTTGACTGGTGTATTACCGCAGGTTCCAGGATTACGATTGAGTGATTTGATTCAAGAGTATGATTTTATTTCCGTCTATATTTATAAAAATACTACCCCAATAACAGATGTTGTAGGAACTTTTACAACAAATCAGCCACCATTGCCTAATAATCCATTGCCAATTTTTGTTCAAGGAACAAGCACTATTTCCCCCCCTGGTAATGGCTTAAGTCCAGATGATCCTAATTTTAAATATGAGACTGTTCTTAATTCTCCCATGTTAAATGGTCAACCTCTTTTTACTAATGATCTTAATGGATTTGTAACTAAAAAGACACCTATTCGGGCTATCAATCAAGTTGATAGGATTATGCTATCAGGAAATGGCTGGTCTAGATTATTTGGATGTACTAGACGTTTGATAAAGCCTTCTTATCTTACTGGAGCATTATATCAGCAGGGGCAACTTTTAAATGCAAAGGCAGTTTCTGGTTTTCAAACGGTATTTGCTGGTAAGCCAATTTCTGCTATTGTAAGGGATTTATTTGATTTAGTATTTAGAATTGACTTTAATGATATAAGCACAGTTAATGGGGTTACAACATTAGATAATAGTTTTTTTAATATTTCTTCTTTAATTGTAGGAAATACCTATCCAGCAAATCTATTTAATATTCCTCAATACTTGCTATCTTGTGTGATGAAAAGAAGGGCATTTGAATATCTCGAACCACAGGATATAACTACTTTTGCTTTAACTGCACCTTCTCAAATTTCGTCACAAGTTGGATTTACAACCACTAATCTTGGAATTCCTCCTGAGCAATTTCAAAGTGCGTTAGCTAAATTATCAGGGCAAGTCGGTACTTTAGATACTTTTTCACCTGTAATTTTTGATGTCGATGTACAGGGTTTACAAGCTTATTTTAAATTTTTGGATTCTGTTTTTACTACAAAATTTAGTCCCGATCTTAAAACACCGCATGAAATTTTAGAAGAAATTCGAAAGATTACTTTTGTCGAGATTTTTGAAACCTCCTATGGCCAATTTTTAATTAGGGCACCACAATATAATAATGCTAAAATTTTTGACCCTAAAGGAGAACAGACGGCAACTAATAGGCTTGACGTGAGTATGGTTAGAAGTAGCACTTTAAATATAATTTCAAATACTTATTCAGAAACAACAGACAATCTAATTACTAAACTATTTACTGGATTCTCAATAAATGGTTTACCAGTAGTTAGTAATTTAGAACAATTTGGATATTGTGATGGCAAGCTTCTGGATCAATTTGGACTTATTGAATCAAGTACCGTAGCAAATCCAAATGTTAATCTTAAAAAATCTACCGAATCCTCAATTAATGATAATAAAACTAATGGTCTTTTTGAGTATTGTAGATATCTTCTTAGAATTTTAAATGCCAGATTAAAAACTATGACAGTTGTTTGTGATTTTGATCCATCTATACATGTTGGGTATACTTTTTTAGATGAGACAAATTATAGGTTTGGTTATATTTCTAATATTTCAAAACAAATTTCTGTAACAGGTACAGCAACAATGACACTTGGTATTACTTATGTTCGAGATGCAGAATTTCTACTTGGACAAGATAATTCCATTGTAGTTCTTAATGTTGAGCAACTCCCAGTTTTAGCAGATTTAGAAAGAAAATTTGGTGGTAAATAAAATGCCTAATGGTAATTATTCTATTTTCCAAGGTCAAATTTTAAATAAAGATGAAGTAAATCCTAGGCAATATACTGTGATGCAGATCCCAGAAGGGTATAACATGGTAGGGGTTCAATTACCCAATGCTCTTAAAGATCAGAGTGCTCCTTTGATTGGAAGTATTGTTTTAGTACTTCAATTAGAGGATTATTCAGCATATATCATTTCTGTTCTTCGTGAACCCTTTGATTTTCTTACTGCCAATCAGCAATACGCAGGTTTTATTCCTTCTACAGGTGATCCTACTTTAGATATTGCCAATCATTCTAATTCTATTTTAGATGGTGAAATATTTATGGAATCCACTGGTCCTCTTTCTCCTACAGGCCAATTAATTCCAGGTTTTGGTGCCAGTTTATTCTTAGGCAATAATGGTGTAGCTAAGATTAGTTCTGGGTCCATGGGGGAAAAGCTCATTGTTGGTGGGACAAGTGCAGATGATGATCATGAGGTAATTCTTACTGGTAATAATGGTTTTTTTGAGTCTAATCCACATCCTATTTTAAATACTCAGAGTTCTTTTAATTTTACAAGAAATATCCTTACAGGTATTGATGAGGGACTTAGTGTTGCTACTCAGATAGCTCTTCCAACAGGGCTTCCAAGTGTTGTACCTCCTATTCCAATTTGTGAATTAAAAATGACCCCTCTTGGGTATCTTTCTTTAGGAAATACTATAGTAGGTACGGGCATTTCTCAGTGTTCTCTTACAATGCTTCCTGTAGGAATTTGTTCTTTGCAAGTTATAGGTGCTGGTTTTACTAGTATAGCAGATATCACTTTATCTGGGACTGGTACGATTGATATAAATTTTGGAACATTGGGTGCTGCCCGAATTACTGATTCTACAACATCTGCTCTTGTAGTCGATCCAATTTACTGGAAATTTATAAATGCAATACAGGGATTTTTTACAGCACTTTCTGGGTTTCAAGGTGGAAGTCCTGTGTTACAGTCACAATTAGGGGCATTAGGAACAGCATTTTTAGCACAATCACCAATAGCCCCCCCTTCTTTAACATCTAAGATTTCGTCTGGTAGTACATCTGTTTTTATAGGGGGATAAGGAATATGCCTACTCCTGCTCTTGCTCAATGTGTAGTGCAATTTATTAAAACTATCCTCTGTCAAAATGCTATTTTAAGAAGTACTTTTAAAACTTTTTTGAATAGTCAGATTTTATTGGCTAATGGAGCAATTGCAGCATTAGGAGCAGAGATTATAGCCCTTGATATTATAAATGCTTTTGTTCAATTAGAAATTCAAACAGTAGCAACAATAAAGAATAAGATTCAGTCAGATCTTAATGTGGTTTTTGGTCCTATGTCTGGATATGCTACTTGTCCCGCTATTACCCAACTTTTGCAGCGAGCTGAAAATGCTATGCCTACTATTCCAGGAATTCCTGCTGGTGGTTCTGTGACAAAATTTTTGGCAGGTTTACAGAATTTGATTAATGAATATAATAGAAGGCAGTATGTAAGGAATACAATTTCAGATTATGTAATACAGTTACAGGCATTTGTAAACCAAGCCCAAACAATTTTAGATAATATTGATTCGGTTTGTTCGAATTCTTAAGGAGAAAGTAAGTGACTAGAAAGAAAGTAGGTAGGCCAAAAGGAAGTAAAAATCCTCTGAAACAATTTTGTGTGCATGGCCATGATACCTTTATAGTTGGTAGAGTTAAAAATGGTATGTGTACTGAATGTAACCGAGAATTACAACAAGAATATAAAGAAAAGCATCAAAAAGAAATTATAGCATATGGTAAAGAAAGATATGAGGCAAAAAGAGACCAAATACTCGAACAACAACATGAATATATTGAAGAACATAGAGATGAAATTAATAAAAAGAATAGAGATTATTATAAGAGTCATAGAGAAGAATGTTTAAAAAGATCTAAAGAATGGGTTCAGGAACATCAAGAACATGTAAATGAAAAGGTTCGAAAATGGAGAAAAAAGCATCCTGAATCAGTTAAGGCAACTAAAATAAAATCTGAAACAAATAGGCAACTTAGAGTTGTAGCTTGGACAGATTGGAATAAAATAAATGAATTTTATATAAATAAACCAGATGGAATGCAAGGAGATCATTATATTCCTTTACTTGGGGATGAAATTTCTGGTTTACATGTATCATGGAATCTTCAATATTTGATTCCTCATGATAATTTTTCAAAAAGTAATAGTTGTGATTTACTAGAAGTTTCAGAATGGTACGGTAAGCTTTTAGAAAAATTTAGATTAAAAGATAAAAAGAAGAGGAAAAAATGAGTGACTTACAACTTATAACATTAACAAATCCTGTGGGGCCAAACTTTCCACAGCCGTTGCCTGGAATCCAGAGCTTTTTTGGAGAAGGAACAAATGATCTTCAAATAGGGCCAAACCAAGATTTTAGTTTAGTAACAGGTCTTGAAGAAACTACACAAGATGTCCAGAAGGTGCTCCTTACAGAACAGGGGGCTAATATTTTATTTCCTTTATATGGCACAACTTTACAGGTATTAATAGGCAATAAATTAAATCCAAACACGTTATCTGCAACAGTACAAGATCAAATAACAACTGCCCTTCAGATACTTTTCCTTCTTACCCAAAATAGATCAAATCCTGCTGAGATTGTACAGACACTCCATTCGTTAAGTACGAACATTTCGGGGTTAACTAGTATTAGTTCATTGTTAACAATTATAAGTGCTTCAGGGCAAGAAATCACAACAGGTATAGAAATAGGAAACATTTAAGGATAATATTATGGCACTTCCAACATTTTCGCAAATTTTAAATTCGATGCTTTCATTTTTGCAAACTAAGCGTCCAAATATTGCAACAAATTCTGGGAGTGTTGTTTCGGACGTAATTTGTAGCACTGTTGCCAATCAGTTATCGGCACAAGATGGAACTTCTCAGTCAGTTTTTTCGTCAATTCAATATACTCAGGATGTCCAAAGTTTCGCTGTTAACGCAGCAATTCTTACACCCTCAGATTTGGACAACCTAGCACTTAATTATGGATTGACCAGAAATTCAGGAAGTGCTTCTGTTGGAAATATTACATTCCGAATTAGAACATATACTACCAGTAGCCCAATTATTAACGTTAATGCTGGAACAACAGTTTCTACTTTAGCAACTTCGCAATCTCCCGCTGTTAGTTTTGCTACTACAGCAGGAGTAACATTTACTCCTTCTCTCGCGCCCAGCTACTTTAACCCAGTTTCAGGTTTTTATGAACAGTCAACTACAATATCGTGTCAAACAATCGGAATTGTGGGCAACGTTGGAGCACAGACAATTACTTCTCTTGTATCTTCTGTTCCTGGTATTGACAGTGTAATAAACACGGTCTCCACCACAGGAGGCACTGACATTGAAAGTAACACAGCCTTTGCAGCACGTATACAGATTAAACTGGAGGGTAACAATGTTGGTACTCCTAATGGAATTATCTCTTTAGTAAATACAAACCCAAGTGTGCAACAAGCTATTGTAGTTGGCCCCAATGATCCTGAAATGCAACGAGATCAATTTGGTGGGTCTGTCGATGTTTATATTAAGGGTCAAATTTTAACAACGGTTTCTGATACTCCAATGTATTCAACAACAGGATCACAATCTTTTATATTAAATCATCAACCTGCCTTATCAGTTGGATCTGTTACTGGTGTAGTGGCAAGTGTTTCTGGTCATGTTTTTACTCCAACCGTAGATTATAATTTTGTGGAGAATCCAAACACTTTATTTGCAGGTAGTACAGATGCAGCTAGTTATATTGAATGGATTCCAGCAGGTACTAATCCAGATAATAATACAGTTATTACAATTTCTTATACATATGATAGTTTGATTGAGACACTTCAAGCCCTTTTTAATAATGATTCTAATCATATTGTTGCTTCAGACATACTTGTAAAAGAGGCTTTAGAAGCGTTCATTTCGGTTACGAATTCAATTTTAGTATTGCCAGGATTTATTTCCGCTAATGTAGTCACAGATGTACAGACTGCGCTCAGCCTATATATTAATGGACTTGGACTTGGCGCGGTCATTGATTTAAGTGATGTGGTCGTGATCGAGGAGTTGGTGCCTGGAGTTGATGCCGTACTAATTGACTCACTCACTGTTTCATCCACTATTGGGGCAACCACTACCACTATTCCACCGTCGCAACGCCTAATAATCGGAAAATTAGCCTATACCACTCCAGGCACATTAGCAATTTCAGTAGCATAATAAGAGGATAAAAATATGAGCATCCCATTTGTTGATAAAGTAAATAAGCGTTTAATTGCACAAGCTATTGTGTCAGAAAGTCATGTAGTCGGAATCACAGGTGTTGCTGTTGTGACCCCTGGACTTATCCGTCTTGTTGAAACTCCTGAAGCACCCTCCCCACTTCTTCCTATAGTATCAATTCCTGGATATAATGAAATTACAGTTGGTTCCCCAACGGGAACACAGTTTCTTGTTAATTATTTAACAGGTGTTATTACATTTAATGTATCACAAGATGGAAATGCTATTTTGGTATCGTATAATGGTTTAGGTTCAGAATTTGCCGCAGAGGATGTAAATGAACTTCAAGGACCTGTGGGTGTCGCTTTAAATTATAATGGTTCTCTTTCTAACAATATTGTTAAACCAGCAAGTATAAGCAATACAGGTACAGACGATTTTATATTTCCAAGAGATGTTACTGCTATAAGAGAAACAAAAGCGGCAGATTTTATTACAGCTTCAGCCTCTCCTGCAAGTACTGGAGTATTACGACTGGCACATACAGATGTTATTGCCTGGAGGAATTTTGCAGGTAGTGGTGACGATGTACTTGATTCGGATGGTAGTGATGATCTTAGATGGAAAGGAAATGTAATTGCGACTGGTGCTGGAGCAGTTACATCTATTACTGGAACTACTAATCAAATTATTGCAAGTTCAAGTGTTGGAGCTATAACTCTCTCTACCCCACAAGATATTAATATCACCTCTAGTCCTACTTTTGTTTCTCTTATTTTAACAGGTTCACTTACACAATCTGAAACATATTCTGGTTCTGGGTCTAATCAAGGTATTGCCAGTGATGAAACGTTAAGTGCTGGCGCAGGTAGTAATACATCTACTAATCCTAAATATTTAGCTTCTATTATGGGCAATGTCCATGGGTCCTCACTTACTAGAATTTCTAACTATATTGGTGGTGTCATTGGTGCTGATAGTGTCACTGGGGTTAAAGCAACTACTTACCCTAAAGGAGCTGTTCTTGCTCAGATTACAGATGGTGTAACTGAGTCTGATGGTGCTGTTGTTGCGTATATTGATGGAGATAGTAGTGTTACTTTAGCTAATGCGGCATTTAAGGCAATGCAGAATAATTCACAATCAGGTAGTGGATTTACTTATGGATTGGATTTATTTGGTGCAGCCCATAATGGGTATCTAGAACTATCAATTAAGAATGCTGCTATTCGTATGGACCATGAAGTTTGTATTTTGAATGGGTCTGGTATTCCAACTAATGCAGTAACTGGGGCCACATTTGCCGAAATTGGTTCATTATATATGAATACCACTTCTGGTGCATTGTATTCTAATACTGGAACTAAAGCTTCTCCTATATGGACTGAATTTGACACTGGAAGTATTGGTGCAAATCAAGCTTTGAGCAATCTTTCTGCTGTTGCTATTAATACTTCACTTCTTCCAGGATCTGATAACAGTATTAATTTGGGATCTGCTCCAAAACGCTGGAAGAATTTATTTTTATCTGGAACTTCTGCAATTGATGGAAATGAAACAATTACTAATACTACCCCATCAACAGATGCTTTAGTTATTACTAATACAACTCCCTCTCAAGGACTTCTTGTTAATGGAAAAGTTCAGGGATTTAGAGATAATGGATCTTCAGTAGTTGTCAAAGGGCATCAAGATCCGTCAGAAGGTGTTGCAGTAGTTTCATCTTATTCAGGTATTTTCTTTGATAGTGGATATAATGTAGCAGGAACTTTAAAGACGCGCTTTATCACAGGTGGAAATTTGGAGATGGATGTAGAACTCCAATCTCCACACATGCTTCGTCTTACTGCGGGGGATAATACCACTACAGATGCAAGTATTCGAATGTCAAGTAATACAAATGTTATGATTCAAGCAAGGGCAGAAAATGAGGTAGTTGCAGATCATTATTTAATTGTTGATCGTTTAGATACCACTGTCCATGGGTTTACGAATATTTCTGAAGTAAATCTCACAACTAATTCAGGTAGTTTATATCTGAATTATGGAATTACAGATGGGGCGATTGTTCTTCCTTCTCTTGATACAACACAACAGAATGCTTTGACACCTGTAGCAGGAATGATCATTTTTAATTCTAATACTTCTCAGTTTGTCGGCTATGACGGAACATCTTGGAATATTCTTGGTTAAAAATAAAGGTAAATAATAATGATACAGAGTGGTATTTATAAAATTAGACACATTAAAAGTGGTAAGGTCTATGTTGGGTCTGCCATAAATTTTATAAAAAGATGGCTAGATCATAAAAAAGAATTACGCGGAAATTATCATCATTCTATTCTTCTTCAGAGGGCATGGAATAAGTATGGTGAAAATAAATTTGAATTTGAAATAATAGAAGTAATTAAAAATCCAACTAAGAAAAAATTAGAGAAAAAAGAACAATATTGGATGGATTACTATAAGAGTTATGACCTTATGAAAGGATATAATATTTGTCCCAAAGCTAATAGTCGATTGGGATTACAATGGAGTCTTAAATCTAGAAAAGCAAAAAGAAAATTTTGGAAAAGTACAAAGGGTAAAAAATATAAAAAAATAATGAGTAAAATTGTTAAAATTAGAATGAATACCCCCGAAGCAAAAAAGAGAAGTGGCGACATATTAAGAAAATGGAATAGAAAAATCTCTAAAAATAGAGGATTACTCTAATGGTATTTTTTGGAAGTGGGATATTTTATTCGAGTGGAAATTTTTATAGTGGTGCTACTACAGCAGCAGCACAAGGTATTCCTTTAGATCTTCGTTTTTATAGAAATACTCTAGATGGAATTTATACATTCTGGTTTGGTTTTGACCCGTCATTTATTACTCCAGCATTAATTGCAGCAACCTTTGACCTAGAACTTGACACTGATCCAGCTTTTATTTCCCCAAATGATGTTGTTTTTTCTAACTTTGTGGGAACTCCTCCAATTACTTTTCAAAATGGTAATGTTAGAAAAGGATTTACAGTTCCTGTGGCCGCTCGTATAGATGGGATAGAACAAGTTTGGTATGCTAGAGTTAGAACCCATACTGGTTCTTTTCAATCGGATTGGTCTCAAACATTAATTTGGACTATACCGCAAAAAGTTGAACAACAGTATGCAGAGAATTTAATGAATTCTTTGCCTGATGCTCATGTGTATGGTAAAGGTGATCTTCTGTTACCAGTAGCTCAACGAAATTCAAATTTGTATGTCGTAGAAGATATGTATGGAAACCAGTTAGATAAAGTATTTTATGAGAATTTTCTTACTCAAACAGATAATTATGTAGATATGTGTAGAGATGAATTTCTTCAGCAAAATTTTGGGGTATTATTTAATTTTCCAAAGCCTAATACTTTACAGTTTGTAGATTATCGTTGGATTTTGATGAATCTCTTCCTAGCTTCTTTGGTAGGTAGTACAAATGAAGCTATTATATTAACAGTGCAATCTTTTACTGGTGTTCCTCCTGCAATCACAAATATTCGTGATTTAGAAGATTTCTTTTTAATTACAATTCAAGATGACCCGATTGTTCCAAGTGGACCACAAACAGTATTTAATACTTCAGAACCTTATATTGATGCAACATTAGTAGTAGAAGATATTACAACAGGATTATTAGTCCCTACAAGTGCTTATACAACAGATGGGCCGTTAGGAATTTGGACAATGAATGTGGCTACGACTGATACGTTACAAGCCACATTTGATGTGGGAAATCCAAATGACCCTTTTCCAGTAGTCTTCGATGCTTTAGATGGTGTAACATTATTAACTGGAAATGTAACATTTAATAATGGTAGCAATGATATTGGGGGAAGTGGGACATTATTTTTAACTGAACTTGTGGTTGGAGATCAAATTACAGATTTGAATGGAATTTACATAGGAACAATTGATCAAATAACGAGTGACACTCAAGCCCATTTACTATTACCATGGAACGGCCCAACTGAAGTTAATATTGCTTATCGGTTGTTGTACACAGATATTTCCTTACCTCCACCTGTCCTATTTGATCGCTCTACACTTAAAGCTGGCATTCTTATCACAATTTTTAATCCTGGAGCCTTCGTCCTCGCATAAATATTAGTATAAATTAGGAGAATTACTATGATAGAAAAAAGTATACAACATGATAGTCTTAAAGGAATAACAGGATCTGTTCGTAAACAACTTTTTGATGAAAAAGGTATTCTTATTTATGATCATACAGATTCTAACCTTGTGGTCACGGTGGGTCCAGTTTTCTTAGCTTCTTGGCTTACTGCCACTACCCAATCTACTAAATTTATGTCTTGGGTTGGATTGGGAACAGGTGGGACAGCCCCTGTAATTGGAAATACAGATCTAGAAGTACCACTTGTTACTAGAGTTCAAGGAATTCTTACAACTCCAGGTTCTACTAATATTTGGCAAAACGTTGCAACTTTTGGTCCTGGTGTTGATACCGGAGCTATTACTGAAGCAGGATTATTTTCTACAGATTGGACTTCTCCTACTCCAGCAGGAACAATGTTTGCTCGTAATACTTTTGGAGCATTAAATAAAGGTTCTGGTAATACTTTCGTACTTACGTGGCAAATCACATTTTAGTTAAGAGTTAAATAGAGAATAATTTATGGCTATCACTTTTGTACAAGAAGGCAATAATAGGACTTTAGGTTCCATCACCTCTGTTCCTATTTCAGCTACGGGAAGTGGAAATCTTATTGTTGTAATGTTTGGTTCCCTAATTTCTACTGTTACTACAGTAACAGACAATGCGGGTAATACTTATTATTTGGCTTCTGGTGGTAGCGGAGTTAACTTCCAAGGGGGAGCGGTTCAAATTTGGTATGCCTATAATTCCTTAAGTGGGGCTACATCTGTAACAGTTTCTATAAATAGTAGTCATCTTGTGGTTTCAGTTCAGGAATTTTCTGGAGTTTTGTCTACTTCAGATCCTTTGGATATTGCAGTTTTTAATTCAGAGGATTCTAATGGTTGTCATGTTCCCCCACATAACGGGCCTATACTTACCCCTTCTACAACAAGTGAATTGTTAGTATCTTTTGTGGAAAGTTTTAATGTTGAGATTTATGATACAGTTCTTTCTCCTTGGTTAGGAACTTCTTTTGTTGGAATTCCTGCCCCTGCTTGTGCAGATGCTTATTATATAAATCCACCTGTAAGTACACAACAAGCTCATTGGCTATCCGTTGGAGGATGTTCTGGATTTTCATCTACTGGGGCTATATTTTTATCTGCCTCTGATTGTAGTGGAACTGCTGGTTCTGCTTATTCTATTAGCGAGAATGGTACACAAATTGGAACAAATAGCAACAGTACTTTAGCAGATAATTTAAATAGGTTTTCTGTTAGTTCTTGGTTTAAAACTAGTATTAATGTATCAAATTATGATACATTAATATGGAAAACAGCAAATATAAATTCTATAGCATCTCCTGGATGGGGTTTAGCTTTAATTAATAGTTTTGGAAATGTTTTAGCTCTTACTATTCGTGCAGGTGGGTCAGATTACATTGTTAAAACCCCAAGTTCTGTAGTTGATGGGTTGTGGCATAATATAGTGGCTACTTATGATAGCGTTTTAGGGTCTAAACTATATTTAGATGGAATAGATGTTACTACAGTTGTATATGGCTCACCAGGCGGAAATCTTTCTAATGCAGCCCCATTAGCTTTTAGTAATGCACAAGGTTTTCCTTGGAATGGAAGTGTTGATGATACTCGAATTTGGGATGTAATTTTATCTTCTGTTGATGCCAGTATTATTGCTTCGGGAGGAAGTCCTTCAGCTTGCCCTATAGCATATTGGAGAATGGAAGAAGGTTCTGGGAATATTTTAAATGATTCTACTGGAAATGGAAACACAATTACATTTAATATTGCTCCTACGTGGTCTAGTGATATTCCTTCTCCTTTAAGTATTGTTTTAACTTTATCGTTGTCCGATTCAGTTACCCAGAGTGATTCAGTTACTCCCTCATTTTCAATTAGTCAGGATGTTTCAGACAGTATGACAGTAACTGATTCAATTACTGCTCAAAGTGATCATATAGCAACAGTTAATATTCCTACAGTAGAATCTTTAGTTAACCAGTTAGTACCAGCCGAAGTAAAAACTTTTTTTAGAGTACAAGAATAAAGGAGAAGTATATGGCCTCAACACTTTATAATAATGCAGCAAGAATAATTAAACAGGTATTTGATTGGATGCAAACTAGTCAAGAAGGAAAAACTAATAATGTTATTGGGGATACTTTTTCTAGTGGCATTAACAATGCTACTTCCTCTGGGGAAGGATTTTTGATTGCTCCAGGTACAAATAATACATCAGCTACTCCTAGCGTAAATTGCACAGGAACTTCTATAGCACAAGATAATTTAGGCAATAGAATCTTTATAGATATTTCAGATGTTACTCTTTATAATCCTGCCAATGTTACAGCTACTACAAATGACGGTCTTGGTGCATTTATCAGTACACCCCAGTCATCTGGAGTAGTAAATATTTCTGTTGGTAATAGTGGAACAATAACTTATATTTGGATAAATTACCTTGCTACTATTGATACTTCTGCTTTTACTTTAAATAAAGAGACAAACGGAAAACAGTTTTACAAACAAACGGATGGATATAATATTCAAACAGTTCAGGTTGCCTATTCTCTTTCTCCTGCTCCTCCTGTTCCACCTAATGCCAATTCTATTTTTCTGGCTACTGTTACTATGCCCACTGGCCCAGTTGCTGCTGTTGCACCGTCTAATATTTCGCAGGTAGGGAGAAATTTTTACCAGATTTTACCTAATCTCGTTCCTATAACCACACCATTAGCTAATGCCTCAGATAGAACCTCTACATATGCACCTGCTTCTACTTACACGCTCCAGGCCCATATAAAAAGTGTGGGAACTGGAACTGGAATTTCTCCATTCAATCCCCATAATATGTCTTTAGCGGATTTAGGAGTTTCCCAGTTTGACACAGTAAATGCACATCGACAAATTGAACATGGAATAAATGGTAGTGGGCCAGGAAGCAGTACGGATGTTAATAATGCTATTATTGCTGGTGTACCTGGAGTATTCCCAGCTTCATATCCTAATACATCAGCTATGGCATGTGATATTATTATTGCTACTAGTGATTATATTCTTGTTCATCAATTGCTTTCTACGGAATTTGCAATTGTTAATGGATCAGCTTACAATGTAACTTCCATTTTTAGTGCAGTTCCAGCGGATGCTGCTGTAACTTTTCCAACGGCATCTGGTACATATAATGTTTATTGGGATTCTATTACACAAGCATTTGCTGTAACAACAGCAGCGGTTGCTAATGATGCTACTAAACTTTGGCTTTGCACAGTTACATATACTTATGTTGGAATTTTAGGGCATAATGCTCTTTCAGCTTTGGTTGAACGAAGAAGGATTGGAAGTACTACAGAAAGATATCAACGTTGGGTCACAACGGCAAGACCTCCAAATCCAATACCAGGAGAATACGGGTTTAATTTGGATATTAATTCTCCAGAATATTATGATGGTGCTCCAGTAAGTCCTTCTTGGCAATCTCTTACAGTTCCTACGGGGGCTATGTTAGATTTTGCAGGTGCTTCAAGTCCTTCTGGATTTTTACTGTGCGACGGTAGTGTAAAATCTCAAACAGATTACCCAAATTTATTTACAGTTATTAGCACAATTTGGAATACGGGTGGGGAGGGGGCTGGTAATTTTAGGCTTCCTGATTTTAGACGACGAGTAGCAGTAGGTTCTGGAGGTACGGGGACAGGAACACTTGGAAATACTGTTGGTAATACTGGTGGGGCAGAAGATGTTACTTCTACTCAAAATGCTCATAATCATATTCAAGATGCACATACTCATATTTCTCCTGTCGGGGGATCGCCTGGAGTTATAGTAACAGGAAATGCGGCTTCTTGGCCTTATGGGACTACTAACCTTACTCCAGATGTTATTTTTGTAGGAGCAGGGTCATCAGGATCAGCTTCAAGACCTTTTCTTCACGATCTGCCTACAACAGCTACAAATCAAAGTACAACAGCTACTAATAACCCTTCTTCGGTTATTCAAAAAAGTGCAATCGTTACCAAAATTATAAAAATATAAAGGAAAAAATTATGAGTGATTCAATCGTTAATTGTATAGTTTATAAAAATGCTGATGGGTCTGTTCAGTATTATGATGTTACTTTTTCATTTGATGGGGAAACTATACCATCACCTTGCAACCATATTTGTATTGAAAGTAGTGTTCTATCTAATTCTACCGATTTAAATGAAGTTAAAACTCTAGCCTGTGCTCAAGCAAGTGCATTTAAAGCTTTTTATTCTAATGCAGAAGAGATTGATGATTTGAATGGCCCTGTAGACCTTTAAAAAGATAGTATTTCCTTATAAAATCTGATATAATATACCTATGCCTGTACAAGTAGAGATAAGACAACCAAAGAAAAGATATTTTTTTAAATTCAAAATGAAGCTTTTGTCAGTATTGAGAAAGCTTAACCCATTTTACAAATCTCTTGTTCCTCTTCCAAAATCTATCCCCCCATCAAAACCGCCTGTTCAATTTGTACCTACTTCTAATTTTAGTATCCGCAAAAAACATAATATTTCTTGTATTGTTCTTCATCATACAGGCTCTCTTGATACTGAAAAAGCTCTTGAATGGTTTAGGAGTGAAGTGAGTCAAACTTCGACCCATTATCTTATTACTAGAGAAGGGAATATTATTCAATTAGTTAGAGATAGTGATAGAGCATGGCATGTTTCTTCCCTCATCCGTTATTCTGAAGCGCAGCGACTCGTAAATGTATCTCTGTCTATCCATCTAGTGGGAGATAATTTAAGTACCTTTACTGAAGAACAAAACGCTTCTCTTACAAAACTATGCAAATATCTTCTTCATATTTATCATCTCCCTCCCTCGTCTATTTACCCCCATTCATATTTTGAACCTTCCAAAGAATGCCCAGCCTTATTTGATATACAGAAATTCCGTTTACAACTAAAATGATAAAGATAAAGTCTGATTCCAATCTTGAGCTAATGAGAAAATCTGGAAAGATCTGTGCTGATACTCTTTCTTACTTATCTTCTTTATGCCAACCAGGGGTTACAGGGGTAGAACTTGATAAAAAAGCAGAGGAATTTATTAGAGATCATAATGCAATTCCCGCTACGATTGGCTATCGCGGGTATAAACATTCAATTTGTCTTGGAATAAACAATTTTGTAGTCCATTGTCCTCCAACAAACTTACCTATTAAAGACGGGGACCTGGTTAAGTTTGATTTAGTTGTATCCTTTCAAGGATGGTGTTCAGATTCGGCTTTAACCCTTTTGGTTCCTCCGATACGTCCAGAGGTGGAAAAGTTTGTAGAAACCACAAAAGCGGCCCTTTGGCGGGGTATTGAGAAGGCAGTGGAAGGCAATTATGTGGGAGATATAAGCCAAGCCATATTTGATGAAGCAGATAAGAATGGGTATGGGGTAGTAATTCCTTTTGTGGGGCATGGGATCGGTTTTAATGTAATTCATGAAGCCCCGCAGATTCCTAATATCCCGCAAAAAACTAAAGGATCTATGTTAGTTCAAAATGAGACAATTTGCATCGAACCTATTTTTACTATGTTTAAAGATGCTGGTGTATATTTCAAAGATAATGAATGGGCGACTTTTACATTGAATGGTGGTTTGGCAGCCCACGCGGAACATACGATTTTGATAACGAAAGATAAAGCAGAAGTTTTAACTTTGAAAAAAGGTGAGAAATATGGCGGGTAGAGCAAAAGGTTTTAAACACGTTGTTTGCCCTAAAGGGCATTATTATAGTATTGGTGGAAGAACAGGCAATGGTTCCTGTTTGATATGTTATAAAATATATCAAAAAGAATATCGTCGAAAAAATAAACAAAGACTTGCTAAGTTAGAAAAAGATTATAGAGATGCACATAAAGAAGAATGTAGGGCATATAAAAGAATCTATAGAAGAAAGCATCCTGAAGTGCATAGATTATCTAATGCTAAAAGAGAGATAAAACGTAATCTGAGAACTCCTAAATTTGGTCAAAAAGGTATAAAAACTTTTGTTAGAAAGTGCCCCAAAAGTAAAACTGTGGATCATTATATACCTTTGCTTGGTGATTTTGTGTCAGGATTAAATGTTATTTGGAATCTTCAATATTTAACTCGGTCAGCAAATAGTAGTAAAAATAATAAATGTAATTTAGTAGAAATTTCTGAGTGGTATGGTAAGTTATTAGAGAAAGCAGGATTGAAGTAAGATCTTTTTAAAATCTCAATATTAATTAAGCCGTGGTTTACCTCGCAAAGGTTGATCACGGCTTTTCTTTTTATTAACATCTCTTAACATCTAAAATACCCCTTGACAATCTTATCTTCTCCTGTTATACTTTAGTATGAAGAAACAGAACATATCACTTGAAAAAGTTCTTAAGGATTTAAAATTAGCTAAATCCTTGGATATGTTTATTGTAGATGAAGATGCCAATAGATTTGGAATAGTAGCCTTCAGCAAATGTGATTTATGTGGACAACCTGAACCTAATGTTAATGTCTATTTTTGCTTGGATGAATCACAGAAATCTGATTTTACTGCTGATTATTGTTCTTGTTCCTATTATGAATTTGGAAGTACTTGTTGGATGAAAAAGATTAAACCACTTATCTAAAGAAAGTCCTTGACAAGTAAGTAAGAATCTGTTATAATTAATTAGGGAGGTAATTAAAATGAAACTTGCCACTCGAAAAGATTTAAAAGTTCCATATAGAATTTATGACGATTGTGATAAAGAGGTAGGGCATTTTCGTACAGAGAAACAAGCACGAGATTTTGCTCGTAAAGAAGCCAAGAAAAAAATTCCTGTAGAAAATAGCCCAGGTTATAATTCGTTTCTTGTTACTCATCTTTATTGGGATAAAGATGTGGAAATGGTTTATGAAGATGAAATTATAAGTTATTCTTATAGAGGTAAATAATATGGAACGGCACTATGGACGCTGCTCATATTGTGAAAGACCATTAGCATTTGAAGCTGAAAGAACAGAGATTCAATTTATTTTGGATCAACCTTGTCCTCTATGTGGTGAAAAAGCTCTTCGCTATATGGGAAGGGTGCAACGGAAAAATCTTGTTAAAGATATTACAAAGAGTATTTGTGACGCGAGATGCACGAATGCGATTGGGCCACATTGTGACTGTCCTTGCGGGAATATTAATCATGGTACAAAGAAGCTTGTAGTGTTTAATAAGATAGTCGGCAAGCTGGAAGTGGTTGAGAAAGATCTTTTGAACAATAACGAGAACTATCTTGCCCGAATTAAAAGAATGGCTGCTGCAAAGAACTACATTAAAGTGAATGTTATTGCGTTCTTGAATTGGAAAAATAAAGAAGTTTTGGATCTTGCAAAAGAAAAAGGTGGGTATTGGAAATTGGGGTATGAGGATTACAGTAAGTATCAGGATTATAATAGGATGCTTCAAAAAATTGACAAAATAGAAGATCTCAAATCTATACAGAGAAAGATAAATTCATTGACAGCCTTAATCAGTAGGGTGGGAAATAACCTTGAGTATCTTGAAGCTATTTTTGACAAGAAACAAGAAAAAGTAGCATGAATATTTGCATGATGTGCTGTTCAATTGAACAAGCTAGACAATTAGTAAAATATTCCCATATTAATAAGACAGAAAGAGAATTGTTGAATAATATGTGTTTAGTGCATAAGTCATTCGGCGTTGCTGTGGAATCTGGATTAAAAAATCGAGATTTTAAAAATAATTAAAATATGAACAAAATCATCGAGATTAAATTTGGTTCTTGGCTATATGGTACGAACACGCCAGACAGCGATTTAGATATAAAAGGTATCTATCTTCCAACTGCACGACAGATTGTTTTGGGAACAGGGAAACACAATATTAGTACATCTCGTCCGAAGCAGGAATTCGAACGCAATAATAAAGATGATATTGATCAGGAATTCTTTAGTTTGAAGGAATATCTAAAACTATTAACTGGGGGACAAACGGTTGCACTTGATATTTTATTCTCACCAGAATCATTCCATATATTTAAAGGGGATAGATATAATATCTTTACGAAGATCTATGAGAATAGAGATAAACTATTGTCTAAGAATGTTGCAGCCTTCTACCATTACGCTCTCAGACAATGTTCTAAATATGGAATTAAAGGATCTCGTGTTAGGGCAGTTAAAGAAGCTTTAGAATTTATTTCTAAATTTGATAATTATTCTAGGCTGATTGAATTCAAATCCGAATTGGATTCTTTTGTTAATCAAAACCTTGAGCATATTAAGTATAAAGATATCTTGGGGCCTCAAGATAAATTAGTAACTCATTTTGAAGTGATTACTCGAAAATTTCCTTTAACTAATACAGTGAAAAATGTTAAAGATTCCCTTACTAAAACTTATGAGGCATATGGTAAGAGATCTATTGAGGCTTCCAATAATCAAAATGTAGATCTCAAGGCGTGTAGTCACGCTGTACGTGTCAACTTTGAGGCAAAGGAACTTCTTTTGACGGGTTTTATTACTTTTCCTTGCCCAGAAAGAAAGTTGCTTCTAGATATCAAAACTGGTAAGATGCCTTACAAAGAAGTAGAAGTTATCATTGAAAAGGGCCTACAAGACTTAGAAGAAGCTCAAAAGATTTCTACACTTAGGACTGAGCCAGATTATCAATGGGCTGAAGATTTTGTGTATGATGTTTATAGTGATATTGTGAAAAGGGGAATTTAGTACACCCGTAGTTTAATAGAAAAACAGCAGCTTTATACACTGCAAGCCCCAGATAAGGGCGTGATCCTGGTGCAAGTCCAGGCGGGTGTACCAAATTTCTATGAATGAACAAAGTAATTACCCATGCAAGTGTGGCCATGAATATCAAGATCATGGTGAAGAAGGATTTGATCGTGGTGGGTATGTATTTTTAGAAGATGTTGGCCATGAAGTTTGGCAGGAGCACATAGAAAGATATCCTGTTTGTTACATGTGTAATAATGAGTGTTATTGGCAACAGATGAATAATTTAGAATATTTAGAGTGGAAATATGATTCAAATAGAAATCCAGAACGTTAAATCTAAGCTTGTAGGAGATCTTGATCCTAAAATTATTTCTGCTTTGTACAATAAACTCTCAGCAGAAGTAGTAGGTTCTTATTATGCTAGACAAAGAACCCCTTATTGGGATGGTCGAAAGCATTTTTTTACTAAAAAGGGACTGGCGTTTGCAACTGGGATGGTGTGGTTGGTTAGAGAAGTATTGGAGAAATTTAAAATAGAATATGAATATGTGGATTTGAGAATAAAACCGAAAGAACAACTAGCTCTTCCTTTGTACAATGTTACTCTTAGACCGTATCAAGAACAAGTGGTTAATGATTCTGTTGAACAGCAAAGAGCAGTTATTAGGATTTCAACAGGTGGGGGCAAAACGGTTTGTATTGCTGCTTTGGTGGGTAAGTTGAATCTCACCACTTTAATTTTGATTCATAGGCAAGAGATTATGCAGCAGATTAAAGAAACATTAGAGCGAATTCTCCAAGTACCGATTGGAACTGTTGGAGCAGGGGTTGTTGATATAAAACCCATAACAATTTCTATGATTCAATCTTCTCATGAACTGAAAGATTTTTTACCTAAAGTTGAAGTGTTGATGGGGGATGAAGGGCATCACGCCCCATGCGAGACATATTGGGAAATTGCTCAGGCTTGTCCTAATGCTTACTATAGGTATCTCTGGACTGGAACGGATTGGAGAGAAGATAATATGTCGATTCTTCTTGATGGCTTTGCTGGAAAGAAAAAATGGGATATTGATGCTTCCAAACTTATACAAGATGGTTGGCTTGTCCCGCCTACAATATTTCTTTATGATTTTAAGCATGAACGTAAACCACGAAAAGGAATGCCTTATTCTGAAATTTACGATACAGAAGTAACAAATAATGTAGAACGAAACCAATTAGTTGTTGATATTGCAATGAAAGCAGTACAAGCAAATAAGAGTACTTTAATTTTGATCAATTACATCGAACATGGAGAAAACCTTCTAAAAATTTTAGAGAAGGTATATCCTGAAGCAGTATTCATTCATGGTAGTACAGAACCAGAGAAAAGAAAAAAAGTATTGCAGGAATTCAAGGAAGGCACAAGAAAATTGATCATAAGTTCTAATATTCTGGGTGAAGGGGTAGATATTGTAAAATTAGAGGTCCTTATTACCGCTAGGGCTGAAGCTTCCACTGTGGCAGCGTACCAAGCCATTGGTCGTACTTTGCGGCTTTCAGATGGAAAAGATAAAGCAATTATTGTTGATGTATTTGATAATAATGTAAAGTACTTAGAATCTCATGCAAATAGTCGGATGAGTGTATATGCTAAAGAATCAAAGTATAAATTAGTTCCGGTTAAAGATATAAGTGAGATGAACTTTGATGATTAAAATAGCTTGTATTTCGGACAGCCATAACCAGCATCGAAGTATAGAAATTCCAAAGTGTGATGTTCTTATTCATGCGGGGGATTATTCTTATACGGGTGATTTTCAATCTCTTTGGGAAATTAATCAATGGTTTGGGAAATTAAAAAAAGATGGGGTATGTTCTGAGGTTGTGACCGTCTGTGGTAATCATGATTTTTTATTCGAAAAAAATCCTACATTAGCTAGATCTATCATGACCAATTGTATTTATCTTCAAGATGAACCATTAGAGTTTATGGGTTATAGGTGGTACGGGTCCCCTAGGACCCCGTTTTTTAATTCGTGGGCTTTCAATGAACAACGTGGTGCAGAGATAAAAAAATGGTGGGCAAAAATTCCAGAAAATACACAAATTTTAGTGACACACGGCCCCCCATTTGGAATCTTAGATGTTAATACAGAAGAACCTTATCATAAGCATTTAGGTCCTGAACATTTGGGATGTGAAGAACTTAGGAAACGAGTAGACCAATTGAAAGACCTTCGTTTGCATTGTATGGGCCATATACATTCCTCACACGGCGAGGAAGTTATAGATGGAGTCAAATTTGTTAATGCTTCTGTGTTGAATGAAAGTTATAAAGTAGTTTACAAACCTATTGTGGTAGAATTATAATGAATATTCTTTATATATTATTTGCACTTACTTACTTTAATCAGGGTATAAATAATTTGGCTTCACAACCCCTATATTTTTATCTTCGTGAGAATCTTGGGCTTTCAGTTCCCACAATAATGTGGCTTGGTTCATTAAGTACACTTCCTTGGATGGTGAAGCCAGTATATGGCTGGATTAGTGATTCGTTTCCTCTTTTTTCTTACAAAAGAAAATCCTATATAATTCTAAGTTGTATAATTAGTGTGGGTATTTTATTTTTTATTGGTATTTCTCCAATTCTCTCCTTGCCTTTACTTATGAGTCTTATTGTACTTGAATCATTAGGAGGAGCTTTTGATGATGTTTGTATAGATGGAATTATGGTTGAACGTGGAAAGGAACTAAATGAAACTGGTAGATTCCAGTCAATTCAATGGGGAGCCCTTTACACAGCTCAAATTTTAACTGGAATTTCTGGTGGATATATTGCCCAACATTATAATTATAAGACAGCATATTTGATCATAGCTATTTTTCCTCTTCTAATAAGCTATTTTGCATTTAGGTATCCTGAACCCAAGGCCGAATCTAAAAAGTCGTCCTTGGGCCTAGGAAGCTGGTTAAAAGCTTTATCTAGAAGGCAGTTCTTACTATCAGCACTTTTTTTATTCTGTTTATGGTTTAGTCCTTCTATTGGAACACCTCTTATGGATAAAATGAGAAATGGACTTCATTTCAGTAAAATTTGGATTGGATGGCTGGAGACAATTGGGGCCGTATGCAGTTTGATGGGGGCCCTCTTATATTTTAAATTTTCGAAAGGTATAAATATCAAAAAATGGCTTATATGGGGAACTCTCTTGAGTGCAATTAGTACGTTTGCATATTTGTACTTGACACGAAGCACAGTTTTATGGTACACTCTATTGTTTGGTGTAAGTGGATCATTTATCCAATTAATTTTATTGGATTACATGGCAAGAGCTTGTCCAGATGGAACTGAAGCTACGACTTTTGCACTTCTTTGTAGTGTTGTAAATTTTGGAACTTTTTGCAGCAAATTAGCTGGAGGAGCCTTATTTAAATATTTAGGTTATAATGGATTAGTGGTTGTTTCAGGTATAGCTACCTTGTTATGTTTATTGTTTATTCCTTTTTTGGAAATGAAATATGAGGAGAACCATAAATGAAAAAATTATTATTGCTATTATTTCTAACTTCCCCTTTATTTGCTGGCCCATTGGATATTCTTGATATGAAAGGCAGTATGGATGGGAGATTTGATAGGGTGTCTAATGCAGATAATTTTAATATGTCTATGGATATTACTCAAGGAGTACGTTTTGTTGGGGCACCATGGATTGAACCTTATTTATCTTTTTCTAAGTTCCAACAAATAGACATAGCTAATATTGAAAATATGTCCATGGGGATAAGAAATAAAACATTTATTGCACCTATTACTTTTGGAGTTGAATATAGAAATGTTATGGAACCTTCTGATCAGCCAATTTCCCATATGTGGGTTGGGTACATAAGTGTGTATAAGGAATGGGATTTGAAAGGTAAGAAGGAAGAGTAATGCTATATCCACTTTTAAGTGCTCTCGTTGTCAGTAGTCTTTCTCTTTTAGGATTGGTTCTTCTCCCTTTTCGTAAATCTACAACCAATGATCTTCTCTTTTTCTTTATCAGTTTTGCTACAGGCTCTTTATTTGGAGATGCTTTTCTGCATATTGTACCAGAAGTTTACGATTGCAAGGAGCATTCAGGTAGATCTTCACTTTTAATTTTATCTGGTATTGTTGGATCTTTTATGTTTGAGAAATTTCTTCGTTGGAAACAACATGGAGGATGTGAACATGCCCATATAAAACCTGTAGGTAGGATTATTTTAGCAGCAGATAGTGTGCATAATTTAATTGACGGAATATTGATTGGAGCTTCCTATATGGTGGATATTCGTATAGGTATAACTACTACCTTGGCTGTTATCTTACATGAGATTCCACATGAGATTGGCGATTTCGCTGTATTATTGTCTGCGGGGTATTCATGGGCCAAAGCTGTATTATTTAACGCTGTAAGTGCCCTTTTTGCTGTTCTGGGGGTTATCCTAGCAGTTGTTTGCCAATCTAAAATGGCTTCCTTTTCTCAGTTTGTTTTGCCTATTACAGCAGGGTCTTTTATTTATATAGGGGGGGCCAATTTAGTTCCAGAATTACACTGTAAGAATGATGGTAAAAGCTCTATTTATCAATGTGTTTTTATAGTTCTTGGAATAGGACTAATGGGACTTCTTTTACTACTTGAAAAATAACCCTTGACAAGTAGTTAAAAATCTGATATTCTTAATTAATAGCAAAAAGTTCTTTAATAAATTTTGGGGTGCAATTGGTTGATAAGTATGGTATACTTACTTAGGAGAGAAAATGGAAATTATAAGAGGTTATGAAGAGTTGTTGGATTTGGCAGTATCTACTGTTCATCCTATTGAAGCAGTAATGGATCGTTTAGTTTTAAAGGGAATTATTCTTCCTGAAGTAGCACGAAGATTTTTAGCGGGGATTAAATAATGGTTCAATGTGTTTGTGGTGAAATTCTTCCAAAAAATAGATATGCTCTTCAGCGGCATGAGGCTAAGACACATGAATATAATGTCCCCTCATATAAAGTTCATAGTCCAAAAAAGCTTTCTAAAGATGAATTTGATGCTCTAATCAAACTAGGTGAAGAGAAGTTCAAACATGCCATTATAATAGTAGATGTACTGGTCTCAGCCAGCAATGACAACACAAAGGGGAAATAAAATGAAGAAATTGGTAATAATGATTGCTTTAGTTATGAGTGTTGGCACTCTGGCAAAAGCAAATTGCGGTAATGATAAGGGCGTAGGAAATGGGTGTTCTAATCTAGGACAACCAGGGCAACCAGGTCAGCCTGGGGGTGTTGGTGGCCAAGGTGGGCAAGGTGGAGTAGGTCAAGATGGTTTAAATGGTGCAACAGGTCCTCAAGGAGTTGCGGGAAAAAATGGTACTGATGCTCAAGTTGATAATTCAGCGAAGTTGGTTGTAGACACCGCTGTTCGATTGTATGATGGAAAGTATGTTCAGCTTCAGGCGTTCAATACTTATGCCTTTGATCGGCATGATGCTCATGATGTAAGTGAAGAGTTTCATAATAGCCGTAACTTCATGTTCGGAGCACGTATTGTATTGAAACTGGGCAAGTCATATGAAGAACGACTGCTAGAAAAGCAAGATACTCAGATTAAGTCTCTTGAACGTCTAGTTAGTAGATTGGCTCGGTAATTAGACTTTCCCTTATCCCTGGGGTGCTGTTGCACCACCCAGCATCGAGCGGGGGTAAGGATAAAATCTTGTTATAAAAAGAATTAAGGAAAGGAGTATATAATTGAAACAAATAACATTAACACAAGGTAAAATAGCTTTAGTAGATGATGATGTTTACGAAGTTTTAGGGCATTTAAAATGGTATGCTCAAAAAAGCTATAATATTTTTTATGCTGTAAGACACACCAGTAGAAAAGAGGGCCATAAAACAATTCGTCTTCACCATCTTGTTGTTGGTAAACCTTCCAAAGGATTTGAAGTAGATCATAAAGATGGAAATGGATTAAACAATCAACGAGATAATTTAAGAATTGCTACTACAAGACAAAATCAACAAAACAGAAAACAGCATAGTAATGGGAGACTAGTAGGGGCTTCTTGGCATAAAGGTAAGAATAAGTGGCAAGTGCAGATTATGATTAATGGAAAACAGGATTCTTTGGGGTATTTTAATACGGAGCAAGAAGCTCATGATGTTTATATGGAAGCTTTAAAGAATTAGGAGAATATAATGACTAAATACGAAGTGACAATGCCAGAGATATATAACTTAATTTGTCCAAAATGTAGAGGTACTTGGATGTGTAAAAATGGAGAAGATAAGTTTTATTTTTGCTATAAATGTAGCTTCATTCTGTTTGATAGACAGGTTGAAGAGATCGTTAAAAAGGAGAATTTAAAATGAAATTTTTAAGAATGCTCATTGGTTTTATTCTTCTTTTTATTGTAATGCATTTTCTTGCTAAAATGGTTCATGCAGATGAATACAAAGATCTCTCCAGGGAATTCAATCAAATATATGCTGAGCAGATTAGAGTTAGAGTTCAAAAGTTTCCTAAGAAATCCTTTGTAGAGATTTCATTAAAAGATGGTACAGTTGTAAGAGGAATCTTTGAGGGATTTGTTAAGTATGATGATTCTATTTGTATTTTGCCTCAAGGAAAACATGGACTATTTGCAGATGAAGTTTATGATATAAGACAATTGCAAAATATTCGTGTTGTGGAGCCAATTTAACTAATGGAACGTAAACTTGCGTCAGTTCAGCGCATTTTAGATATAAGTCCTATAGAGGGTGCGGATCGTATTGAACGAGCCACAATCCTTGGTTGGCACTGTGTTGTGGGTAAGGGAGAATTTAAAGTTGGAGATCTGGTAGTGTTTCTTGAGGTCGATAGTGTAACCCCACAAACAGAAACTTTTAAGCTTCTTAAGGATAGTGGGTATAGAGTAAAAACTCGTCGATTCAAGAAGCAGATTAGTCAAGGTTTGTGTCTTCCGCTGTCTGTTTTTACAAATACTCTGGAACATCTTGAAATGGTCGAGTTAATTAAGGAAGGAGATAACATTACTGAATGTCTCCAAATCCAAAAATGGGAAGTTCAAATACCAGCCCAGTTAGCTGGAATTTCTAAAGGCTCTTTTCCTGAATTTATGTTTAAAAGTGATGAACAAAGAATAAATTCTTTTCCACAGTTACTTGATAAGCATCGAGGAAAGTCTTTTTATGTTACAGAAAAATTAGATGGTTGTTTTAGTTATAAGACATATCTACCTACTTGGGATGGTAAACATTGTACTATTGGTGATATTGTAAATAAGAAGCTTTACCCTACTTTAATTGGTATGGATAAACAGGGAAATTTAGTTCCTACACAAGTCATAAAAAGATTTAATAATGGTAGAAAAGAAAAATGGTTAGAAATAAGATATACTCCCCCGCATTATAAACGAGCAGGTAAGAAAGTATGGACTCTTAAAGTTACCCCAAACCATAATATATTTACGGAACAAGGAGAAATTTTAGCAGAAAAAGTAAGAATTGGTGATAATTTAATTTCATATGCTACTTCTCCTGATCTAACAGCTTTTCATACGATAGAATCAGGATTATTGGGGGATGGGTGTCTTGTAATGGATAAACGAAGTGAAAGTTGCAGATATACTGAAAATCATAAAACTGAACATATTGAATATTCTGAGGAAATAATTAGGTTACTTGGTAATTGTTATGGTAATAGAGCAATTCATGTAACCGAGTTTAATAGTGAGGTTATGAATTTTCATTCCAAAGCATATCATGCTCTGCATGAATTACGAAAGAAATGGTATCCTAAAGGAAAAAAGATTGTACCGCAAGATCTTTCCTGGATAGATGATTTCTCAGTAGCTAAATGGTATATGGATGATGGTTCTTTAATACACAATTCGCAATATCTTGGTCAGCATGATAGAGCACGATTTTCTACTAATGGCTTTAATAATAGTGATGTTGAAAGATTGGCAAAAAAATTAGAAGAAATGTATGGTGTATCTTGTTCTATTTATTATAATAAAGGTTGGGAGATAAATATTTTATGGAAGAAAGGATCTTTAAATAATTTTTGGAAAGCAATTTCACCCTATATAGTACCTTGTATGCGATATAAACTTCCAGAGGAATACAGAAAAGAACAATATAAGCCGATTGTAGGTGGATCTGAAATATTATTACCTTTTACTTCTAAAGTTTTAAAAATTAAAAATATAAGTAATGAAAAGTTTGTTTGTGGTAAAGTTGGATATGATCTAGAAACTACTACTCATAATTATATCGCTAATGGTATTTTGGTTCATAACTCTTCTATGACAGTTTATCTGAATAACAATACGTTTGGGGTTTGTTCAAGGAATTTAGAACTAAAAGAGACAGATGGAAATGCATATTGGAAAGTGGCTAGAGAATTAGATCTTGAAAGCAAATTAAAGTTATATGGGTATAATCTTGGATTGCAGGGTGAGTTGATTGGCATGGGTTGTCAGGGCAACAAATACAAGTTATCTGGGCTAACCCTAAAACTTTTTAATATATTTGATATTGACAAGAGGCAATATTTATGTTATGATGAATTTATAAAGGTAGCCAAATTATTAGGATTAGAAACTGTGCCAATTATTTCAGAAGATTTTCTTTTACCTAAAACCGTTGATGAACTTGTAGAATTTTCAAAGGGGAAAAGTTTATTGAATAAAGATATTCATAGAGAAGGAATTGTGTTGCGCCCGTTAGTTGAGGAATATGAAGAAGAGCTATACGGAAGGCTCTCGTTCAAGGCCATAAATCCAAATTTTTTATTGAAATACGATAGCGAATAATATGAATAAGAAAACAATTAAGGTAATTCAAGTATTTTTAAATGGCCATGATTCCTCTGAATTATCAGATGAATTAGTTAGTTTAAAGTTTAGGAATGGATGTGCTTGGGTAACATTTAGAGAAGATGGTGATGGAAGTGAGCATATCACTATATTTCCATTAACTAATGTGAGCTTTATTAGATTAATTGACGAAGAAATAGAATGAGGAGAACCTAAAATGACTGATGATATTGTTCCAACACGTTTATATAGAATTTTTTTTATTAAATACGGAGCTTCAGAAAAGGCAGGATGACATGATGGTTGCAGAAGATGTGCGTGTAGGACCTTCTGGCGTTTTGGAGTGCAATAGAGTATGGTCGGATACTTCAATTAAAACTAAGATTTTTTATAGTGGAGAATTTTTTATTGTCCAAATGGATGATGAAGAGATAGCTGATTTTCATACTCCAGATCACGAACATATTCATGACGAAGATGAAGAATAAATGAAAAGAAGAATTAGAAAGAAAAAGAGATTTTGTATAAATGGTCATAATACATTTATATATGGACGAGATAAAGCTAATGGGGAATGTAAAAAATGTAAGAAAATAAGGGCTAAAAAATTTAGACAAAAAATAAAAGAAGGGCATATTTCAAAACCAAGAAAACAATTTTGTCTACAAGGGCATGATGTCTCTGTTGTTGGTAGAAATAAATGGAATGGCTGTTGCTTAGAATGTGCAAGATTATGGTCTAAGAGATACAGAGACAAACACAAGAGACTTGTACGAAAAAGAGGCAGAAAATCCTACCATCGTCATAGATTAGAGTATATAAAAATCGCTAGGACATATCAAGCCAAACATAGAGATCAAATAAGAATAAGAGAACAAAAATGGAGACGGGATAATATCAAACGGATTAGAAAAACTAAAAAACGTTGGAATAAAAAGAAAATAAGAATTCAAGCATGTAAACGTTCAGCTTTTCGTCGAAAAACAGATTTGCAATATAAACTGAGAGTTTATCTTCGATCTAGACTTGGGTTGGCAATTAAAAATAAGCAAAAGACTGGTTCCGCAGTAAGAGATCTCGGCTGTTCAATAGAGTTCTTTATAAAGTATATAGAAAAGAAATTTAAACGAGGCATGACTTGGGCCAATTGGGGCAAGATCTGGGATTTAGACCATAAGATAGCATTGTTTAAGTTTGATCTTACGGATAGGAAACAATTCCTTAAAGCAGTTAATTATAAAAATATGCGACCTTTATCTTTGCCAGATCATGTTAAGAAAACAGCCAAAGAAGTAAAGGAATTTTGGAAAAACAGATAGGCTTGAGGATGATAAATAATGAATAAAATAACTAAGCCAATGCTCGCCTGTAGTGTAGAGAGCATGGATGCTATTAAATTCCCAGTATTGGGCACACAAAAATTGGATGGCATCCGGTGTCTTATAATGGATGGGCAAGCGGTATCTAGGAATTTTAAGCTTATTCCAAATAGATATATCCAAGACCAATTACATCAAATGGAACTTCCTGATGGATTAGATGGGGAACTTATCCTTGAGGGGAAGGAATTCAATGAGGTTGCTTCCGCTGTAATGAGTGTAAGTGGGGAGCCAGATTTCCGGTACTACGTGTTTGATTATGTTTCGGGTGAGTTAGATAAACCCTATAATGAACGAATGGATGAATTGGAAAAGCTTGAATTACCAGATTTCTGTGTTAAATTATTGCCAGTAGAGTTAACATCACTTTCTGCTCTTTTATCTTATGAAAATAAGTGTGTTAAAAAGGGATTCGAGGGTATCATGATTAGAACAGCTTCAAGTCCTTATAAGTGTGGTAGAAGTACAGCAAGAGAAGGCTACCTTCAAAAAATCAAACGATTTACGGATAGCGAAGCAGAAATATTAGATTTTGAGGAAAGAGAACACAATGCCAATGAAGCCATGAAGGATGAACTAGGACGCACTAAACGATCTTCTCACCAAGAGAATATGATTAAGACAGGAACATTAGGGGCATTGCAGGTGAGGGATATTAAGACAAAGGTGGAATTTAAGATTGGCACTGGTTTTGATGATGTTTTACGGCAAGAGATTTGGGATCATAGAAAGAAGTATTCTAAATTACTTGTTAAGTATAAGTTTCAAGCAGCAGGAGCCCTAATTGCTCCTAGATTCCCTGTTTTTATTGGATTTCGTGACAGTAATGATTTGTCGTAAATAATTTGTTTTATCTTTTGTATTCGTAATAAGCAGACAGTCTTGACAAATCTTGTAGTTCCCTGTATAGTATACCTAGAGGTATCCATTTGGATCAACAACTAGAACGTAAATTTCTTACCCATATTCTAAAAGATCTTCAAGTTGCTTCTATTTCCCAACAAAGGGGAATAGATGAAGGTTTTTTTCAATGGAAAACAGCAGGTAAGCTTTATACTATATCAAATTATTTCACCAGTAATTATGGATCTCTTTTATCTGCCACAGAGCTTGCAGGACTCTTAAAACAATCTACTACTATTTCTGAAGATTTACAGCAATCCATTACAGTATTATTCAATGAACTTCAATTAGAACCCCTAGATACAGATATAAATTTCTTATGTGACCAACTTTTCCAATATCATAAACAGGCACTTGTTGAACATGCACTTCGTCGTAGTGTTGAGACACTTTCGGAACGTAAGGTAGACAAATCCATTGAGGAACTTAAACGATCTTTAGTAACTATTGAGAATAAGTTTAAAACAGAAGTGGTTAGATCTGGAACTCTTGATGCTGATATCGACAAGATATTATGGGAATACGATGATAATAAGATTCATCCAGAACGTTATGAACGACTTAGATTAGGTATACCCAGTATAGATAAAACTATGAAAGGAATTCCAAAAGGAAGTCTTTATTTAATTATTGCTCCTTGGAAGGGATTTAAAAGTACTCTTTTAAAATGTATAGCCGTGAATTTGGCCAAACGTGGTTTGTTTGTTTATTTTCATTCAAATGAAGATAGCAGGGAAACTTTTCATGCGAGAGTAGCTGCTACAGAGCTTAAAATTCCTTTCCTTGGTATTCAGTCAAAAGAACTCTCGTTGGATGAGGAGACAAAATGGATGCAGTTTTTGCAGGATTGTAAAAACCATGTAAATCCTATTATGCAGAATATCTACTATGACGAGGTTTTAACTTCAAGCTCTGCTGCTTATATTTCTGATAAAGTTAAAGAACTAAATAAAACTCGTTCTGTAGATGCAATTCTTATTGATCATTTCGGTAGAATGCAGCCAAATGATAAAAGGAATATGCCAATGTGGGAAAAGATGAGCGAAATTAGTCAACAACTTGCTCTCACTGCTCTTGATTTACGTCTTCCCATGCTTATGACCGCGCATTCGAATCTGCAAGGTACGCGTGATGCTAAAGAGGATTCTAAAAATATTGCCCCTGAAGATTTGGGTTTAAGTTCACAACCTTTAAAGGAAGTATCAGGAGCTTTTAGTTTTGTTATTGAAAACCTCGAAGATTTCAAGAAAAATGGGAACAAAGGATTTGCAAAATTTGCTCTTAATTTGAGTCGTTACTCAGCAGATGCTTTTGCTACACTTTCTGTGGATGGGGTGATTTCAAAGATAGAAGAATTGCAACTTGGTGGTACAAGTCAAGTAGGTAATAATATCCCTTGACAAGATAACAATCTTCTGCTATACTAAATACATGAAAACCTTAACTAAAAAGAAATATAAAGTCAGACCCTACCAAGTAACGCTTGAAACGTCTTGTGTGACAGAACTTTTACAGACTAAAAATAAAATTGTCTTGCTTGCTTCTGAAGTGGGAAGTGGCAAAACGAATATGGCTATCAATATTATAGCAGAACTATTACAATTAAATCCTATTTGGAAAGTTCTTATCTTAGCCCACAATCGTAAAGACATTCGTAATCAATTTAAAAGAAGGTTATTTTCTATACTTGAAGAAAAAAATCTTTCCTTTGTAGAAAATGATGTCTGTGTGGTAGAGAATAAATCAGACTATAATCCTAATGCAAGAGTTGTTCTTGGAATTCCTTCCACTATTCGTAAATTACCTCTAATTAAATATCAGTTTCTTTTAATAGATGAATCACACCATCAAACAGAAGGGAAGATGGTTCGATCTATCACAAAGCAGATTGGACGTAAAGGACTTAAACAGCTTTATCTTACGGCCACCCCTGATAAATTTATAGATAAGAAAGGTGTGAAGATATTTGGTTTCTCAGCCATAGATTTGATTCGTGAAGGACGTAAGGAGGGCGAAGTTTATACGGTACTTCCTACGACAGAAGTAGCAGAAGCCTATAAAGACATTACGAAAGCAGATTATAGTGAAACTACTTGGGAAACATTGAAAGGTGTAGAAGCTAAACTTCCTAAAGAAGAGACAAAGCGCATTGTTGAAGTAGTTTTACAACGTCTTGCTCAAACTCGTTATTGGCCTTCTTTGGGCAATTTCCTTGGTAAGACGAAACTTCCCTTCCTTCCTATTGGTAAGACTCTTATCTTTGCTAATGGAATTACTCATGCCCAAGATCTTTATGATGAGTTTAATTTTCATTATCCAGGCAGTGTTTTGCTTAGTACTTCAGATAATGATGACACTTCTAATAATTTGGATGTGTTTAGTAACCCAAAAGATCTAGATTATAATAAGTACAATTTCCTTGTGGTAGTAGATAGAGCTACATTGGCTTGGGACTTTCCAGGACTAGATAATTGTGTTGATATAAGCCTTGGTCTTAATCCTTCAGCCCAGAAACAAAAGTATGGTAGGCTTATGCGTCCAGAAGGTGGTAAAACTAAATTTTTTTTGAAGGTGACTACTCCAGACCGAAGACATCAAACAGACATCATAATGCAGGTTATGTTTTGGCTTCTTACTTCAGAAGGTCTAACTAATTATAAAGGTCTTGGTAGTATTCGAAATAGAAACATTATTTTTACGAAGACAGATCTTACGAAGATAAAACATAAGAAACAAAAGAAGGTTCCAACTTCTCCTGTGGTGCGGTTTATAGATCCTATGGATTACTTTAAGGCAATGCAGCTTGATGTATTTGACGATGTAAAGCAGTTTGGTAATCGCCCCATCGAAACATACCATAAAGCCTCTCCTAATGAGATCCTAGAGGCTCTAGAGGGTACTTCCTATCAAGATCCAGAAGGAAATAAGAAAGAAATTATTGAATGGATCGAGGCGCATGCTTATGAAGAGGTATAAACGCCCTAGTGCAGTTAGCATAGATTTGGAAGAAAGACATCATGCTCAACGAATGCATTCTTATATGGCTCCTTCTAGTTCAAGTTTTGATCCAGAGTTTAGAAAACTTATCGAGAAATTCTTTCCTAAACCAGAAGGTGAGAAAATAGAATCGTGGAATGAGAGAATTAATCGTTTCGAATGTAATGCAAATAAGATTTTAAATTTTATACGTGAGACACGACGAAGACTCCATATGAATTCTAATGATCCTATTGAGTATGATATTAGTTCCATATATAGATATGAATGTGGTTTTGGACTATCTGGTGTTTTCTTAAAAGAAAGTGTTCATGCTTTATATAGTGAATTAGGAATATGAAGAAGTATAGGTTTCCTGCATCACACTCTAGTGACCCTGAAGAAAAATATCTGTCAGCATTATTTTATAATTATATACGAAGTGAGAACCCTAGTTATGATCCTAAATTTTTAAATTTGTTACGTGAGAAATATAATTTTAAATTTCAGCATGAAAAAATTATTAAAATTCAAAAAGAGATTGCTCTTTTTATAAAAAATCATGGCTATTTACCGTCCCAAGTTAGTTTAAATTCAAATGAAAAAAGATTAAGTCAATATTGGGGGAGATTTTCAAATATCCATGGTGATTGTTATGATGAAAGTTTTTCAAATCAATATAAAAAGGTTCCAACATTCAGACAGCACGAGAGTAATAAAAATGCGTTAGAAATTATTTCCTTTTATGAAAAAACTGGAATTCCTCCCAGTAAGGTAAGCAAAGATCCAGTTTCACACTTTTTAGGTGTTATTCTTGCACGAATACGAAGTGGAAAAGCTATTGTAGATGAAAATATAAAGCAACAAATTCTTAATTTGCCTAATAGATATGAAATAAAACGTCAAAATAGTGGATTGCCTGTAGGAATTGCTAAAAAGAGTAATGGTAAATTTCAAGTTTCTATTTGCCATAGGTACTTAGGAACTTTCAACACACTTGATGAGGCAACTTCTGCTATGAAAAATAAAAAGGCTGCCAATTAGTATGACTAAAGAAGAGGAACAATTATTTATGTTAAAAATTAAAAAACAAGAATTTGTTAAGTCTTATACAAGTTATTCTGGAACTGGAAAATTTTCAAAATATTCCCATAGTAAAACATATTTAGATATTGGTAAAAAATTAAAGGCTATAGACAAGCAGATTGAAGAAGCTCAAGCAGCAGTGGAAAAGGCTAAGAAGGAGAATTCTAATGAGTACAATAGTTAAAGTCACTGATGGTGGTATTGCGATGTTAGATTGTGGGCACACTTTGGCAAAATGGAGTCCTTATAGTAATTTTGTTACCTGTGATACTTGTACACTTAAACAACAAGTACGTACTATTTCAATATTATTACAGCAGAAAGGACCTCAACAATGATTAAACTAATCCCATTAAAGAAAGAAGCAAGACCAAGAGATCGTAAACGTAAGAGATTGTTATTAGCTCTTGGACGTACAAGGCTGCATATTACAAGAAAAGAAGCTGTAGAGCTATTTGTAAAGCTACAACAGGTATTGGTTAAATGAAAGGAGAGATAAAATGGAGCATAACGATATAGTTGATTTGATAACATTTTGTGCCATATACCAAATAGAGGGCATAAAAGCAGTTCAACTTTATACAAATAGTTGTGGAATTTGTTATAATTGTGTACTAAAAGCTAAAGTGGCTTTTACAACTATTAATTTACGAGAGAATCAATAATGCTCTTTAACGAAGAATAAAAGGAATAGATAAATGTCCCAAAAGAACATTAAAGAATTAGTTGAAGAAGCTGGAGTAAAATTAGTACCTATAGGCGAGGGTATCTATCGAGGCTCAAGTCCATTTAAGATAAGTATCAATCACACACCCTCATTTACTGTCTACAGTTTAACAAATTCCTGGTTTGATTTTGGAATGAGTATGGGAGGAGACGCTGCTTCTTTTATAGCAAAATTAGAAGGAATAAGTTATAAAGCTGCGAAAGAGAAATTGGAAGGAGATACCGAAGTATTAGAAATTATTACTCAAACGCTCGACGGCTTGGCCGTAAAAGAAGAAGTAGATTACTCAGATGAACTGAACATGAGCGTGTCGAAGACGTGCAGAGATATTATATATAGAAGGCCAGAATTAGTAGATAAGGTTATGAGGTTTCTTTGTGAATTAGATAAGGTATTGCAATCTTCTGTTTCATCTGTTATAATGAAAGAGTGGATAGAAAGATCAAGGGAATTGGAAAAATGAGTTGGATTTATAATTATCTTCCTAAGTGGTTGCAACCTTGTTGGTATGCTTATTTATTTAAAAGTGAATCATTTGCAAATTTATTATGCAGAATAAAAGAGCATCCAAATGGAATTGTGTGGTATAATATGGGATGGGAACCAGATATGCATTGTAAAGATTGCGGCGAGGATTTAGGTTAAGGAGAATATATGGTTGAAGGCGTTAAACAGAAATTTGTTATTACAAAAACCTATGGACGAAAGGTAACTGTCAATTTTCAAAGCTACACTTTTGATTCTACTCTCACTACGGACGTTGAGGTGTCATCTGGAGCAGAATTGTTGGAAGCATCCAGTAAGCTTTTTGCCCAATGCAAATATTTAACAGAACAAGATATTGAGACTACTTTCCCACAAGAACCTACAGGAGAATAATATGGCACTTACAGAAGAACAGATGGCAGAGAAGTTGGAAGAAGTTAGTAAGATTAAGTTTTTCCTAGACCCAGATCCTTCCGTACTCGGTCTATCTTCAATCTTGGTGAAACTGGCTGAGTGTCAGTTGCAGAAAGATAGAGTCAGTTCCTTAGTAATGGAAGCTATGCGGAATGTAGCTGCCCATGAGATTGATCATGAAAGAGTGCAAGGGGAATATGATAGGAATCTAGAAATGCTTCTTGCAACAAACGCTACAGTTGCAGCACAGAAGAGTGCAGAAATGCGAAATACTCATGCTAAGATGCTCATGACTGATCTTGTACTCAAGCTTCATCATGCCGAAATAGCAAGCATTCGTGCAAGTTGGTTTATGAAAATATTACAAAATGTTTATTCAAACCTGGAGTCAGCAAATAACAACTTGAGCCGTCAGATCACCGTCTTGCAGCTCGATCAAAATATCAGCGGAAATAATCGAGGAATGATTAAGAATATTAATCTGTGATATGGCAAAGCCTAAGAAACCTTTTTGTAAAAATGGGCATGAAATAGCTCTTGTTGGTAGGTATAAATCAGGAGCGTGTAAGGAATGTGTGAGAGTCTATAAGATTAATAATATAGATAAAATTGAACATAAACAATTCTGTGTTAATGGGCATGATACCTTTATAGTAGGTAGAGATAGAAGTAATTGGGAATGTACCCAGTGTAGGCGTGAAAGAAGGAGAATTGACCCAAATAAAGATGCTCGTAAGAAGGATTTTTGCAAGAATGGGCATGATATGGCCGTTGTTGGAAGAATTAATCATATGTGTGAAGTTTGCCGTAGAGATTATGAAAAGCAGTATGCGAAGGACAATGCGGATAAAATTAAAGCCTATAAAGAAGTTTATCTGCCAAAAAATAAAGAGAAAATTAAAAAACAAAGGAAGACATACGTGGAATTAAATAAGAAGAAAATAGTAGAATATTTTCGAAGGCATCACCTTAAGAATTGCTATGGTTTAACTGATGAAAAATATAATGCAATACTTAATACACAAAATCGTGCATGTTTAGGATGTCTTAAAACTGTGGAAGAATTGGGAAAACTTTTAACTGTAGACCATGACCATGCTTGCTGCCCAAAAGCTAAATCTTGTGGCAAGTGCATTCGTGGATTGTTGTGTAGTAATTGTAATGTTGCTTTAGGTCGTTTAAAAGATAATGTTGAAACATTGAAAAATTTAATTAAGTACTTAAATAAACATAATAGGAGAAATAAAAATGGTACAATTACAAAAAGCAGAGAAACGCGAATACGAACCAATCCCCGATAATATTTATTTCGTTAAGATTTTGGAGATTGCTGAAAAAGTTAGTAAGAAGGGAAACGCTTATCTAAATTGGAAGTTTGAGATACAGCAAAATCCATTTCAGAAACGTTGGGTGTTTGGTTCTACTTCGAAAGTTGTTTCACCAAAGAGCAGACTTGGTTCTTGGTTGAATTCTCTTGGCATTTCGCCAGAACAAGCTGTCAATCTAGACACAGATCAGCTTTTGGGTGTTTATACCAAAGCTTTTGTTAAAAGCACAGTTGGAGAAAATGATGAAGAGTACCAAAATGTGGATAGCTTAGTAGCAATGACTGAGGTAGACACCCAGGTATTGCAGACTATGTTAGCGCAAGCCCCATTAGCTCATGGTCCAGCAAAGGTAGCCGTTCAAGCAACTTCCGTAGTTTCTCAACAGGTTCCTGTAACAGTTGCTACACCAGTTGCGCCAGTAGTAAATGTGCAACCAGTAGTGGCACCTGTCGCTCCAAGGGCAACAAGCAAATTTCCTTTCTAAAAGGAATAAAAGATAAGAGGAGATAATATGGCCAAAGAACAAGAAGAAACAAAAGAATCACTAGATGCTCAATTAAAGCAAATGGCTAAAGAGCTTGACATTACCATTGCACGATTTGGTAATTTGGAAGTGGAAAAGCTTGATGCCATTCCTTCAGGATCAGCCAGTCTTGATTTTGCTTTAGGTTGCGGTGGTTATCCTAGAGGTCGCATTATTGAAATGTATGGTCAGCCCTCTGGTGGTAAGTCAACATTAAGTCTTCTTGGTCTTGCCTCTGCTCAACGTCTTGGTGGGAATGTTGCCTTAATCGATAGTGAAAATGCTTGGGACCCAGAATGGGCAACCAAACTTGGGGTAGATGCAGATAATGTCATTTATCGTAATCCTGAGAGTGGGGAAGAAGCTATGAGTGTTGTGGAAAAGCTTGTTCAAACTGGTAATATTGACATGGTGGTAATTGATTCGGTGGCAGCTTTAGTTCCCCGTAGTGAAATAGAAAACGAGATGGGCCAGCAGACAATGGGGGTGCAAGCGCGCATGATGAGTCAAGGGTTACGCCGTTTAACAGGAGCTATTGGACGTAGCAAAGCTGTTGTTATCTTTATCAACCAGTTGCGTCAGAAAATTGGTGGTTTTAGCCCTGGAGGAATCTCGTTCACCACGCCAGGCGGCGAAAGTCTAAAATTTTACTCCTCACAACGTCTTGAAGTAAAGAAATTATTTGGATCAGAGATTAAGAATGGAGAAGATATCTTGGGGCATCGTGTTAGTATTAAAGTAGTTAAGAATAAAGTTGCCCCACCTTTTAGAACAGCAGATTTTCTCCTTAACTTTGTTGAGGGTATTGATAAGATCGATGATATTGTTTCTTTAGGACTTAAAACAGGAGTAATTGTTCAATCCCATGGCCCAAAATTTACCTTTGGAGAAACAACAGTTAAAGGGATGGAAGAATTTCTTACCACTCTTCGTGGGGATGAGAAATTACAAAAAGAATTGTTAAAACTTATTCAGGAGCATAAGAAATAATGAAAAAATGTTCCTTTGACCCTGAACCATTAAAAGGTAAACCTATTGGAATGTTTCACTGCCCCCAATGTGGTGAAATGATTTTAGCTGGATTACCACACCCATAAGGAGATTAAATGCTTAGTATTCTTGTTGTTATTTTAGGATTTGGGTTAGTGATTGGACTTCATGAGTTAGCGCATATGCTTACAGCTAAGGCATTTGGAGTGAAAGTATTAAAGTTCTCATTTGGGTTTGGACCTAGATTGTTGGGCTTCTTATTTAAAGGGACTTCTTATGAACTTAGGTTGTTACCTTTAGGCGGCTTCGTGCAATTTGCGGAAGAGGACCCCTCAGATAATACAAAAGGTGGCTTCTTTGCTGTGCCATGGTATAAACGAGCTTTAATTGCTCTTGCAGGGCCAGTTATGAATCTTTTACTAGGTCTAGCTATGATTTATGCACTTCTTCTATTTAATCACTGGCCAGTTTTCGCTGCTGTTAAACGAACAGGTGATATTTCATGGTTTGTTATTCATGAAACATTAAAATGGTTTGGCGGGGTATTTACTGCTCAATCTCATATGTCAGATATGGCAGGGCCTATTATGGTTACAAAACTTATGGTGTCCTCATTAAAAGAAAGTGTTATGCAGTTCTTTTTCTTATTGTCGATAGTGTCTTTGAGTTTGGGATTGTTTAATTTGTTACCAATTTTCGGATTGGACGGTGGACACGTCCTACTATATATTATTGAAGGCATACGGGGAAAAAAACTTCCAAATAGAGCATACGAAATCTGGAATATTCTTGGTTTTGTGCTATTAGGATTACTTATGGTATTTATTATTTTTGGAGATATTACTAAATTAATAAAAGGATAGAATATGAAACTATTAAAACTTTTTATAATCTTGTTAGTACCTACTTGTGCTTTTTCTGAGGCTTGGCTTACCGTAGGAGGAAATCATAATTCTACTCTTGGAAATGGTACATCTGTAAATTTAAATATTACACAGCCTTTATATGGCCCGTTAAGTTTAGCTCCTTATGGGTCTTTTGATACAAATAAAGGATTTCGAGATAGGTCTGGAGGATTGGACATTAATTATTCTCTCACTCCTAGAGTATATTTTAGTGTAGGAGCAGCATACGAGAAGTACGAGTTATTAGCGGCAAATGACCCAACAGAAACACACAATACACATGTAGCAGTACATTTCAAATTGTGGTAAAAGGAGAATTAATATGAACCCCGTAATCGTTAAAACATTGTTAGCCACTGCTGCAAGTGCCTTTTATGGCGCGTCCTATATCGCGCCACTTCCTTGGGCTTTTTATTTCCTAGGGGCATCTAGTGTTTGTATAGTAATTATGCGTTTATTGCCGTAATGCGAAGTCTTTAAAGTTTAGATATAAAGGAGTTATAAAATGTCCGATAGCAAATTAGTGAAAGATATTGTAAAAGAAATTGAACGAATTTCAGATAAGCTTGGGTTAGAACCATATAAGTTGGGAAAAGCTCAGTTTAAAGAATTGTCTAAAATTTCTGAATGGGATTTGCGGAAGGTGGGGGGTTTTTCTACTGTTTTAAATACTTATTTTCCGTTTGAAAAACAGCTTAAAGATATAGAACTTAATAAACAACGCAAATTATATTTGTCCAAATTAGAAAAAAAATATGGATCTTGGGAGATGTTTTCAGAACAACTTACTGAATCCCTTGTTAAAACATTAAGCAAGGTTAAAGTAGAGCCTAAGATTCTGGATGAAAAGACAACAAAAGAATATATCAAAGGAGTTGCCACAAAAGAATTGCATGATGCTACTCCACGTTCTATTTGTGTTGCTTTAACCGATGTACATTTTGGTACTCACGTTGATAAAGAAGAGCTGGGTGGAAAAAATGAGTTTAATTGGGAAATTGCTGCTCGTCGTTTTGGTTTTATCATAGATCAGATTGCCACTTATAAAATGGAACAGAGAAGTTTGCATCAAGAAGTTGTATTTCTTCTTGGAGGGGATTTGATTGGTGGCATTATACATAATCAAGAAGGACCTGATTATGATTTGATTACTCATCAAGTAAATGGGGCATTAAGCTATTTTATTCAGGGTTTCGAATATATTAAAGATCTTTTTCCAAAGATTCGAATTGTATGTGTTCCTGGCAACCACGGCAGATTTCAACACAAGGCTGATAAGGGCCGTGCTCTTTCTCAAAAGTATGATTCTTTTGAAAATATTATATTTTATTCTTTGTCTCGTTATTTTTCTAAAGATTCAAAGATTGAAGTTGTTGTCCCAAAAAGTCCTTATGCAGAAATTCGTGTTCAAAAACATAGGGTATATTTAACACATTCAGATGGAGTATTTATCACAGGCAATCCTGGAAAGAGTATTAATACGGAACGAATTGAAGTTCAAGCTCATCGGGTTAATGAGGAAGAACGTATTCATCATAGGAAACCTTTTTCTTTATTTATTTTTGGGCATGTTCACCAGCCTTGCCATTTTCAAACAAACTCAGGCATTCAGATAATAATTAATGGTAGCATGATCGGGACTGATAGTTATGCTCAAGGTGTAGGAATAATGAGTAATAATCCTGTACAGGTTATGTGGGAAACTAATTCTAAATTTGTTGTAGGAGATAGTCGTTGGTTGTTTGTCTCCGAAGCAGATAAAGAAAAGAAATATGAACGTATAATTCGACCTTTTAATTACGAGTTAGCTTAAGGAATATTTATGTCAAATCACCCCAAACCACCTAAACACCAAGAGCAATCATCTTTTGATAATATACCGCCCATACTTTCTCAAAATATGACCGCAAAAAATTACGTTGAGGCCCTTAAGGAATCCCGTTGGAATAATGACTATCAAATGGGCTCTTTTAAAAGATTTCTTCAGGCAGATTCACTTGATGATGTTGTTTTTGCAGATTTTACATGTCCTCTCGCAAATTCTCTTGTTTTTAGATATATACTTCCAGATTTTATAAAAAGCAAAGGTTTAAATATTGATCGAGTTATTGGAATTGAGAGTGACGGGGAATATGCTCCCTCTTTTAGTAGTATTGAAATATCAGAAACAGAAAAAGTTAGTAGATTAGGATATGGTCATTATTTCATTTCGAATGATAAGGTAAGGTATATTATTGGGTTATCTGAAGGTTATAGAGATGACTACAAATTTAAATTTGCAAGTAGAAAAGATTCTGTTCCAGACGCTAATGCTTTTTTAGAAGAGATGAAGAAATATGGAGAAGAGCATAACTTTTTACGGGGTAAGAAAATTGATCCTCATTGTAATTTTATTAAATTTGACAAAAAATATGACTGGTCAGATCTTATCTTGCCTGAGAAAATTAAAGATGATATTAGAACAAATCTTTTGAATCTTATTGAGTCAAGGGAAATTTACCGTAAGAATGGTTTGCAAGTTAAGCGTGGATTAATTTTAAGTGGTCAGCCAGGATGCCATGCAAAAGGTACTAAGATTCTTATGTATGATGGAACAACTAAGAATGTTGAAGATGTTAAGGTTGGGGATTTATTGATGGGACCAGATAGTACAAGTAGAGAAGTATTGCAATTAGCTAATGGCCAAGAAACTATGTATAAGATTATTCCCAATAAAGGGGAATCTTTTGTAGTGAATGGGCATCATATTTTACATTTAGAATTTTCTGGTAAAGAAATGAATTTCCAATTTCCAATGAATATAACTGTAAAAGATTTTTTAACAATAAAACCTTCTGTTAGAAATAGGTTAAAATTAGTAAGAACAGGCATTACTTTTTCCAAAAAAGATTTATCTATTCCACCATATATTTTAGGTCTTTGGCTTGGAGATGGTACATCTAAAGAAACAGCGTTGACTACCATGGATCAACCTATTTTTGATGCTTGGATTAACTATGGAAAAAAATTAGGATTGGGGTATTCGATTGCATATAAAGGTGGAAATAATAAAAGTATAACTGTTAGATTGACTAATGGCCATACAGGTTATAATGAGAATAAATTTCTTGATAAACTTAAAAATCTAAATGTATTAAATAATAAACATATTCCATTTGAGTATTTAACTTCTAATGAAAAAGATAGATTGGAATTACTCGCAGGTTTAATTGATACTGATGGATATGCAGATAAAACTGGTGGAGTTGCTAGTAGACGAGGTAGAGGTAAATCTTTCGATTACATTACAAAATCTGAAGACTTAGCAGATAATATTGTTTACTTATGTCGATCTTTAGGTTTTTCTGCCTCCAAAAAATTATGTACTAAAGGTTGTTATATTAGAGATCATAAGTATTTTGAAGGAGAATATTTTAGAATTAGTATTTTTGGGGATGTGTATAAAGTTCCTGTATTATTAAAACGTAAAAAATGTATAAAACGAATAATGAACAAGGATGTTCGTCGTGTTGGGTTTGGTATAGAAAAGCTTTCGATTGATTCTTATTATGGTTTTGCTTTGCCTAAAGATCATTTATATCTCACAGGAGATTTTACAATACATCATAATACTGGTAAGTCGATGTTGGCAAAGGTATTGTGTAATCAAGTGCAGTGGACTCTTGTTTGGGTGACACCAAAACATTTGGAAGGTGGGGCTAGAAAGATTGCACAAATTGTTCAATTATGCAAAGATCTTTCACCTACTATTATGCTACTCGAAGATATAGACCTTTACGGCGGGGATAGGGCAACTAATCATAATCCTGCTTTGTTGGGGGAAATGATGAATCAACTCGATGGAGTTCAAGAAAATACTGATATTATTACAATCGCTACTACTAATAATAAAGAAGTATTAGAGACAGCTCTTCTAAATCGGCCTGGGCGTTTTGATAAAGTGGTTGATTTTCCTTTGCCAAATAAAAATGAACGATTACAAATGCTAAAGGTATTTAGCAATGGATTAGTTGATGAGGCACTTCCCTTTTTAAATGAAGTCGCTGGTAAAGAATCTGAAAAAATGACGGGAGCACAAGTACGGGAACTTTGTAATTTAGCAGTTATCTATGCTATAGATGAAAAGGCTTACGATGCTAATAACAAGCTTCTTCTTACAGAAAGTCATTTTAAGCAAGCTGTAAAAGCAGTTAAAGGAAAAGATTTTAATAAAATTACGGGATTCAATCCTACAGGAACTTTTTCCCCATTAGGAAATAGACTAGATGATATTTGTCCTGATTTTGACGATTAATAACTATGACAAAAGAAAGTTATTCTAAAGAATACTGGTTAGTTAAGAAATTTGGTAAATTATCTTTAGTAAATAATAATTTACCTGATAAGTTATCCCCACATTCTCATAAGAAGTTCTTATTTAAATGTGAGTGCGGTACTGAGAAAATAATTATATTTAAAGATGTTATTGAAGGAAAATCCAAGTCGTGCAGACAATGTACTTCAAAAACAAAAGAGTATTGGTTAAATAAAAATTTTAGTGATTGGATTCTTATTGATTTAAATTTACCTCCTCTCATTGCCCCGTCTACAAATACTAAATATTTATTTAAATGTAAATGTGGAATTGAGAAGAAGATATGTTTTTCTACGGCAGTTAAGGGGCTGTCAGTTAGTTGTGGTGAATGTAGTAGAATGTCTAAACAATATTGGTTGTCTAAGAAATTTGGTAAATTACAATTATTAGATAAGGATCTGCCAGATTTTATTATGCCTAGAGAGGAATTAAAATATTTATTTAGATGTGATTGTGGAAAAGAGAAATATATTAGATTTGCAGATGTGGCTGATAATAAATCTCAATCCTGTGGTTGTGGGTGGATTTTCCCTAGACCTACTTCAAAGGCATCTAAAAATGTGTATAATATTCTAAAAACTTATCTTCCTAAATTAAAATTTAGTGTTAGAGGTATATTAGTAAGAAAAGAATTAGATATTTACGATCCTATGTCTAAAGTTGCCATTGAATATAATGGAATATTGTGGCATAGTTCTAAATTTAAAAATGGTCGTATGCAAAAAGATTTTGAAAAGTACAATCAATTGAAAGAATTGGGAATTAAATATATAGGTATTTTTTCAGATGAGTGGATTCATCATAAAGATATCTTTCTAAATCTTATTTTAAATGCTTGTGGATCTTTCAAGAATTCAAAACGTATTTATAATTTTGAAATAAAAGAAGTATCCCAGGAAGAATTTCAAGAAGTACATGACAAATTTCATTATCTTTCTGGTAGAAAAGTATACGCTACCAAATATCTTTTAGCATACTATAGGGATCAAGTTATTGGTGGATGGTCTTTTAAGAAGTCGCTCAATGGGATTTTAGATTGGAACAGAGCATTTTGGGATCATAACTTTAAAGCTTGGAATCCACATAGTAAGGCATTAACTTGGGCTAAAGAAAATATACCGGATGTTGTTTCCATAGTTACTTTTTCAGATAATCGTTTATTCGATGGCAGTATGTATCAGAAGCTTGGATTTGGGAAAGTTAAAGAACTACCTCCAGATTACGAGTATACAGATAGTTTTAAAAGAGTTCATAAATTTAATTTTAGAGTTAAAGCTGGAATGGATGAAGAATTAGAAGCTCAAAAGAAGGGGTTTTATCGTATTTATGATTGTGGTAAAACTAAATGGGAATTAAAATAAATAGAGGAGATAAATTAAAATGATTAAAATGAAGGGCAGAGTTGTAACTTTTACAGGCAAAGATGAAAAAGAGCTTAAGTTGTTGGCAGCAAGTCTTGGAAAGACACCACAAGAAACATTGGAACTAGCTATAAGAGAACATATGGTTAGAGTAGAAAATACAATTACAACAAAGAAGGTAAAGAAAAATGGATAGATATAAAGTTGTACGAATTGCTGATCAAGACTTCGATGATTATTATACATATGACATTGAAGATTTAAAAGAAATTGATGATGAAGGATTCCCTAATGTTGTAGCTACTGTGTATGATAGGGCATTTGCAAAAGAGATTACTACATTCTTAAACAAGAAAAGGAGCAAGTAAAATGGCAAAAGGCAAGTACTCAGATGTAACAAGTGATGTAACAACAATGGTAGACACACTCTTTAATAAATTTCCCGACAGATTTATCCACATCGGAAGAAAAGATTTATGTTTGATTTTTCTTGATAGAGATAAGAATTCATGGGAAGTGAAAACGAATGTAACCAATGGCCTATATAGAACTCTGACTGGTAAAAAGATAATTATTCAAATTCATAAGCAAGCTTGGGTTTTGAATAAGCTTGTTGACAGGGCTCTTCTTCTTTTTCGGGAATTGTCGCGCATAGATCTAAATGCGAAGGATAAATCTGAATATAAGTTGCTTCGTCCAGACTTGACAGATTTTAAATTTCTGCTTAATAAAATAGGCTTGAATCATGAACACAAGGATGAATTTTTCAGTAAAGTCATCTCGCCTGTAAATGCCTAATAGTTTGAATGTATATAAAGACTTTAAAGTTGGAGAACTTCCAATCCCACGAAAATTCAGTATTTGAATTTTCTCCCCATCTGTCAACTATTGTAGGTGTTTCTAATGTAGGAAAATCGTCTGTTAGCAGAGCTTTGTCTTGTGTATTATTTGGAAATTTTGATAAGTCTTGGGTGAGAAGTGGTTGTAAGTTTGCCCGTATTATAATCGAAACAGATACAGGAATTATTGTTGAGCGTCAGAAAGGGGATAAGGTTAATAAATATATTCTTACTCTTCCTGGTGCCCAACCCCAGACATTCGAGAATTTCGGGGTAGGGGTTCCAGAGGCTGTTCAAAAAGCTTTAAGAATACATGAAGTACAAATAGATTCTAAAGATTCCATTAATCTGAATCTGTCGTCTCAGCTTGAAAATCTCTTTCTCTTAAGCCAATCAAATAGTTACAAGGCGAAAGTCTTTGGTAAGCTTTCAGGTGCCCACATTTTAGATTCTGCAATTCGAGAAATAAATCGTGAGGGGCGTAGTTATTCAACTGAAAAGGTAATTAAAGAGAAAGAGCTAGTGGAATTACAAGGTCAGGTAGATAAACTTGCTCAAATTGAGCAGTTTGCCTTGTTGGTACAGGAAATAGAGGCTAGATTGGCTTCTCTTAGTGTTCAGGAAGGCCGATTAAACGCAATCAGAAGCCTATTTGAGCGAGTTAATGGTTGGAAGGCATCGTGGCAGCAAGAAACGGCTAAAGAAGCTGTTTTAACCAAAGTTGAGGTAGGTAATATTGAGTCTCTTTTGCAAAAAGTATCAAAAATTGATACCTTTCGCAAATTATGCAGTAGAATTTCAGAGTTTAATCTAACATTTGATAAGCAAACTAAGCTCCAAGAACTCTTAACGTCCATTTCTTTGGACGTTATACCTGTTATGGTCCAGAAAGTTGGACATAACAAGATTTTACTAGATCTAGCTAGTAGAATTGCTAAAAATCAAAATGAACTTGTAAGTAAGACTGATGAGTTGGGACAAGTAGAGCAAAAATATCAAGAGACTTCAAAGCAATATTCTGATATGCTTAAAGTAGCAGGAGTGTGTCCAATTTGTAATCGAAGTACAATAGGGGTAAATATTTAATGTGTACTAAATGGCACACAAAGAAAAATGGTTTATGTTTCTATAGGTTGCCTTCAGGCTATCTTTGTGATAATTTGGCTGTTCGGGAGTTAACTGATGCAGAAGGTAACGGTTATGGAATTTATTGTTATAAGCATTTAGAATTAGCAAGAAAAGAATATATGGTAGTTGAAGTGCTGGAAAAGATGAATGTATGAATGATATAAAAGAATCCTATGCCATTAATGCAATTTTAGATGCTCTATGGCAATCCGCTGGAAATGTCTCTCAAGAACTTGCCGCAAAAAGATACCCGAGAGAAATGGCAATACAATTATACGCACAAATGATGGAGTTAGATAAATGAGCCTTTTCAATAATGGATAAGCAGGGAAGATGTAGAACATGCGGTCATCATAAGTTTGCCCATTTAAAAAATTGGGCTCTTATAGATAGTTATGAAGAACGTGGATGTTTAGTCCAAGTAACAAATTCATGGGATGAATGCCGTTGTCTTGGGTATGTTTCAGAAGATAACTTAGAATATCTTGAGTGGAAATATGCGTGTAATAATAGCTGGAAGTAGAACAATTACAGATCCATTAGAGCTTGAGAAAGCTATTAAAGATAGTGGTTTTCAAGTTAATTTGGTTATTTCAGGTGGAGCTTCGGGAGTAGATCAATTAGGAATAGACTGGGCCAATAAGAATGGAATACCTATTAAAGTGTTTCTTCCAGATTGGAAAATTTATAGCAAAGCAGCGGGACCAATACGAAACGGTATTATGGCTGATAATGCAGATGCTCTTATAATTTGTTGGGATGGAAAATCAAGAGGGTCGGCTAGTATGATTGAAAAAGCTACTGCCAAAAATTTGAAAATATACATCCATTTGGTTAAGAAAGAGGAAAAGAAATGATAATTTTTAACCACCCAATTATTTTTTTAACAAATGTTGTAAAAGTTATTTTGATATGTTTGGCTGATACTATTAATAGTATTTGGAATCCATTTGATAAGTTTGCTCGTCCTATGATTCTTAAATATTCAGAATCATTAGAGGATAAAGCAGTCAAATTCGAAAATAATCTCCAGCAATTTTATCACGATGGACTTGTATATGACTCTACAATAAGTTGGGGAATTAATTTTGATGATGTGGGAGATGAAGCGATCTGGACAGGAATTACTATTGCAATGTGGGCCATTAAATATTCTGTTACTAAAGATTTTAATGATTTGGAAAAAATTAGACGGGGAATGATAGGACTGGATCTTCATCAAACAGCCCATGGAGAATCCATTAGACGTTTGATTCGTGGGGTGCAAGATCCGTTAGATCCTAAAAATACTTTTATAGACGATGTTTCTAATGACGGGGCTACTGGGCATTTGTTGGGGATTTATTATGCTTGGAAATATGGAGATGCCGATATCAAACAAAAGGCAGAAGTTTTAATTCGAGGATTGGCTGATGAACTTTTAAATCATAATTATTGTTTGATTGGGGCAGATGGTAATCCCACAACTTATGGGCAGCTTATTAATGGATGGAAAACTGATCCATTACAATTAACTCTTTGCATGGCAATTTTATTAACCGCCTCTACTATTACAGAAGATAATAAATACTTGGAAGAATATTGGAATATTAAAGAGATTTATGGTAGTGCGGGGTTATACAAATATCCAAAAGTTTTCTTTTTAACTTTTAATAATTTGAATGACGATCATAGAGCGGCTATTCATCTTTCTATTTTAGCTGATCTAGATGTTTATAATACTGAATATATAAAGGGTCTGAAACGTATTTGGAAATTAAACAAAAATAAGGGCAATGCTTGGGTAGCTTATTTATGTGGAAAGCATTTTGATATTAAAAAAGATTTACAACCTTGCGTTACATTGTTGAATGAATTTTATGTGGAAGATTTGAATAATGTTCAAAAGGTTAATTCTACTAAAACTGATGAATTAGAGAATTTGGGGATCGAATTAAAGAAATATACACCACTGCCTTTTCTAAAAGGTGATATAGTTTCTACACAGCCGTTGCCGCTTTGGTGGAGTGGGGCTCAGGAATTTAGATACCAAAGACGACCCTATTCTGTAGATGATTATATTGGGAATACTACACCGTCACAAGCTTTCTTTGGGGTTGATTTTTTGTGCGCCTATTGGTCTTTTCGTCAAATGGGATGGATTGATAAATGAAAATTCTTTATCTGACAGATACTCACATGCGTTCTAGCCCACCGAAATGGCGGATCGACGATTGGTACAGGACCCAATTTGTCGAACTAGAAGAAATCCTTCAGATCGGCAAAGATAACAAAGTGGATATTTTAATTCATGGTGGTGACTTTCTAGATAAACAAAAAGTATCTCATCAACTTATTACAGATCTAATGAAACATTTAAAAAATTCCCTAGCTCCTATCTATACGCTCTTGGGCAATCATGGGCTTCTTGGATACAATCATGAAACTGTAGATAATAGTGGTTTAGGCAATCTTATAGAAGCTGGTCTTGTAAATAAGCTTGATACTCTTGTAGATGAGAAAAATAAACTTGTTATAAAAGGCTACCACACTTCGTTGGAAATACCTAAATCATATATGTTTGAAGAGCAGTATAGAGATTATTTCAAGGTTGCTGTAGCTCATCAATACCTCATAGCCATTGAAAGTTTACCTTTTCAATATTTGCACCCAAAAGATGTCGAAACAGATGCCGATTTATTTCTTCTTGGGCATTGGCATAGTCCTTTCGATTACGGAAAATTTCATAACCCAGGTTCCATTGCAAGATGGAGTATAGACAGTAGACGTAGAATTCCCCAAGTTTTAATTATAGAAACTAATCCGTTATCCGTTACTCCTGTTCTTCTTAAATCAGCTTCGTTAGCACAATGGAATTTAGAAGCAGTTACTGAAGAGAGGGAAAGAGAAATGGAACTAAATAACTTTGTTAATTCATTAGAGAATACACAATTTACCGAATTTGATCTAGTAGAAGTTGTTAAGCAAGCGGGATTGAAACAAGCTGTTTCACCTGATATAATTAAAGAGGCACTTACTCATATAGAAAAAGCGAAGGAAGTGTTGAAATGACATATGGGGAAGCTAAAAATTGAATGCTTTTTGCAAATGGTGTAAGCAGCCATTTGACAAACATAATAATTTATCTTTGTTATTTCTACCACCGTATTGTCGAAATGAAAAATGGTATCATTTTTTTAAAAGTACTCCCTACTATGTTCCTATGGATAATCTCGATTACTTGGAAATGAAATATGAGAAGAATTTGAAATGAAAGAATTTATTTGTATTTGTGGCCATTCTAGTAGACAGCATACTAAGATGAATAAAAAGTCTTGGGATAGGTTAGATAAACAATTAGAAGGATATAAAGAAAATAGTTTACAAGATAGAGAAAAATTTTGGACAAAGTTTTTAACTGATGGTTCCCAAGATGAGTGGAGATGCAGTGAATGTGATTGTGAGTCATGCAAGATGGATAATTTGAGATACTTGGAAGAGTTATATGAGGCTAAAAAGAAATGATTTGTAAATGTAAGCATTCAAAAGATAAACATACAGATCGCTGTTCTGGTAAACAAGAACCTTCTGGAGAATGTTGGCCAACAAGCGATTCAGTTTGTTCTATTTGTAAAATTTATGGTTGTTACTTTTACAGACAGTTACCTAATTTAGAATACTTAGAATATTGTTATTATAGGAGAAAAATATGAACTTAGAACAACAATTATTAGATTTAAAGAGTAAAGGTGAACAATTGGGCCGATTAAAAGTAGAAAATTCAACTAAACTTAGTATGTTAGAACATGAAAAGACAAAGCTATTAGAAGAATGTAATCAATTGGGGTTACAATCGGATAAGATCGAAGAAACGTTGGCAAATGAAGAAGCTACTTTGCAATTAGAAATGACTGAGCTAGAGACTAAGATAAATGGCATACTAGAAGAGATTTCTAAAATTTAAGATTATGACAACAATGTATGCTAGTGCAGTATATAGAAAATATTTGTGCAAAAATTGTGATTGTACTCACAGATGGTATAGTGAAGATATTGTAGATCCTACATGTGTATTTTGTACTAGATTTTTATTACAGCCTCTTAAAGAAGGATGTTCTAATTATGAACCTCGTGGTAATCTTGAATTACTAGAATATTTATATGACAAATCTCACTCAACAATTTAATAGTCTTAAAAGTTCATTTGATCAAAAACAAGGAATGCTACAAGCCTTCTGCAGCCGATTAAATGTATGCCAAGGTCAGATCAATGAGCTGGAACGAAAGGAAGATCTTTCAACTAAGACAAGTCTCTTTTTGCAAAGCCTATCGGATATTACAAGGATAAATGTCTTAGACAAGATTAGTGGAATTGTAACGGAAGCACTTCAAGTAGTTAAAGATAAGAACCTTGAGTTTAGAATGAATTTGTCCACGGAACGTAACGCCGCAGACTTGAAGATGGTTGTGTATGATAAACAGTTACAAGCTGAGTTTGATGTAATCGACTCCCTTGGTGGAGGAATTTGTGACATTATATCTTTTGCCCTTCGTGTAAGTTTGCTTGTTAAGTGGGCTCCTTCCCTGAGCAGAATAATCGTGGCCGATGAGGTTTTTAAGCATGTATCAGTGAAAGATCAAGAGAAAGTCGCAGAGTTTATAAAGCTATTATGTAAGAAATTGAACTTACAACTAATACTCGTGTCACATAGTGAAACAATCACGAGAAATTCGTCAAAGGTTTTTGAGGTTACTAAGATTGGTAGTACTTCAAAAGTAGAAGAGAAGATCAATGTCTAAAAAACCAACTTGGAATGAGGACTCAGCTTTACGTTCTGCTTGGCGAAGAATATTCTCCAGAAGTCCAATAGTAAGAGAAGTATTAGCTGAAGGCCGTAGGACCGTTCCTCGTTATACCAAGGATGGATCTAGACATAAAGTAGATGCTGTAGAGTACTCATGTCAGGTGTGTCTACAATGGACTCCAGCCAAGTTGGTTTCAGTAGATCATGTAGTGCCTGTTATCGACGTAGAAAATGTATCTGGAAAGGTGCAGGACTGGAACGAATTTAAAAGGCGTTTATTCTGCCCTAAAACAAACTTGCAGAGAATTTGTGACGATTGCCATAACAAGAAAACTCAAGAAGAACGGTCAAAAAGACAAACTTTAAAAGATAAATTAGTTCTTGATCAAATTGAAGAAAGATTAAAGAGTGCTTGGACTTTAGATGAAGAGAAAGAACTTAAGAAGCAGGTAAGTAAATTTCTAACCAAAAAGAAAGCACAGGCTACGAAGGATAGGGCAATGAAACTTAAACAGATTATTATAAACAAAATAGATAAGGAAGATTGATGATTTTTGGAATTCTTGCATGTGTACTATTTGGATTGACTTATTTTCCTCAACTTATTAGAAGCTATAAGCGTAAGAGTGTAGGAGATATATCTATTTGGTCTTGGCTTATTCAGGTTGTTGCATATTGTTGTGGAATTGGCTATGGTTTGTACCTTCATCAACTCACTTTACTTTTGGGGTATTCGTGGGGATTACTTTGTACCGTTGCCTTTGTATTTATGTATTTTTGGTATAAGGATAAATAATGTTCCGCCTTTCAGATGATCTTGCTCGTCTTTTATTGAAGAAAATGAAAACTCCTAAAGTGTATACTGAAGGAGATAGGAGAGATTTGTTTACTCCAGTAGATTACAATGGGATTGGCATAGCCGATCCTATAGCTGCGGTAGGTTCGGAATTTTTGTACACGGTCGAATGTCCCTACCCCGTCCTTTATCCAGAATTGCCCTATCAGAAAAATTCAGTAGATGGCTTTTATCTCTATAGACGAATTGAGCTTCTTCAACCTATGGAATCCTTTCCGATAGTGAGAGCCCTTGTCGATCCAAATGCAAAAGATTATGAAGAAACTATAGATTGCTCGGATTGTGCAATACTTTTGGCTGATCCTGTTAGTAAGCTTGTTGCTAAGACAATAAGTACACTTGAGAAGCTTATTGAAGTCTGCCCAGATATATTGGATTGCATAGACGTTAATAAGAAATGAAGATTTCTTTAGGTACACTTTGTCTTATTTGTAATCATATGAAAGCTAGTCATGTTTATTCAGATCCTGTTTCAGGATTATGGGAAGGAAGATGTTGGGAATGTCAAGGAAAAAGATATGGGTTTCCTCCTAGTTATAATATTCATTGCGATAAATTTAAATACAATAATTTAGAATATTTAGAACAATTTTATGAAAGGAGTAATAAGTGAGTGATTTTGAAAAAAAGGCAATCAGCCACATTCCTCCTGAAATATTAGCTTCTATTACTAAAGAGGTTAGTGACATTGGAGATTTTACTACTCCTCTTGAAGCGATTATGGCTAATAGAAAGAAAATGGTTGAACCTGCTAAACCTACAGAAGCTATTCCACAGCAAAAGAAAACAAAGATAGTTACAATAGATAATACTGCTATTGAAGTTCCGTTGGATCAATATCAAGCTTTTTATTCCATGGTAGCTTATTATTTTGCAACAGTGGGGTATAAGGATAAGAAGGTCAATAAGATACTTAAAGCTTTTAATTTTAGTTTTCATGACGCAAATAATGAGCCCGTATATCCTCCAAAGAAGAAGAAGAAGAAATGATTGACTTATATTGTAGGTGTAGTCATTGGGGTAAAAGACATTGTAGCTTAGGTTGTTTAGATTGTAAAGACAAAGCTGAGAAAAGAATTATTACAGTAAATGAAATGTGTTGGAATTTTAATTTAGATCCTCTTTCTATTATTGAATATTTATATGATAAACGGACAAATAGGTAAGATTTTTGGTATAAACTTAGTTACATCTGATGATCTAGATTGTTGTCGTATTTGTGGTCATTTCTATATGTATCATTTTAATACTGGAGCTTCTGTTAGACTATTGCCAAATAATGGACAATGCGACCCCTTAACAGATCATGGGTGTGATTGTAAAGAATTTATACCAGAAGATAATCTTGAATATTTAGAATACCTATATGACAAAAAGCAAGCTTAAAGTACCCTGTAAATGCGGCCATTCTAGAATCAACCATGTTCCTAACTTATGGGAACATGAAGGTGAATCATGTGCAGTTTGGGCTTGTGAATGTAGTAATTATAATCCCGATAACTTGAAATACTTAGAGAATGAATATGACAAAAGGATAGATAACAATGTCTAGACTTAAAGGTAGTAAAAATAAAAAGGGAGTAAGTGAGTTTTGTTCTAAAGGGCATGATATTAGTATAGTCGGTAGAACTAAAGCTGGTAATTGTAAACTATGCCAACAGGAATATTTTAAGAAGAGATGGGACTTTATTAGAAAGAATTTTCCAAAGGACTCCTTGTAAAAATATAACTAAATTGTGTTACATAGAGACACATTATGTTTTTATATTTTACAAGGAGATAACAATATGATACGAAAGACTGAAATTAAAATATTTAGGAAGTGGATCAAATCAAAAGCAGGAACCAAAGTTAATAAGTCTTTGCGAGAATTAGCAAAGCGTTTTTATATTTGTACTCATTCTGTTAGAAGAATTTTAAAGGAATTTAATATTAAATCTAAAGGCAGAGTATTAAAACAATTTTGCAAAAATGGTCATGACACTTTAAAAGTAGGAAAAATAACTCGCATGTGCATAAAGTGTCGTGAGTTATACGTGAAACAATATATTAGAAAAAATAAAAAGAAAATGAAAATATACCGTAAGAGATATGATAAGTTGAATAAAAGAAAAATTAAATTAAAGAAAAGACGATATTATTTTATTCATAAAAATAAAATTTTAAAAGTACATAAAGCATGGAAACAAAAGAATAAAAAGAAAATTACGAGGGATGCTAGAGACTATGTACGTAGAAAAATAAAATTAGATCTTGCATTTAAATTAAAATGCATTTTAAGAACTAGGCTTTATTGTTCAATTAGAGATATTTATAAATCTGGTTCTGCGATTAAAGATTTAGGTTGTTCCATGGAATTTTTTATAGCATATATTCAGGAAAAGTTTTATGGAAAAATGACTTGGAATAACTATGGTAGTTATTGGCAATTAGATCATATAAAAGAACTCTGGGAATTTGATTTAACTAAAAGAAGCCAATTTAAAAAAGCAGTTCATTTCACTAATCTTCAGCCATTAACAATTCAAGACCATAAGAAAAAGAGTGCTAAAGGGGCAGCAAAACGCTCTAAAAAATTAAATGATTAATTTAAATAATGGAGTTTGTAATAAATGTCCTTTATCTGAACTGCGTTGTGAGAAAGACAAGGTGGTAAATGGTATTGGGTCAGTTCCTTGTTCTATAATGGTAATAGGCGAAGCTCCTGGAGAAAATGAATCTTTATCTGGAACTCCATTTGTCGGAAAGGCTGGAAAGAAGCTTGATAGTTTAATGTCTAGGGCTGGGTTGCATAGATCTCAAGTATTTTTAAGTAATACTTGTAGGTGTTTTCCTCGCCTCAAGACAGTAGATGGGTTTAGACCACCAAGTTGGGATGAAATGAATACCTGTTTGCCGTATTTAAAAATTGAAATTGAGATGGTAAAACCTAACATCATTGTTCCAGTTGGTAATGTTGCTTTGAGAATTTTACTTAACGATAAAAAAGCGACAATAAGTGACTACAGAGGAAAGGAAATTTGGTTAAAGGATTATAATGTTAAATGTATTCCGACATTTCATCCAAGTGCTGTTTTAAGGACACCCTCACTTGAAGAAGTTGTTGTGCAGGATTTTAAACGAATATGGGAAAGCAGTCAATTTAAAGAAATGACACCACAACAAGAAGGTAATTATATTGTAATTGACACAATTGAAAAATTCGATGCTTTCTACGAACGAATAATGCAGGTAAAAGAATTTGCTTATGATATTGAAACTTCTGGATTTAATTGGCAGAAAGATAACATTCTTTGCATAAGTTTTTCATGGCAAGCTGGAACCGCTGTAGTGCTACCACTTACTAAGTGGATTGGAATTGAGAGAGAGAAAATTGAAATTAAAGATAAGAAAGTAAGACGAAAAGGTATAACGGAAGTTAAACAAATTGAAGTCGTTACAAAATATACTGAAGATTCCTACGAGCCTTGGTGGAAAGAAAAACAGCAATATATCATGATGAATCTGTTAGCGATTATGACTTCGGATATTCCCCGTATAGCACAGAACGGGAAATTCGATGACAAGTTCTTTCTTCAAAAGGGTTGGAATCTTAAACCTTTAGCCCATGATACTTTGCTTATGCATTACCTCCTTCATGAGACCGCTAAGGGTCAACATGGACTTAAAGATATGGCTCTTCAATATACAAAGATGGGTGAGTATGATAAAGAGTTGGAAGAATGGTTTGATGCCAATGGAATGTCAGCAGATAAAAATAGAAATTATGCTAGAGTACCAGAATCTATTTTATACAAATACAGTGCAATCGACGCAGATGTTACCTTTCAACTTAAGCAAATATTTCTTCCTTTAATTGAAAAAGAAGGAATGATTAATTTATTTGAACGTTTGGTTATGCCCCTTAATCATACTTTAACCATCACTGAATTCGAGGGGTATAAGATAGATCGAATTGCATTGAATAAAGCTAAAGAAGAACTACAACAGGAAATGGCTGCTAAAGAAGCTGAATTAAAAGCTTTGATTGGAGATGTGGATTTAGACTCTCCTAAACAATTAGCCAAATTATTATTTGAAGATTTGAAATTGCCTATTGTTAAACAAACTAAAAAGGGTGCTCCTTGTACCGATGAAGAGGCTATGACACTTTTGAAAGATAAACATCCTGTACCAATGAAGATTGTAGAATATCGAGGAATAGCAAAGCTTCTTAGAACTTATATTTTAGGTATTGAAGAAGAACTTGATGACAATGATAAGCTCCATACAAAGTTTTTACAAGAAGGAACAGAATCTGGCCGTCTGAGTAGTAGAAATCCAAATTTACAGAACATTCCCAAAGGAGATAAACGAATAAAAGGAATGTTTACTGTTGAAGATGGAAATGTGTTGGTTGAAGCCGACTCCGCGCAAGCAGAATTCCGTTTTTGGGGTATTTATTCAAATGATCCGCAATTAGTTAAAGATTTAAATGATGGATTGGATATTCATAAATTTATTGCTTCTCTAGCCGATAAAATTCCAATGGATCAGGTTACTAAAGAACAACGACAAGCAGCTAAATCAATCGTCTTCGGAACGATGTTTTCAATGGGAGCAGATAAGCTTGCTAAAGATCATAATGTTACTGTAGAATATGCAAAACATGTTCAAGATACATTTTTTAATCGTTATCCCGTAGCCAAACAATGGAGATATAATATTGTTAAACAGGGAAAACGAAATGGGTTTGTGAGAAGTATTTTTGGCCGTGTTCGGCATCTCGCGGGTATAAATAATCAGGATAATAAGATAGCATATATGGATGAACAAGCAGCAATTTCTTCTCCTATCCAAGGAGCTGCATCTGATTATACAACTAATGCAGCCAATCGAATTATTATGAAGTTTAAAGAATTAGGATTGCATGGTAAACTTCGTAACCTCGTACATGATGCTGTGTATATGGAAATTCCTAAAGCAGAGCTAGATCAATCTTTAAAGATTATGAAAGAAGAGATGGAAAGAAGAATTCTAGGAATACAAGTTCCTCTTAAGGCAGAATTTAAGGTAGGACCAAATTGGGCAGATCTTGAGGAAATTAAAGTAAACAACAATGTGCAAAATGTGGTTGAAAATACAACAAAATAGTATATAATATATATAGAGAGGTGAAGATATGACAATTGACGATTTTCAGGAATTCACAAGATCCACAGCTATTTATCCAAAAGGAGATGCCTTAAACTATCTTGGTCTTTCTCTAGGGGAGGAAGCGGGTGAAGCATGTGGAGTTATTTCCAAAGCAATTCGAGATAATAAAGGTATTCTTTCTCCTGAACGATTAGAGAAATTATTGTTAGAAATTGGAGATTGTCAGTGGGTCTTGAATCGTCTTGCAGATGAACTTGGTGTGCCTATGAGTATTATACTTGATATGAACAAGAAGAAATTAGAGTCAAGACAAGCTAGAAATAAGATCCAAGGTTCTGGAGATTTTAGATAATGTTTAGTTGGCTATTTAAAATTGATGTAAGTGCCTATTTGTGCCAACCCATGACAGGACTTTCTCGTAAAGAGATATTTGATAGAAATGAAAGAGCAAGCAAATTATTTGGTTCCTATGGAATTAAACTAAATTCTCCTGTTTCTAAGGAAAATATAATCCCCTCCAAGAAAATTTTAAAACAAATATCAGATGAGGCACTTAGATATTATTGGAAGGAAGATAAAGATCTTATACGAAAATCCCATATTTTGATAGATTTGGCTGGATGGACTGAATCTGAGGGAGTTAAATTTGAGATTGGCTTTGCACGTTATGCCTTATTTTTACCGATAATACGAATTCATCCAACTTTAGGTATCTCAGTTGGACGAATTGAGGTAGACGATGTATATGAAACTGAGAAAGAAGCTGCGGAAGCCATTATTCGAAAATATGGAACAAGATTTAGACGTATTTGCTGGAGAATAGAACAAGGGATTGTCTTAAAATGGTTGAAATTATTGAAACGTCAATTTATAGGTTTGTTTAAATGAAAAAGATTTACGGGATGTATTCAATTTGTTTTTGTAACCATGAATCTAGTTATCACTTTAAACTTAAGAAATGTTCCGCTACTGTACCTGTAGGAAAAGAAGGATATAGGGGTTGGGTAAATCCTGAAATTCCACATAAAGCTTGTGGTTGTTTGAAATTTAAATTTAGTTCTAAGAACACTGCTAATCCAAAATCTAGTGAGGATATTGAATCATGAAACATGATAATAATCATGGTAAAGATGACAAGACCCATTGTGACAATCAAATGTGTTGTTGGGGACCGAAAGGATCTAGACGTGAAAGGTAAAATATGAGAAAAATATATAATACTACTGTAAAAACCAAAACTAAATTCTATAAGAAATTTTCAGATTTGGTTGGGCAACAATTCATCCATGGTGGAGATAAATATAAACTTGAGGGCTTCAACGATATGGAAGCAACAGATCTTATTTCAAAACTATGGGAAAAGCCTGGAGAGGATGAATTAAAATGGGTGCTTAAGACCTGCGTGAAATATTTGTGCCGCTTTCAAAATTTCCACAGAGAAAAAGACCTTCTTAAAATTTCTACATATATGTATATCGTTTGGCTAAAAATGGGGTTTCATATGCAGAAAGCCCACGATGATGACACGAAGAAATGAGGATAAATAAATGAATTTAGTTTTAGAAGAATCTTTAGGTTTTGAATCTATTGCTATAAAACAAAAAAAGAATATATGCAAATCCAGACTTGACGTTGATGTATCTTCGGAAATTATTAAAGGATTAATTAGGCCAATTCCTCTTATTGCCGCGAATATGAGTACCGTAATAAATCCTGAATTTTATGTGGAACTTCATAATTTAGGTGCTTTTGGAGTTTTGCATAGGGCTAAAGACGTAAATGAGAGAATGCAAGATGTAATTGCTATTTCTCAGCATTGCGCTGAAGTAGCAACTTCTATTGGTGTAGGTAACGATGAGTTTGAAATTGCTTGTAAGTTAGTTCAATACGGGGCCAACATTTTATTTGTAGACATTGCTCATGGGTATGCAGATACAGTGATTGAAATTGGTAGAGCACTCAAACAAAAATTTTCTCATATTAAGGTAGTATTAGGGAACACCACTAATATTGATATGCTTGAAGAAGTAGCTGATTTTTGTGACGCATTAAAAGTGGGTATTGCTCAGGGTTTTGCGTGTGAAACAAAAGATACGGCTGGTTGCACAGAGAAGCAATTTTCAGCCATTATTAAGTTCAAAGAACGTTCAAGACAATTGGGAATTCCTATTATAAGTTGTGGTGGTATAAAGAATGGATCTGATTTTACAAAAGTTATAGCAGCGGGGGCAAACTCTGCTATGGCAGGTATGATTTTTGCCCAATGCCCTGAAAGTGCTTCCCCAATAATTGATGGAAAGAAATTATATGCTGGAATGGCAAGTGAGTGGGTTCAGGAACAATGGAAAGGTGGGCTTAAAGCTGGTACATGTGCTGAAGGTGGTGTTCGAATGTTAGAAGTTGGAGAAGAAGTTAAAACTCTTTTGGAATATTATTCTGGATCTTTACGAAGTGGTATTACATATGCTGGTGCAAATGATATAAAGTCCTTTCAAGATAAAGTTGAATTTATAAGGTTAATTTAAATGCTATCAATGATTCTTCCTGGTTTTAAATACTTAGTCGAAAATCGTAAGTTGACAGAGCAGACTATTCGTACATTTAATTTGGGTTATCATACGGCGGAAGGTGAGACTTATATTGGTGCGGAGTTTACAGGTACATTGCCCACTTTGCCAGCCACTATGAGAAATAGCACAATCTTTCCCATAATAGATACCTATGGAACATGTGTGGCTGTTTCTGCAAGATCTTTGGACTCTAAACCAAATACCCCAAAATACATAAACACAGTTTTTGAGAAGGCTAAAAATTTGTATGGGATAAATGTAACATGGAGAGATATGCTAAGGGAACAATCTGTTTATGTTGTGGAAGGAAATTTTAGTTTATTAGTTCCATGGCAGAATGGAGTTAAGAATATTGTAGCAATGCTTGGAAGTAATCTGTCCCTTACTCAAATAGCTCTACTAAATCGCTTTGTTAAAAAAGTAGTATTTGTAAGTGATAAAGATAAAGCGGGGGAAAGATTTATAGAAAAGATGCGATTAGCAACAAAGCAGAAATTTTATGACAGCGACATAGAGTTTTTTTATAAAGATCTTTCACAAGGCAGTGACCCAGATGATTATTTCACTAAACTTGGTGGAACATTAGAAGAATTTAAAGCTTTGCCTGAGAAGGAATTAAATTATGGCAGATAAAGAGTGGTACTGCATTTCAATGCAGGGCATTGGGTCGAGGGGTATACTCCAAATCCAATCCCTTTTAGATCGTATGGAGTACAATGGTCTTCTATGGAGCCCAACTATCAAAGTTTCAATAACACGTTACGGTAAGGTTCAGAACAATGATAAATCTTTGTTTCCGTCCTATGCGTTCTTGAACAGTGACAAAATAGTTGATAGTAAGCTTGAACAAGCATTAATGGAGGCAAAGATTGGCAGATTCCTAAAACTTCCAGGAGAAGTACTTCCCTCCAAAATTTCAGATGCAGATATTGAACATATTAAGAGTCTTGAAGAGTCCGATGTTGAACCAATGCCAGAAGAGATCACTGTAGTAGAAGTAGGCAACTTAGTAGAAATCTGTGTCGGGCCTTTTATGGGCTTTCGTGGTATTGTAACTGGAGTGCATGGGCATGAAGTGAGTATTGAGACTTTGGTATTTGGACGTGGCACTCTTGTTCGAATTAATTCTGCCCATTTGTCAAAGTTAACGGAGAATGTAAGTGAAACACCTAAAGAATAATATTTGTAGATGTGGTCATGAGTCTGACCGTCATAGAACGGTTGAAGGAAGACATTTAAAATCTTATTGTAGAGGATGTTTTGATATTCATGGTGGAAATGAAGAAAATTGGCATGTGTTTATTTTAGATAACCTAAAATACTTAGAACAATTATATGAAGAAAAAAGCCACAAAAGTTAAACGAGAAATTGAACGAGCTAACGCTGAAATTGAGAGCCCTAAAAATATTGATTTCGTTGAGATCTCTATGCCTAATGAGGAACTAGATAAGGTTGCCCATAAATATCATCAATTGCTAGAACAACGAAATGACCCAGTTTTGAGGAAACGCCAAATCAAACGACAAGAGCGATTATTGAGAAAAATATTTAAGACAGCTTCCCAAGTCTTAACTGATTTGCAATTCCAGATTTTCACCTTAGCTTACGTGTACCAATTACCTGATAAAGAGGTTGCTCAGCAACTTAATTGTCATCCAACGAATGTAACTGGAACATTACGGGCTTGTGTTAAGAAGATCCAAAAAAGATTACGGATTAAAGTGTCCCTTAAAGAATTTTCGCGTGGTCGCCGAGTAAAGAATGACTAAACGTAACTCAGTTTATATCCTTGGGAATCTTACTCAAAAGCAACTTGAAACATTCAAAAATGAATTGTTAGGTTATTGCATAACCACAGCACTTAAAATTAAGAATCTTAACTTGTCAGAAAAAGAGATTGAACAAGTAGCTAACCATTCAATTAGCCTTGTTCTACTTACCTATAATTCCACTACTGGCAACCCACTTGGGGATGCCGTTAAAACGCAATTTCTTGCTGATTTGAGGCAGGAGTATACTAAAAGGTATCCAAACAAGCCAAATGACATTATGTGGCCTGATTTGATCGAAAGGAAGGCCGCAAAGAGGCTCCTAGAGTTGGTTCAAAAAATACAGGGCTTGTCAAGTGTGCAAATTAATGATATACTAGAGATAGTTGATAACTTATTAAGTCAAAGGCAATTGGAACTCTTATCTACTTTGATGAAACAAGAAAAGGGATTTACATTCAGTGGGTTTGCTGATAGTTATCAAGTATCAGCTAGTATCATTTCAAGGGATATCAAAACTATTTATAGGATTTTGAAACAAACGATAAAGGGATTGGGGATTGACATCTCTTAACATTAAAAATAACCCTTGTAATTGTTATCTTCTCATGATATACTAAGGTATGAATAAAATACTTCGATATTGTACTACAGCGGATTCGGGCTATGCTCGCAAGTGGGCTGTGTGCCCTGTTTTTGAGGATTTATCAACTCAATATGGGGAAACTCGTGGCAAACCCGTCTTTTTCGGGGGGAAAAGAGAATGCAAAATTAAAAGAATTGAATTGGATACTCAACTATTAAATAAAACTATGTATGAAAGCAGTATTGGGTGCGATTCTTGTGATTGGGATACCATTGAAGGAAAGAAGGGTAAAATTATAATTCATGAGAAATGCTGTTCAATAGCTGAAGCAATGCATAAAGCTTTAAAAGGAAGATAAATAATATGAAAAAGATTCTTTCCCAAGATAAATTTAAAGAAAAAGTTTGTAATGGAAAAGCTCATTATGAAGAGGATATTAGAACAGGACAATTGACCTGGATAAAATCGTGTAATTGTAAACACCATGCGGAAAAGGATCATACAGAGAAATGTTACACGGAGAGATGCCCAAATGACTAATATTGTGTGGGTTTATATTAAATCAGAGCCTAATTTATGGACTGTGGGTTTTTATGATCCCAATGGAAAATGGCAACCTGAATCAGATTATGCCTCATCTGATAGAGCTGCAAAGAGGGTTCACTATTTAAATGGTGGTAATGGGTGCGAGGTTTAAAATGGCTACTACTAAAACTGTTTATGTTTGTTCTGATAAGTTTGGAGTTCTTAACATATTTTCTACTAAGCAAAGTGCTCAAGCATATGTGAATTGGTATGAAAAGCAATGGCCCACTTCGGTTATTTTTCTATTCTCTATGCCTATTTTAAAGAAAAACCCTAAGTCATTGACAATTAGATGAATACTCAAGAAGCTAAAAGGCATTTATTTTCTTTGCCTAATAATATTCGATTGTTGGATGAATTTCTAAAATTGTCATTATCGAAAGAACAACGAAAAGATCTTATTATGGATGATGAAGTTTTAACTGCATTGCTTTTGGGTAGGAATGTTAATGGGAATTAGCATGTGGTATCCTATTCCTAATTCTCAAGCTGTCTATTGGACAGAAATAGAAAATGGTATTGAATATCTTAAATGTTTGGATTTAAAAACAGCCCAAGAGTTAACCTTAGATACGTATGAAAACTCATAAAGATCTTCTATGTAAAAATTGTTTTAAGCCATTTTCGTGGCATAATGGAGCAAGTTTATCTCGTGTACCCGATTGTTTTTATGGATGCCCAATAGATAATTCTTTTACGAAGTTTTATAGTGGAGTAAGTTTTGTTCCGATGGCTAATTTAGAATATTTAGAGATGATGTATGAACGATCCAAATTGGCCTTGTAGGTGTTCTCATCAATTAAGAAGACATGGAGGAGTAGTGGGTCTTTGTTGGTACCCATTAAAAAATAAGATTCCTTTAGAATATTGTTCATGTGACAAATATATTTCTGATAATTTAAGATATTTAGAACAAAAGTATGAGGAAAAGATTTATGGATAAATTTCAACAAACAGGTTATTGTATTAAACATAATAGAGATATGTATTTTAATATTTTAGATAATGAGTTTGTTTGTGATAAATGCCAAGAAGAGATCTGGTATGAGTAATTACGAATTTACGGATTTCAGTACTCTTAGAACTGTGATTATTTCTGAATGTAGGAATTGTGGTCATTCGCATAATGAAAATAGAAAATGCATATTAAAATTATTTGAATATCCTGTATGTAATTGTATTAATTGGGCTCCAATGGATAATTTAGAATATCTGGAACAACTTTATAATAAGAAGGTAAAAGATAATGTCTGAAGATACCCCGCAAATTCCAGATCCACAACCAATTCCAGAACCCACTCAGGTTCCCGTACCAAAACCTGTTAAAATTCCTAGACCTAAAAATAGAATTCAAAAGTCCCTTTTGGATACTCTGCCTGAACCTGTTAAAAGGGATATGGAACGATGGATGATGGAACATAGTGATCTTTCCACAAAAGAGTATATGAAAAATACCTATGGAAAAGAATTTCCTAAACTTCTCACTTCGGGTAAGCATATTTATGTTTATTACAAAACAAGACATAGGGAACGAATGAATAAAGAACTTACTCTTCAAAAAGAGAGTGCAACCCCGCCTGTTGAAATTTTAAGTGTTATTGATTCTATTACCAATCCAGATATTAGCTTAGCTGAGAAAAGAAACGCTTTAACTGCCTTATTTAACTCGTGTCAAGCTCGTAGTAAGCTTCTCGAACTTAGACAAACCAATTTTATTGATCCCTCCTTAGAAGCCCTCCTCCTTGCCAACCGAAAAGAACAAAGAGCCATTATTGAAACTGTGACTAAATTGAGTGATTCCCTTTCGAAAGAAAATGAACATAATTACTTGGGCGAATTCGAGACGTTTCTTTCAGTTATCCTAGTAGCGGTCTATAACACAGCAAAAATTGTCTATGGCGAAGCTAATTTCTCTATGTTCCACAGTACCCTTGAAGAAACCCTTCAAAATTCATTAAAAAATTATCGTGCAGCAAAGGCTCGTCTGAAAGAGAGTAAATAATTAACATCTCTTAACATCTAAATTAGCCCTTGACATTGTTATCTTCTCCTGTTATACTAGAGTATGGAAAACAAGACCTACAAGATTCCTGAAGCAAACATGGGATGGCTTGAAACGAAGATTGAAAAGCTCAATCGTCGTGCTTCTAAATTAGGCCAATCTCTCATTGAGTTAAAGACTATTGGTGAAGAGATGGTTGAATATAAGCAATCAGTAGATCCTTCCATCATTCCTAATTTTGTTGGTATTACAACCTATAAGAAATTTTTCAAAGTGGAAATTACTGGGCAAGCTCCTGTAATTGCTGGATGGTCTTTTGTTGGTAGTATTGAACATGAAGAAGGTGGGAATATTATTAAGCTTCTACCTAACCAAATAATTCCTGAAACCTATAGAACAGCACTTGCTCATTGTAATCATTGCAATATTGATCGCCTTCGTAATGCCACTTTCATCCTTTTCAATGGAACTGATTATAAGCAGATTGGTCGCAATTGTCTTCGGGATTTTGTTGGACAAGATGTTGCAGATGTTATTTCTCGTGCAACACTGTTATCTTCTTTGGATGAGTTGGGGAATGCAGCAGAAGATGAAGATTTTCTTGGGCATAATTCTTCAGGTAAGCAATACTGGAATTTGAAGGAGTATTTGGCTAACGTTGTAGCTGTGATTGAGAAGCTTGGTTTTGTCAGTCGAAAGAAGGCTCAGGAATTAAATGATCCAGGAAATGCCACTTCAGATGTTGCCTTTAATTTGATGGCAGTTAAGGATGCAGCTAAAGAAATTGGTATCTACATTACTAAAGAGCATGAAAAGAAGGCTGAAGAAATTCTTGCTTGGCTGGAAACCTATTTAAATGGTAAGTCCCAATTGAATGAATATGAGCACAATTTGCAAGTGATTCTGGAACGGGAATTTGTCAGCTATTCAACTCTTGGTTTTGCAGCTTCCATAGCTTCCCTACATTACCGTGAGACAGCGGCTAAGGCCGAAAAGGAAGCCAAAAAGGAAGCCAAAAAGCCTTCAGAGTATGTAGGAGAGGTTGGAAAGAGAATGAAGAGTTTAACGCTAACCTTGGCCAAAATAACCAACCTAGGTGAAGGTACATTTGGGTTGCGGTATTTGTATCGTTTTGTAGATGCAAATGATAATGTTTTAGTGTGGTTCACTGGTAATATGCTAGATGCCGACACCAGGGAATTCTTCGAGAATACGGTTTATACTGGGGACGTTTCTATTAAGGAGCACCAGGAATACAAGGGTACTAAGCAAACAGTCCTAACACGCTGTAAGTTGTTTTCTCCTGCTCTACGGGCAGAGTATGATACAAAAGAAGAGGTAAAATAGCCCTTGTAATTCTTACCTACTTCTGCTATACTTAATTATGGAGGAAATTAATATGAATATACCAAGTGACTATACCAGATTAGCACCAGTAAATTATGAAAGAATAGCTTGTGGGGTAATGAATCATGTTTTTGAATTATATGGAGATAGAGATAATTCAAATTCAGAGTGTATTTATTGTGGCATTTATATTACGGTAAGTATAAATTAAATATGAACATAGCAGATACAAAAGAGAAATTAAAATTTGTTCTTAGACAATTTTCTGATTACAAGTCAAGTTCGCTAATGCAAAAAAATTGGGTTATTCTTTGTTTTTGGAAAGAAGATTATGACCAACAATTTATTCATAAAATATGTGTTGATAAACGATTGTGGCAAATGATACAACGAGGATAAATAATGGATCTCAACAAAGCAGCAATGATGGCCAGAGATGCCATGAACTTTCATGGACTTCATGATTGGCATTTTAAGTTTGATCGCTCTTTGACTCGTCTTGGATATTGCCAACATAGGATTAAGACTATCTCTCTTGGCCGACATGCTACAGAGGTTAATGATGAAGAGAAAGTTCGTTTAACAGTCATTCATGAAATTGCCCACGCTTTAGTTGGTGGACAGCATGGGCACGATGAAGTATGGAGAACTAAAGCTATTGAGCTTGGACATAGCGGTGAAAGGTGCGGAACTATAGTTATTAAAGCTACCCCGAAAGCAGTTGTTATGTGCCGTAGTTGTTTGTATACTTGGAATCTTTATAGAGTATCTAAAATGTATTTATATAATTTAAATAGAATGTGGTGTAAGACTTGTGGTAAAGAAAAATCTCAGGGCCAACTTGTTTTGGAGAGGGTATAATGAAAAAGAAGTCCCATGCACATTCTTGTTACAATTGCAAAGGTAAGTATACTTGTTGGGGAAGAATTTGTAAAGAAGAACATATGCAGCAACGTTGTGATGATTGTTTAGAAAAATTATAAATGAACGGAGAGGATAATGTATATGGATGAGCTAGACTTAATGGTAGGTGGCTGCTGCGCTACTCACAATGTTCAATTTGATCGTTGTGAGCATGGACACAGTGTGTTTAAGTGCCAAAGTTGTGGCAAAGAATTTCTAGAAGCTGAAGAACATGGTGGAGGCTAATATGCCAAAAATTAATAATAATGTGGGTTGCCCTTCTTGTGAATGGGATACTTTAAATGGTATTCTCATTCATGAACGATGTTGTCCAGAAGGTAAAAAATTTGTTTCAATAAATGGTAAGAAGTTTGAATACGAATGTTCTTGCAAAGAGCATAATGGAACCTGCTTGACTCAGGCTATGGTAGATGCACTCAGTGAAAAAGCATATGAAGATGCCTAATAGTCTTATTTTACAAGAACATTATTTTGATTGGCAGGAATCTAAAGAAGAGGCCGAAGAGTTTATTATTGGGGGCGAGGAATAGATATGAGTGTATTATCAACAATGGAGAAACTTTGTATTCGTTTGCTTCAAACTAATGTTTTTTACGCCTCTTTGTTATCACAAATGCGTAAAATAGAGTGTACTGGAAACCTTGCTAAACAAATCCCTACTGAAGCTGTAGCTATTAAGAATGGAAGAATAGAATTTTATTATAATCCCAAATTTTTAGAGACTCTTACTCTCGATGAAGCAGGGGCAGTATTAACCCATGAAATGCATCATTTGGTGTTAGGGCATTGCACTAGAATGAAGGATGAATATAAGGAAAATCCCATACTAGCTAACATTAGTTGTGACATGAACGCCAATAAAGATATTCAACACCTTCCGAAAGGTGCTTGCACAGTTGATAGCATTACCAAAGAATTTGCAGCCAAGGGTATTAAGTTAAATCTAAAACCTGATGACACCTCTGAGAACTATTACAAAGAAATCAATAAACATTCTAACAAGATGGAAATTAAGTCTGATGGGGAAGGCAACTTTGAAGTGATAATCAAAGATCCCAATGGTAAAAGGATCGGCAAATTTAAAGTGAAAGCCATTTGCGATAACAAGCCTAATTCAGAATCTGATGGTGGGGATATTCCAGAATTGGCCAAAGAAGTGATCAGGCAAGCTATTAAAGAGGCTGTAGATCAAACTAATAAGCAACAAGGTCATCTTCCCGCTGGAATGGAAGAAGCTATTAACGAATGGTTAAAACCCCCGACGATAAGTTGGAAAGTGCTTCTTAAGAAATTTATTGCTGCTTCAATTAAGAGTGGCAGTAAACGAAGTTGGAAGAGACCTAATAGACGATTTGGAGAAGAACAAAAAGGAAGAGTATCCGAGAGAATGATTCAAATTATAATTGCAGTAGATACTAGTGGTAGTATTGGGGAAGAAGATTTTCAAGCTTTTATTGCAGAAATGCGTTCGATACAATCGTGCTATAAGGGGACGATAACGATTTTAGAATGTGACGCAGAAGTGCAAAAGGAATATAAGCTTAATAAGTATGGTAAGCTCGACACTAAATTTAAAGGTAGAGGAGGAACAAGTTTTAAACCCGTATTTGAACATATTAAAAATAAAAAATTACCTTGTGATTTGCTTTTATATTTTACGGATCTTTATGGAGATGCTGAAAGTTGTAAGAAACCCCCATATCCAGTTATTTGGGTTTCTACTACAGATCATAATATGAAGCTTCCTTTTGGTTGGGTAATATCTTTGGTTAAGAACCCAGACAAGAAAAAACTCTTGACAAGTAGATAAACTTATGCTATATTTAAATTGTAGGAATAAAATGAAAGGGAGAAAGTAAAATGCACATCCAAGATGCCAAAAGATACATTCGGGGAATCGTGGAAAAACAAGTTCCAGTTACGGTAGCTATCATTGGTCCTACTGGAATTGGAAAATCTGCGATAGAAAAGCAACTTACAAAAGAATTGGATGTGGGATTTATTGATTTGCGTTTAGCTACACAGGAACCAGGGGATGTAATTGGCAATCCTTATCGTGACGGGAATGTAACACGATGGGCAATTCCAGAATGGTGGCCTAAAGAGGGAACTAAGGGAATTCTTTGTCTTGAAGAATTGAATAGGGCTCCTAATGATATCCGTCAATGTATTTTTCAATTAATTTGGGATCGTAAGCTTCATACCCATACTTTACCAGCAGGGTGGACTATTGTTTTGGCTATGAATCCAGACAATGGTGAGTATCAGGTCGAAACTCTTGATCGTGCTCTCGTTCGACGATGCTCCGTTATTATGGTCGAGCCACATACAGACAGTTGGATTGACTGGGCTCTTAAAGAGGGAAATATTCCTTCTGACATTGTTGGTTTTATTGGAACACATAAGGATATGTTATTTGTTCCAGAGACTTTTGATTTCCCAGTTATTCGTACTCCTGCTGGATGGGGGGACACACTTACTTTACTAAAAAGGCATAATGTTATCCCCAAAGACTTAGAATTTGAAATCATTGCAGGTATTGTGGGCAAAGAAGCCGCTGCTGCCTTCCGAAAGTATCTAGATGAGCACTATGAACGTCCTGTCAATGGGGAAGCAGTACTTAAGGATTATGAATCTGTACGTGAACGTGTCCTTAAGCAAAAAACTCAGCAGGATGCTATGTATGTAACAATCAAAGAGCTTATCAGCCTTATTGAACAGACAAAGAAGCTTGGTAAGAAACAACTGGAGAATGTGAAAGACTTCTTGCTTGACCTTTCGGCTGATATGCAAGCCATGTTTGCTCATAACCTTCCTCCTGAGATTGTAAGTGAACTAGGCAAGGATGATCGGATTACTGAGGCTGTAGGACGTTCTATGAAGGAATCTAAAGAAGGGAAGAAATAACAATGAGAAAATATAAAACATTTAAATGTCCTTTATGTCCTAAAGAGTTTGCTTTTGTTTCTATGCCAGCTTATGGTGTACATTTAGAAGTACAACATAATTTAAAAGATCCCAAAAAGCATTGGCAATATTTTGGAATGGCTATAGATATGAAACCTGAAAAACTTTGGGAAGAATAAAATGGATGACGACTTGAAGTTGAAGAAGTTGGATAGAGATATTATTGAAGCTGATATATCTCTTATCCTTATGAAATTGGTCAAAGAATCTGTTAATGAGGCTTTTAAAGGAAAAGTTCCAGATGTGGAAAAATATTCAAGAAAGATTATTTCTCATATTAAGGAACATTCGGTAAGATAATATGACATGGATTTTGCATGACATATTTAAGACAAAACAAAAAGCCAAGAAATTTGGTGAGAATGTTGTTGGTGTGGGATTAGCTAAAGGAATCAAAGTGGTAAAAGGTAAAAACAAACTAAGACCTTATGAACTTTACATTCTTCCTTTAAAGGAAGTCAAATGGTAACACCTAATATTACTTGTAATAACTGCAAGAAACTTCCTTTGAATTCACACATGTTTCGTGATTGTCAAAATATGTATTGTACTTGCCCTTGTGTTAATCAGTTAAAAAGTATCTGGGGCAATGATGCACTTATATGCACTTGTGGATATATGAATAAAGTCCGTAATTCTGTTGGGGCAGGAAAATGGCCTGTTTTCTTTAGCGAAGATTGTGCATGTTTAAAGCCGTCAGAGCATTTGCCAGATTTTATTAGAAGTGTGCCAAAGAAAATAAGAAAAGGGAGAAATTAAAATGCCAAAATATATTGCATATCCAAAGAAAGCAGATACTAAAAGTAGAAAATCTCGTAAGGGGTCGCGCACGAAGATTTTTCTTACAAATAAAGAAGCTGGTCGTAAATTACGCAAGGCTCGTAAGGCAGCAAGAGATGCTGCTAAAGAAGCAGCAGAGTATGAAGAGGTTGTAGAGGAATAGCAATGGACGCTTATAAAGAACTTCTTGATTTTAAAGGATATGAGAAAAGGATTCCTTGTCCACTATGTGGAAAAGAATCTGTACCAACTGTGCTTGGAGATCATTTTAAGTGCTCAAATGATGATCACCTGTTTAATGAAAATGGTTCTCCTTTGCCAGATAAAGTTGAGTGTTATTGCGAGGCTTGTATACCTAAACAGCCTGAGATGGAAGAGTTAAATCCAAAGCTTTTGTCAAAAATTAAAAAGAAAATAGCTTCTGTAAAGAAGAAGCTTAAGAGAAAGAAGAAATAACCAATTTAGCTGAATGAAAGAACCTCCCTCCCCTTTCATTCAGCGACTATTATAGGAGAAAAATTGAGAAGACAAGAGTGCAAAGATTGTGGATGTCCTAAAAGTGAACATACTTCTAAAATGTGCAAAAGTTGTTTAATCATATATCAGGATAATTATAAAGAATATGTAAATTCATATGTAGGTATGAAATCTTATTCAGGTCCTTGGCACACTTTCAAATTAGACAATTTAAAATATCTAGAAACAATTTATGAATCTCGAACTCATTGAGTGCGAAGTAAAAGAAAGAGAACATGCAGCCAATAGGCTGGAGTATTCTATTCTATTTCTTCAAGCTCAGCCAGATCATTATAAGCACGAAGAAGCTTTGTGGTTGCTGAACCAGGAACTCTTTCAAAGACATGACCAGCTATCCAATTATAGAATGCTGGTAGATCTTCTTAAGGCAGAGCAACCTAATGAACAAATGCCCGAATAGAACAAAGAAGGTATTTAAGTTTTTTACAGTTAATGATAAACATGCCTTTGTCATTACAAACGTTTTCTATACTCTCGAAGATCAAAATTTGGTGGATGTAGTGGAAACTTGCCAAGCTTGTGGTGAAAAGAAAACTCTTGAGATGGATAAGTCCACTTTGATTGAGGTAGCTAACAAATTTCCTAAAGCATTTAACAAATTGATAAGGGAGTACATACTAAGTTGGGAGACGATCTAAGCATACCTTGCAAGCTTTGTGGGCACCCATTTAAGGATCATGCTTGTAGCGAAGATTTAAGGTTGTGGTGGTGTCAGGGGGATCTTGGATCGTGTGTTTGTGATAATTATTACCCACAGATAGCCACAGGCAAAGATGGTGATGAAATAATTGTACCATATGATTCGGAAAGCTTTAAATGGAATTAACACTTATTAACATTCAATAAGGAGGCATACTAAATTGGCACTTAAAAAGAAAGGTTCTGAAGAGAAAATCGTCGTCGTTGAGGTCGAAGTAACGGATGAAGGGAAAGTAAAGGTCAAAGGGAAGAAGAAAAAGGCTTGACAATCTTACCTACTTCTGTTATACTTAATATATGAAGATACTTTCGCAAAGTACATATAAACAAATAGTTTGTAATGGAAAAGCTCATTATGAAGAGCATATAATTATGGGGCAATTTATTTGGATAAAGAGTTGTAATTGCCAACCTGAGGAAGTAATTTAAAATGCCTGATAAACTAATTGATCAAAATATTGACAGATGGATTGAAGAAAAGAAGTGCATTCTAGTTGATTGCACGGAATGTAATACTCTCAATGAGGATGAAGAATAATATGAAGCGAACACGATATTATGTTATCAAAGGTGAGAGTTGGGATTGTAATCGTAACCGCTATAATTATTGGAATATTGTAGATCGTACTTTGGATAAGACGATTGCTCAAGCATGGAGCAAAGAAGCATCCGATTTAATTCTTGCCAAGCTTAATAAAGGAAATAAATAATATGGAGTATTCAGATAAAGATGTACCTATTGAATGTGCCGAATGTTCTGAGCTTGTAGAAGGTGTTCTGCCTATGGTAGAGCATATTTTGTCAGTACATGGAACTTCTTATATACCAGAAGAAGCTGCCAATTTCGCTAGAGTATGGGCTGATGATGCTTATGAACGTATGGAATTGGAAGATATTGAACGCGGTGAATATTTTAAAAGTCATGGGGAAGATCCTTTTGAACCTGAAAGTGATAAGGATTATGGTGATTAAATGAACGTTAAATTCTTTGATCTTGCCAAAAAAATTTCTAAACTATCTAATCATGGACATCACAAACTTGGATCTGTTATTGTTCGTGGTTCTAAAATTGTAAGTGTGGGGACTAATAATACAAAAACCCATCCGAAGTCCACACATCCACATTTTTCGTTACATTCAGAAATGGCCGCAATTTTATTAGCTAAACAAGATTTAAAAGATTGTGAATTGTATGTATTTAGGGAAACAAAGGATGGAGTCTGGGCCTTAGCTCGCCCATGCCAATACTGTTGGGAATTGATTTCAGAATCAGGAATAAAAGCAGTCCATTTTACTAGATACATGGGGCATCAAACAGAGAAGATATGAGAAAAGGTACAAAACTATTTCTTTATAGTGCATTTGATAAAGTACCCCCTCAAATTATTGAATTTGAAGGAATTCAACGAGTTGGATTTGATGGGATACCTGATTTTGGCATTTACAATATAACTGTATCTTTGAAAGATCATCCAGCAGGATCTACGTTATCTCGTCAAACTTTAGAAGAAGGGTATGGCTATGTTTTCCCGCTTATTGCAATTTAGTAGTGTTGCTCTTTTACTAACTGGATGTTCTTCAGTAAAGAAATTTACCAGAGTTGGGGATAGCCAGTATTGCTTGATTGACTATAAAAAAAAGACTATAGAATGTAATTTTAACAGCATGAAGGAATGTACAGAACAATATCATAATTATGATCAAGCCCATTGTTTTAGGAAGAAAGATTTGACTAGTCAAAAGATAAATGAACTGGAAAGGAAACAATAACATGGCACTTATTAATGGAAAAGCTATTAAGACAACAATTAAAATCTTCATAAAAGATTACGGACGAGAACCCACATTTGAAGAGATAAGGGAACTTCTTATGGGTAGATCTTTAGGTAAAAAGGAAGAGATAAAGAAATGAGATATTTAATTTTTATTGGTTCTGCGCTACTTCTGTCTAGTTGCAGCTATTTCAAGTGGGTAACTCTAGATCGTAATGGCCAGATAATTAATGAAAATAAAAGACTAGTTAACATTATCGGAAACCCACAAATGGAATGCTACAATTCTCAAAATCAATTAGTTGCAAAAGGATATTTTGTCAGACAAGAGAATGATGGGAGTTTTCTAATTGATGAGTTTGGCAAGCAATACGTTGTAGTGGAAAACCCAAATTGCCTATTAGGGCGAAATGATTAGCGATACCAGATGGGGAATAAGTAAAAAGAAAAAAGCTATTTGGTTCTTTAAAAAAGAGAGTACCAGTCGTTCTATGTGCTGGTCACGTTCTATAAAAGAGTTGGATGATCATTTGAAACGATGCAATATGACAAATTTAGAATATTTAGAAGGATTGTTGAAATTTAAGGAGTTTAAATGGAAAAGATAAAGATGGTTGTTGTATTAGTTATTTATAGTTTAATTTTAGGTAGTTATCTTGTTCACAAAGGTTATCAAGCTGGATGGGAAGGTTATAAGCATAGTAAGAATATTCAGTTAGCTTTAGAATCTCAGTATAGATTTGGATGGCGTGCTTGTGAAGAAGCACATGGGTTGGCAAAGTAAGTATTTGGGTATATAGTTAAGATAGAAGTATAAAAAGATAAGATAAAGGAGAACGTAATATGAAGAAGGGGCAAAATCATTCGGAAGAGACAAAAGCAAAAATAAGTGCCGCGAAAGTGGGTAAGACATTTACACCAGAACATTCAGCAGCAATCTCTGTTGCCCTTAAGGGTCATAAGAAGAGTGTTGCCCATAAATTGGCGATTGCAAAAGGAATTAGAGCGGCCCGTGCAAATAAAGTTCTTAATACTGTAGTAGAAAATACCCAAACTACGACTGCTTAATGTCTAAAAATATATCTTTTTGCGAATTGATTCAGCAAATTAAGGTCAATCCTTTCAAAAAGGTAGAAGGATTAACTGTAAGTAACTTTTATTTATTACAACAGCATTTGCTTAAATGCGAAGCATGTTCAGAAATAGTTGATAAAGTTATGGAAAAATATAAAGATATCCCGAGTGATCCTAACTCTGATTGGAACAAGACCCAATATAATTAAAATGAAAAAATTCCTTGTAGGTTTACTTATAGGTATATTTATTGGCTGGGCCACTATTGGATTGGTGAATGCCTCAGATAACGAGGCCAAAACCTATAGAGAACTTCTTCGTAGAATTATTTCAATTGTAGAACAAGTACAAATTACCTCAAAGATAACTGCGGATAACACAACAGCTCTTAGAAAGAAATTAGGTGCAGAGTGACAGCAGAAAATAGGAAAGATCTTCTTTATAGTATTTTATTTCTTTTAGCAATTCCCGTTGCAACCGTTGTAATTGTTTTTGTAGGTACATTTTTAACTATGGGATTTCTAGCTTTATTTGGAGTTTCTCTATGAAAAAACTTCAGTTAACGTATTCAAATAAGAAATATGAAGGTTTATTTTCATTATTTACTCAACGTTCAATTCTTATGATGTTTTTAAAAGATGTATTACCACAAGATGCTGTTTTAAGAGTTCATTTTGAAGTAGATGCGTGGAGATATGTATTTGAAAAGGATATTTCCAAATCCCAACTTATAAAGAATCTTTTAAAAAGTAGCGTGAATAATCTTATTGCGCTTGAAGTAATAGATAATCTTAATAAGATTCGTCGAATAATAGATGAAGTTTATAAAAAACGTAGTTCTCTGTTGTATTGTTTGTAATTTGATGAAAAGAAATATGACAAAAAGAAAATTTTTAAATCATATTAAAAAATATTAGAATTTCAACAAAATGGCTAGTTTTTCCCCTGAAACGTATCAAAAGATGTTTGATCTCCTTTTATCTCAGGAGCTTGCTTGTAATGCGGCATTTGCTACAGAGCAGAATATAAAATCTGCTATGAAGCGCATTCTTGGGCAAGCGATTTTTTCTCATCAAATAAAAGGGTATTCTTCTCTTGTACTCGATGAAAATTTGAATGTTCATTTTTCTTTAAAGGATATAGATGGTGATGAACTCGAAATAATGTTGTTTTACGGGCGGTAAAGTTTTTAAAAGAGGATAGTTTCGATGGTCAAATTCCTATTATTGGTAGGAAGTAGTTTATTTTGGATTCCAGTTCTTTTATTTATATTAATTTGTGTGCTATCTCTCATTGTTATAGTTTCTTTTATTTTATTGTTTATAAGTACAGTTTTTCTTTTGTGGCTTTTAAAGGTAATTTATAGGATTCAAATGGATATTTTTTTAGTTCGCCAGGAATTAATATCAGAAATAGGAAATGAATTAAATAATATTTCTTGGTGGAAATTAGGTAAGTTAACTTGGAAAAAATACAAAAAGAAAATGGAAATAGAAAAACTTGAAAGAAAACTTAAAGAAAATGAAAAGGAAATAGATTACGAATAATATTGAATCTGAAGAAGAACATTTCTTAAAAGCAATTGCTAAATGTCGCAATTGTTCTCATATTATGATGGCCCATTCCTTTTTATATGATGATACTGGAAAGTGTATTGATGCTCATATAGAAAAAGATGGCACTTATATTCAATGTAAATGCAGAAAATATGCTCCAGCAGATAATTTAAAATACTTAGAAAGCTTATATGATAAAAAACAAAAAAGGAAACGAAAGGGAAAGAAATGAAGAATGTTAAGAAAATTTGCATTTGTGGCCATTCAATTTTAACCCATATCCCAGAATATTTTATAAAAAGATCTTATGAAATTTCTGATTATATTCAAGATGCTTGTTATAAGTTTAATGGTGGGGGCATGGAATCTTTATGTATGTGTATGAAGTTCAAACAAGACAACTTAAAATATCTAGAGCATCTTTATGAGATTAAAAATGGAAAGTTTAAAACTGTATAAAGGTATAAGAACTGTCCTAGGATATAAAGCTGTAGTGTACGTAGACAGTCAGATTTTAGATCTTTGCCCTTCTAGAGAGATAAAAGATTATGCCCCCGATTGTGAATGGGGGTATTTCGGGCAAGGCCCGAGTCAGTTAAGTTTGGCTATTCTTTATGATGTAACTGGGGATAAAGATACTTCTCTTTTATACTGTCAGGATTTTAAACGAGATTATATTGCCCAATTTGATACAGATGGTTTCATATTGCTTGAGTTCCAAATAATACAATGGCTCGATCAAAAATTGCGAGATAATGAGGGGGCTTAATATGTCTAAAAAACTGTCTACTCGTAAAAAAGAAATAAAGAAAGAAGTTATCAGAAAAGATATCTTCCCTAAAACATATGAACTTCTTAGAGATCTTAAAGAATTGCTGCAAGATAAGGAAGAATACCGACCATGAATTCTAACAAATTACTTCTTGAAGAAGTACAGAAATTTATAACTCATGTGGCAGGATTACCTATTTGTGATAATAAAATAAAGATTATGGATACCCTTCTTGATCTTGAATGGAATTTAAGAGAAAAAGAAAATTTAGTAGAAGAAATGTTTGATAAACGAGAAGAACCGTGGTCTGAATAATATGAGAGAAAAATATCCACTAGTTAAATGCCCTAAATGTCAAGGATGCAAAACAATTTATGGAAGGAATGCTTCTGGAAATCCCGCTACTCTTCCCTGTGATCGTTGTATTAATAGTACAGGTGAAGTAGATTATGGTGGTTTAACAGAAGAGGAGAAAAATCCAAAACCAAAAATTCATTATAAAAGAGATGATATATGAAAAGTAAAGTAAAATGGATATCTTCAACAAAAGATGAAAGAATAGCATTCTTACGCTCCGCTATCTTGAGTGTTTGTGAGCCTCATGGAGCCCCTTGCGGGTGCTGTTTGTGTGAAGCTCTAATATTTGATTACATGGCATTAAAGGGCGAAATAAATCTTAAAACAGGGAAACGTAGAAATGACTAGACACTATATAGCTTTAGACGTTGAGGCAGGCGGTACAACAAATGACAAATCTATTCTTTCGGCTTATTTTATTGTCCTCGACGAAGATTTAAAGACTATTTATGGGGAATTGGATTTAAAGATTAAACCTAATGATGGTATATATCATGTTACAGCAGAAGCATTGAATATTAATAAAATTGATTTAGTACAGCATGACAAAGAAGCAGTTACCGAAGGGAAAGCTTCTACTTTATTGTATGAATTTTTAGAAAAGCATGCCCCACAAGGAAAAACTAAACTTACACCACTTGGTCATGGGATAGAACATGATATCTTGTTTATAAAAGAACATTTACTTAAGAATATTAACAAGTATGTTTCATATAGATACTTAGATACTGGGTGTGTTACCCAATTTCTTAAATTAACTGGAAAAGTTTCAAGAGATTTAGAAGGTTCTTTGGAAAAGATTGCAAATTATTTTGAGATATTTATACATACTTTGCATACTGCTAAAGATGACACTTGGTTAACAATAGAAATATTACGAAAGCTAGTAGAATTATAAAGGAGGCCCCACATGTTAGGACTTTTTGAATTAGAAGTAAATGGGCACACATTAATAAAATTAGGCAATGCAAATTTCTTTTCAAAAGAAACTCCTTGGGTTATGTTTGGTCTAAGGGCCCCAAATGTCTCTTTGCCATTTTTTAAAAGAAACTCTTTTGGAGAATGGGAACGAATGTTTGCAATTTCTTTTCCTACTATATTTCAAGTTTCCAAAATAGAAGATATTTCTTGGGAAGTACATTTACGAGTATTGGGATTTGGATTTTCTTTCCTTTGGCAATATGGTTATTAAGAACATTATTGATTATTTTCAAATTAGAGATATAAGAACAAGATCTGTTCTTGGCACTAAAGAAAAATATGGGGATTCTATTTTTGTTCCGGTAAGTGGGCAAGTTGAAGATTTTATTAAAAATTATAATGCTCTTATCAATTATGATATGGGGGAAGCCGTAGAGTTGTACGACCAAGATCTTAAGAAAGTAGATCACTTTGCTCTTTTGTATTCATTTAAAAAAGCTGATTACAATGCCTATATGCAAAAACAAGAATACAGAGTGTTAGAGGCAGCCCTTTCTAATTTAGATACATTAGAATTGATTAATCAGTACAATCATCTTAATGAGAAAAAAGAAAGTTAAACGAGTTGTTCGTAAATTTAGATTCTTAAAAGATGAAAGAAAAAATACTCTTTTGAATTTTCGAAATAATACACGAGTAAAAGGATGTTATTTCTCTGTTCGATTTGTTCCTCCAAGCCCTTTTTATTTTGGGCATAAATCAAGAGAATGTATTGTTGTTCCTGTGCGGTACAAAAATAAATTTCAAATAGGAG